TGGAACTAGTTCTTGTCCTGGTTGTTGAGCTGGTTGTGGAACTAGTTCTTGTCCTGGTTGTTGAGCTGGTTGTGGAACTAGTTCTTGTCCTGGTTGTTGAGCTGGTTGTGGAACTAGTTCTTGTCCTGGTTGTTGAGCTGGTTGTGGAACTAGTTCTTGTCCTAATGAAACATCTATATCAACATTTTTTAATGCTTTTTTTTGTTTTTCTATTATTTCTTCAAGATTTTTAATAACTTCTTCAGCCTTTTGTGCTCTTTTAATTGCTTCTTCAGAAATAATTTCTAATTTAGCAACTTCAACTTCTAATTCATCTTTTGATTTTGGGTCTTCAAATTGGTGATATTTAAGACCTTTTTTTAGTAAATTCAATTCAAATTGTAATGCTTGAAATGCTTTTGATGCAGCAGCTTTTGCTAATTCAGCTTCGACTTGTTCTCTTAAAGCTGTTTGTCTAGCAAGATTAGCTTGAACTAAAGCTTCTTCAGCTTCTCGTTTACCTTCATCAGCTCTCATTTGAGCTTTTTCTAATACTTCATTTAATTTATCTAATTTTTTTTGAGCTTCTTCAGCCGCTATTTTTTTCATCATTTCTTTTTGTTTAGCAACTGCCGCTTCTTGTTCTTCCGTTACTACTTCTTCCTTTTTTTGTAATGCTATATTCCATAAATTATAGTCATTTGAAAATCCTTCAATTTGGTGGGAGTGTTTTTTTGACTTAGTAAACATGTCATTAAATATACTCATTATATATATAATATAGATAATTAAATTAAATTTTTTTTTTTTTACATTATTAAAGTGTTTAATTCTCTTTCTAATGAATTTAATTTAGTTTCATTTTTTTTATACACTTTTTTAACTAAATCTATTTCTAACGGTGGTAAATTAGGTATACCCATCCAATATTTTTTTTTATTAATAAAATCTTGATCAAATTTTGATGGATATAAATGTGATAACTCTGAATAATAATTACTCATTAAATGTGCTAAACATTTTGGTAATAAATATGATGATTCTTTTGGCAAAACACATAGTAATTGCTGATATGGCAATAAAGGTTTACCTAATTCAAATTTAATATCCTTAAAATTAATTTTATGTTTACTAATATCTTGTAAAAATGGAGGATGATCATATGGAAAATACCAATTCCATGAAGGACATTTATCAAAATAATATTCTGTTACCCATTTAAGTCCTGTCAAATAGTGTTTAACCATATTTTTGCTATAACTATCTATTTCATTTGACTCAACCTGAAAATAATGTTTGTAATATCTTTCTTTCCATTCTTCCATTGTATCTTTCCCTAATAAAACCGGATCTTTAATTTTAAATCTAAGATTTTCTATTCTATGAATTTCTTTGTCACAAGGGTCGGTTGATTTACACCCAAAAAACTTTTTATGAGTTCCCGCATTTTCTTTTAATATTTGTTCTTCGTCTAATGCTATTTCATCTATAAAAATATTAAAAATCTTTTGATTTATTTTTTCTTTTGCATTAGTATTAATTATATATTCAACTTTGAAAATATCATTATAATTATTTACTAAAACATCAACATATTTTTCAATTAGGTAATCTACTGCTCCCTCATAAATATCTAGTGATGGTAAATGAGGTAAAAAATCATTACCCATCAAATAACAAATAAAAATAAAATCATCAATAATACGATTCTCTTTTAATTCATTCATTAATAGTAAAGAATTTTCTTCATTATAATCATCATTAGTTTCAATCATATGCTTTATTTTTTCAACTATGGATTGTCTCATAATACCTATTGAAACAAAATTTAAAGCATCTTTATCAGCCTTTCTATCAAATTGTTGTGCTTCTCTTAATAAAAATGTATTTTTTAGTCCTGTTGATAAGGTTAAAAAGATTAAATCAGCATCAAGACCATACATTACATATTTGTAATTTAGTTTATTTCTTTTGTTTTTTCTAATAAATTGTAATAATTTGTGTTCACCTTCACTTGGTTCATTACAAGATGAATATATTATTTCCATATTGTGTTTTTTAGAATATTCTTTTGACCAAGTATTAATGTAATTATGTAATGCTCTCATAAATGTTGTTCCTGGTGTAATTGCTGAATTATTCCAAAATAACGGAATATCCTTTTCATGCTTCTTTTTAATATTATCCCATAATTTTTTATCATCAACTGATTTGAATCTTCTACTTCTTTGTTGTTTAATTTTAGCAACAGGTGCGACACCGTCAATAGCTAAGTAAATTCCTTTTTTTGGTTTAACGTGATTTATTAATTTTTCTATATATTCAATTACATTTATTCTCATTTTCCTTTCTAATTTTAAAATATCTTTTTGATTTGGATTATCTGCTAAAGTTTTAAAACATACTGGATGAATTAAACAATTCGCATCTAATAATAAATAATCTAAATTATTAACTTGTTTTAATAATGCTTTATCATTATCCTTATTTAAATTTGATTTACTAAAAACAAAATTAGTGTTTTTATAATTTTTCCATAGCCATAAAAAAAATCCTGGTACTCCCATCTTATTTATTAAATATAAGTATTCTTTATTTATTATTTTAAATTATCAACTTTTTATTAATATATTTAAACTAGTAAATTCAAATAATAAATATTTAAAAAAAATTATATTTAAAAATTTATATTTAAAAATTTATATTTAAAAATTTATATTTAAAAATGTTTAAAAATTTTCTATAGTTATATATATATAAATGGTAAATACTGATTTACTAGTTAAAATAGCAGTTGTTTCTGCTGTAGTCTCTGTAGTTTTAGCAATGGCATTAGGTGGTGATCGAACGGCTTATGTCGCGGATTTTTCTGCGTGGGAAACGGATTATATTAAGGGTAAAAAAATTGACGGACAGCCCATGAAGTCTACAGACATAACGCAAACGATGGTAGATAAAGACCTACCACTGATGCTTCAACTTAAACAAATCTTAGTTGTACAAAATGAGCAAACGATGGTTAACGTAGTTCTCCAAGTTGTTATTGGTGCCGCCGCTGCAGCAGTATCGACTGAATTATTAAAAGACGTTAAAATCGTTCAATAAATTAATTTATTAAAATAAATATATATTTATCTTTTTTAAAATAAATATATATAAAGATTTATAATTATTATTAATAATAATGGAAAACACTGAAAATAGAGTTGACGAGAATGTTGAAACTTTTGCGTTTCAAGCTGAAATATCACAATTGATGAGTCTAATCATTAATACTTTTTATAGTAATAAAGATATTTTTTTAAGAGAACTCGTATCAAATAGTTCTGATGCTTTGGATAAGTTAAGATATCAATCATTAACAGATAATTCTGTTTTAGATAGTGAAAGTAATTTACATATTCAACTGGTCCCAGATAAAGAAAATAAAGTTTTACATATTATTGATACAGGTCTAGGTATGACAAAATCTGATCTTGTAAATAATCTTGGTACTATTGCTAAATCAGGCACTAAAGGTTTTATGGAAGCATTATCAGCCGGTTCTGATGTTTCTATGATTGGTCAATTTGGTGTTGGGTTTTATTCAGCATTCCTTGTTGCTGATCGTGTGCAAGTTACTAGTAAACATAATGATGATGAATGTTATACTTGGGAGTCAACAGCGGGTGGGTCATTTACAATCTCCCCATCTGAAATGGCACTTTCACGTGGTACGTGTATTACTTTACATATGAAAGATGACCAACTTGATTATTTGGAAGAACATAGATTAAAAGATATTGTTACAAAACATTCACAATTTATTAATTATCCAATTCAACTACAGTGTCTAAAAGAACGTGAAGTAGAAGATATGGATGCTGAAGAAACTGTTGAAGAAGCATCTGGAGAAACACAAGTTGAAGAAACTGTTGAAGAAGCATCTGGAGAAACACAAGTTGAAGAAACTGTTGAAGAAGCTTCTGGAGAAACACAAGTTGAAGAAACTGTTGAAGAAGCATCTGGAGAAACACAAGTTGAAGAAACTGTTGAAGAAGCATCTGGAGAAACACAAGTTGAAGAAACTGTCGAAGAAGCTTCTGGAGAAACACAAGTTGAAGAAACTGTTGAAGAAGCTTCTGGAGAAACACAAGTTGAAGGAACTGTTGAAGAAGCTTCTGGAGAAACACAAGTTGAAGGAGTAGTTGAAGAAGTTGATGAAAGTAAATACGACGGTGTAGTAGAAAAAAAGATTAAAATGAAAAAAGAAAGTTATACTGAATTTGAAGAACTTAATAAAACAAAACCACTTTGGGTTAGAGATCCAAAAGACATTACTACCGAAGAGTATGCTAAATTTTATAAATCTATGTCAAATGATTGGGAAGATCATCTAGCGGTCAAACATTTTTCAGTAGAAGGAAATCTTGAGTTCAAATCACTTTTATTTGTTCCAAAACGAGCACCAATGGATTTATTTAGTAGTCCTACAGAAAAGAAAACATCAAATGTAAAACTATATGTTAGACGTGTTTTTATTACTGATGAATCTCAAGAACTAATTCCAAATTATCTTAGTTTTATTAAAGGAGTTGTTGATTCGCAAGATCTACCATTGAATATTTCAAGAGAAATGCTTCAACAATCAAGAATGCTTAAAGTAATTAGAAAGAATTTGGTTAAAAGATGTTTAGAAATGTTTTCAGAACTAGCAGAAGATGAAGAAAAATATAAAACATTTTATGAACAATTTTCAAAGAATATTAAACTTGGAATTCATGAAGATGCAGTTAATAAGAATAAACTTGCCGATTTGCTTAGATTCCATTCATCTAATAGTGATGATAATACTAGTCTAAAGGATTATGTAACTAGAATGAAGGATAATCAAAAAGATATTTATTTTATTACAGGTGAGAGTTTGGAAAATGTTTCAAATTCCACTTATGTTGAAGGAGTTACAAAACGTGGTCTTGAAGTTCTCTATATGACTGAACCTATTGATGAATATTGTATTCAATCACTAAAAGAATACGATGGAAAGAAACTTGTATCTATTACGAAGGAAGGTCTTGAATTACCAGAAGAGGATTCAGAAAAAGAAACATTTGAACAAGTTAAAAAGGATCATGAAGAAGTATGTTTAAAAATTAAAGAAATGTTAAAAGGTCGTGTAGAAAATGTTGTTGTTTCAAACAGAATGGTAAATGATCCATTTAGTGTTGTTACTAGTCAACACGGTTGGAGTGCTAATATGGAAAGAATTATGAAAGCACAGGCACTTGGTGATAAAAATAGTATGTCATATATGATGAGTAAAAAGATTTTGGAAATTAATCATACTAATAAAATTATTCAATCAATTAGAACTCGTATTTCTAATGAAGATGAACAAAAGAGTTTAGAAAGTCTAGTTACATTACTATATGATACTGCTTTACTAAATGCTGGATTTACTCTTGAAGCTCCAAAAGAATTTTCAATAAGAATGCATCAAATGGTTATGATGGGATTGGGATTGGAAGTAGACGAAGTAGACGAACATGTAGAAGAACTTGTAGAGGAAAATAGTAATTTAGAATCAATTGAAGAAAATAATGAGGAAGAAGAAATGGAACATGTTGATTAAATTTATATTATAGTTTAAATATATGGACTTGTATTTTGATAGAAATAAGAAAGATAAAATTATTAATACCGCATTAAAAAGTTTAGAATTATGTTTAAAAAAATATTATAGTGGATATACTATTAATAAGTATGGTAAATTAAATAAAAAAAATAATATTAACATACATTTTGGTATATTTAGCAAATCAAATACAAAATTTAGGAAAATACTTGATAAAAAATATAAATTTAGTATAATTGCCGAACAAGGTTTTATAAATAGACAAAAATATTTTTCGTTAGGAGTAAATTGTGTAGCAGGTCTTTCACAGCGATTACCTCAAAATTGTCCTGATGATAGATTAAAAATGCTAAATATAGATATCAAAGATTTAAAAATAAATAAAAGCGGATATATTTTATTTTGTGCGCAATTACCGTGGGATAGTCAAGTAAAAAGTGTAAATTATATAGAGTGGGTTTATAATATATTAAAGATTTTAACAAAAACTAAAAAAAAAATATTATTTAGATACCACCCTTTATATTTAAAAAAAAAACACAAAAATAAATTTAAAATACCAAATTCAGTACAAATTGATCAAAATAAAATTCTTAACGATAGTTTAAAAAATGCGTACTGTGTAATATCTTTTAATTCTAATTCTTTAGTTGATAGTATTATTCAAGGAGTGCCAATTATTGCTTGTCATAAAATGTCTGTTGTCTATAATATTTCAACTAAAAATATAAATGGTGATAAGTATAATATAAAAAATTTATATATTCCAGATAAAAAAGATATAATACAAACTTTATCAAATATAAGTTATATGCAATACAATTTAGAAGAATTAAAAAATAATACAGCTTTATCATTTATAAAAAATTTAATTTAATATTTTAAGATTTTTTTCTATGTTGTATAAAGAAATAAATTTAAAATCTATCAGATCTTTATATACTGAATTAAATAAATATACAGAAAATTTTAGCATTCTTTGTATAACCAATTATAAAAATAAAAAACAAAGTTATAAGTATAAAATATATGATAATATATATTTTTTAGAATTATTCACATTATCTTTTAGTAAAGGTATCCAATTTCAAAATAAATTAGATGATATATTTTTACAGAAAATCATTTTTGATAAATTTAATTTTGAAATTAAATCATTATAATCTTTCAACAAAAAATATAAATGATGATAAGTATAATATAAAAAATCTATATATATATAATTAATATATTACATGACATCTGATAAAAAACAGCATAATCTATTGACATCGCGTGATATAATTTTTTCTCAATTGAGAAAAGATAGCAAACTTCATAAAGTTATAAACACAAAAAAAACAGAAAAAATTATGAATAATACTTATGATATTTATAAGGTATCTACATTTTCAAAAAATAAATCTAATACACCCAGTAAATCTTACAAAGAATATTTTATTTCTTATCAAAATTCTTTTGAGTTTCATAGAAAGTATAATACTAAACTGTCTATGGAAATTCTTAATAATACTAAAAAAGATCTACTAGAGTTTATTGTTAAATCTAAATAAAAGTTAAATCCAGCCAGTCAGTTAAAATTTAAGTTGTCTTATTTAATTTAATTATCATATTGTATTTAAATTCAATATGATAATTAAATCTATTTTATTATAATTATGTCAAACGACTCTATTAAACTATTAGATATAGATGCTTTAAATTCAAAATTAAATAAAATAATTAATACAATGGATAGACTTGATTTAAATATAGAATTGATACATAAAAAAATCATTGACATTAATAAAATTTATATGCGGTTTGAATTAAATATTACATTACCATTAAAAAAAACAAATACATATTTAAAATTTCAAATAGATTTATTAAATACAGAAAAAAGATATTATAAAAACATTAAAAAAATTATTTTAGAAAAAATTTCATCTGAAATATACGAAATCGCCAAATTTAGTGTTCTAATATTAGCATCTTTAAATGATATAAATATAGAAAAAAAAATAGAAAAAAATAATATTTTAAATAAAATAGTTAAAATAAATAAAATAAATAAGACGGACTATAATAATATACTTGTTTTAATAAATTCAACAATAAAAAATTTAAATTTAATTGACAAATTTTTAAAATTAATTGATAACTATATAGATGAAGAACTGGACAATTCAAGTAAAAAAAATTACCATACTACCAATTTAAAAGTATCATTACAGAATAAAAAAAATCACATTGACTTAGAATATAAAAAATACTGTGAACAATTAAATGAATTAATTGATTATTTTATGAATTGTTCTAATTCGGTATTATCACAATTAGAAAAACAAGATATATTTAAATTTTTTGTTAATAAAAATAATTAATTTAAATATTTAAAAGATAAGTTTTATTTAATTATAAATGGGTCTTAAAAAAAAATTAATAAAAAGAAATTATTGGAAAGAAGAAGAAGAACAATTACTAAAAGGTTGGGCTGATAAATCTCAATGTTATCAATGGATGCATTTAAGAGCAAGACAAATATACCAACGAAAAAATGCGTGGTATACAATACCGGTTATTGTAATTTCTACTATTTCAGGTACGGCAAATTTTGCTCAAGAAAGATTCAATGATGATTTAAAACCAACTGTAGCAATGATAATTGGTTCAATGTCACTTATAGCAGGAATAATAACAACAGTATCACAATTTTTAAAAGTATCTGAATTAAATGAATCACATCGTGTAGCATCTTTGTCTTGGGGTAAATTTTATAGAGATATTAATGCTGAATTAATACGTCATCCTTTGGATAGAATGCCTCCAGATCAATTTATGAAATATTGTAAGGAAGAATACAATAGATTAGTTGAGATTTCTCCATTTATTCCTAAAAAGCTATTAAAGTTATTTAATAAAAAGTTTAAAAAGAATAATACCATAATTAAACCTGAAATATGTGATAATATAGAATCAACCGGAATATATATAATGAAAAATAATGAAAGAGAAGAAATGATCGAAGAATTAAATAGAGAAGTTAAATTAACAAATAATGTACTTGAAAAAAAATTAATAGAAAAGGAAAACAAAATAGAACATTTCAGAGAAAGTTTTTATACAGTAAATAGAAGATATCCTAATGATAAAGAAATTCAAAAAAATCTAAAATTATTGGGAGAAAATGATGATGAGCCTGATGATAAAATAGAGTCGGAAACTGAAAATACAGATTCAGAGACAGACGATAATCTAAATAATAATAACAAGGAATATGATTTATGCGGATTAGATATAGGAAGTGATGATGTATTTAAGATTAATGATAATCAAGATAATAATAATTCAAATAATTCAGAAACAATAGTTTAAAAAATTATAGGTATAATATATTAATGAATAAAACAATTTGTAAAAATCTATTTTCTTTGTTAGAAGATAGGACTCTAGAAGAAAAATAGATAAAAGGTGGCATTTATTACATAAACAAATGTATCAACGTATTGGAACAGACTTTAGCCAATATGAAATTTATAAATTAAATTATATATTCTAACTTACTTTAATGCACTCAAAACATGGTATTAATTTATTAATAAATGATTTAGAAAAAAAAATAACAGACACGGAGGAAGAATTAAAACATAAAGATGAAGAAATAAAACAAATTAAAGAATATTACAAAATACAAATGATAAATTTAAATAAGGAAGCAAAACAACTTTTAGAGAATATATCACAAATTGTAATAAATTCTAATAATATAAAAATGGAAAATACTAATCTTAAAAATAAAATTGAAAATTTAAAAATTATCTATGAACAAAATATAATTGATTATAGAAAAGCAAGTCTAGAAATGATAGATAGTGAATGTAATAAAAGAATTGGAGATATTATAAAATATAATTACTTGGTACCAAAACGTAATTATTTACAATAATTTTTTTATTTTTTTTTTAAAAGTTTATTTATATCATTTATTATTTTATTTGACGCTGTAAATTCATTATAATCTAAGTTATTAAAAAAATATTTAAGAATATTATTTACATTTTCTTTGTTTCTTATATTTTCATTATTCATATATTCTTTCATATAATAATTTATATTATTAAAATCATTTAAACTTGTAATATTAAAATTAAATTTATCTAATAAATATGGGTCATATTTATTTTTATTTTCGGAGTTCCATAAATTTATACTACAATTTTTTGGATTATTTGATAACTCTTTAATATCATCAACTGAAGAAAAAAATAATGAATTTATATTTGAAGCAATTGCTTCTATTGTAACTGTTGATTTATTAGGACATATTAATAAATCACACAAACTCATATATTCGTATATATTTGCATTATCACCAATTATAATATTATTTTTTATAAAATCATCTGATTTATTCCATATTTTTGTAATGTTTTCTTTATTTGATATAATTCTTTTTATATACTCTAGTCTCCCTCTTGGATGAAATACTACAACCAAATTATAATTATTTATATAACAACAATCTATAATTTTTTCAAAATATATTTCATTAAATTCTCGTCTTGTTGTATATAAAACGCATTTATTATTATTATTCAAATTAAATTTTTCTTTTAGTTCTTCATTTGTAAAATTTTTTTTTAAATAATATATATAATCAATTGAAGGTAAGGAAGGTATTGAAAAAATATTCTTATTATCTTTATATTGTAAATTTCTTGATAAAATTTCGTTATAACACCAATGAATTATATATTTTTCTTTTAAAAAAACACCAGGTGTGTGTTGAGGATATAATCCGTGATGATAATATCCAATTAATAAGTTTTTAAAATTTGTATGAATATTTTTTATAAAATTTAAATCATAAGTATTAAAAAATATTAAAATATCTGGTTTTTTTTTTTTAATATATTTATTTATGTATTTCTCCTTTGATTTTATATTTTTGTTTAAGGATTCAATAATACATTTGTAATATATTATATCTTTTCTTTTTTCAAAAATTTTAAATATTCCATTTCTTTTAATATCTGAAGAGAAAAATAATATTTTCATTATATATATAACTAATAAAAAATTAAAAAAAATAGACTATTTTAAGAAATAATATTATATCCAAAAAATTTTAATAATTTTAATAATTTTTTATTCTTTTTTAATATCTTATTCTTTTTTCTTTTTTGATAATTAAATCAACTTTCTTTGAATGTACTTCATTATAAATTAAATCACCTAATTCAGGAATTTCATTTATAATTTTTGATTTAACTTTATCTATGTCGTTACAAAAATCTTCATAATTTATAACAATTGTATTTTTTAAATTTTCAATATTAAATTTTTGATATTTAGCAAATTTAACCCATTGATTAGCATTATATCTTGTTGAATAAGGATTACAAATAGAAATAATAAAATATACTTTCCCTAATTTTGAAAAATATTCTTCAAACTGTTTTGCTCTACAAATTGTAGGTGGTGATTTTTATACAACCATTGTGACTCCCCACTTTTTGTAGCTACATCTAAAAATGAAGACACAATTGAACTACTATTTAATAAGTGTACAATTATAGTAGAACCTTGAAAAGGTGGACATAAAATAAATATATATATTTTTTTCATTATATATATATTTATCTATGTTATTTATTTTTATAATTAATTATAAGAATAATAATTTAGGTAGTTTTATTAAATATCAACTTAAAAAAACACATAAAATGGGCAATGGTATATTTGCTACTAGTAATATATCAGAAGGAGAAATAATTGAATCGTGTCCATATATTAAATTAAAAGCAAAAAAAATACAATCAATACGGTATTGATAATTATGTATTTAGGACATACGATAATAAATTCGCATTATCATTAGGATATTGTGGTGTGTATAATCATTCGGAAAATAATAATTGTTATGTAGAATATATAGGAGATAAATTGGTAATGAAAAGTAATCGTAATATATATAAGGGAGAACAATTATTTATTAATTATGGAAAACATTGGTGTAATAACAAAAAGGTAAAAAAAATATAACTTAATCTAATATATATATGTTAATATTAACAATATTCATTATTTTTTTAACTTATTGTGGAATTAATTTTTATAATTTAAGTACGAAAAAAAAAATACATTATATACAGTTTTAATGATTAATAACCCAAAAGAAAAAAAAGAAAGTAAATTAATAACCTTGTTTAGAATGAATTTAAATATTTCTAATGGTAAAATTTATCAAGGATTCATAGCAATATATCCAACAAATCCTATATTTATTGAATTAATTAATCATTTTTATAATACTAAATACCAAACAAAATATCATTTTTCTCTCTCAAGATTTTATGATCTTATAAGAAATGAAACAAAACATAAATTAGTTGAAGGTATGAACAAAACAAACAAATATGGAAATATAATTTTATTTTCTGAGTATAATAAAAAGTTAAAAAATGACGAAGATATAGATATTAAAAATGGTTATTGGAAAGTATTTAATAATAAAGAACTTTTATTTAAAACTAGGTATAATAGTTATCCTTGGTAGTAAAAATAAAACGCATACTTTAAATATATAATATAGTTATTATTAATGAATAATATAACAAATTTACATAATAATATATATATTACTATGGATAACATAGAAGATATACAAAAAGAGTTATTTGATTTACTTAAAAAGAACAATAATGAAATAAACTATTTAAAATTTAAAAATAAAATTTTAGAAAAACAGTTATTTAAACTAAAAAAATATATTTTAATGGAATACAATAATATTTCTGTATAGGTTTAATGAAAGCACACATCGGATATAATAAATTAATAACTTTTTTAGAAAGTGAAATAGAAAAAAAAGATAATATTATTTTGAAATTAGAAAAAGAAATGAATAATATAAAGTTATTTAATTTTGTAGAACTTGAACAATTAAATAATGAAATGGATGAAACAATTGATGATATGGAACAATTATTTAAAAATTATATAGAATTAGAAAAGGAAAATTTAATATTAACGGATAAACTTAATAACTTAAAACAAAAATAATTATTAATATTAATGGATTTGCTTTTTTCAAAAGAAGAAAATGATAAGATTACTCAATTATCTGATGAAGAATATTTAAATAGTCTCACGCGAGATACTAAAAGATTATTACAAAATATTTTTAAAATAGTAACAACCATAAAAATGTTACAAAAAAAATTAGAACTTCAAGAGTTAAAACATCAAAATGAAATAAATAATATACGTATGGAATATGAAGACAAGATGGCACAATTAACATAAAACAAAAATGAATTATATTCTATTTAAACATAAAATTATATTATATTTAAATGGAAAAAATAAAACGTAAACCAAATCCAGGATTTATGGCTTTTCAAAAAGTTAAAAAACATATTTCTGAACAATTAGAAATTCCTAATTCAGTTGTTGCCGGACAAATAGGAAGTTCTATTTTAAATGTTATTAAAGAAAAAGAACCAAACCTAGACCCGAATGCTAGATCTAGTAAAGCTATGGAAGATTTTGATAATAATATGGCTAAATATAAAAAACTTTCTGTTAAATATACAAAAGAAAATGAAAATAAAAAACTTCTTAAAAAAGCAGAAACTGTTAAAAAACAAGAAGGGGGGGGTGATGTAGAACCAGAAAAAAAAGTCAAGAAAAAACGTAAACCAAGTCCAGGATTTATGGCATTCCAAAAACTAAAAAAACATATTGCTGTAACTTTAGAAATCCCAAATTCTGTTATTCCTGCTAAAGTTGGTGGCGATGTTTTAGCAGTGGTTAAAAAAGAGGATTCTGAAATAGATTCAGTTAAGGCTGCGGAATTAGCAATAGAAGAGTTTAATAATAATGAAGATAAATATAGAAAATTAGCTGATAAATATCAAAAAGAGAAAGATGATAAAAAAAAATAATTATAACATGATAAATATTAAATATTAAAATTCATCAATTTTACTATTTATTAAAGTACCAAATTTTTCTCCTTTTGTTTTTATAATTTCATATAGAATGTTATCTTCTAAAATATAATCATTATTCTTATAATTTATTATTATTTGTTTAGTATCTCTTTCCTTATTATATATAGGTGTATTATTTGTAGGTGTATTATTTATAGATTCAAATTGATTTCTATCTACTATTCTTATATTTCTTGCCCGTTTTTTGTTAATAGTATAATTATAATTAAATGTTCCACGATGTGAAGAATTTTGTTCCGAATGATTATCATCTAGTTTAAAATATTTATTATCTTCAAAAAATAAATCTCTTATTTTTAATGTATTTGTGTTTACAGTTATAACTTTAGCATATTTAACTCCTTCTGTTCTTGTTGTGTAACTAACTACATCACCAACCAAAATATTATGAGGTCCTGCTCTTTCAGTAACTGTGGGTGATTTTTGTTTGTTTATTAATGTTTTATATGTATTCATTATTTATAATAAAGTGTATATATTTAAATAAAGTAAATTCAATAATTATTTCATCAGTGAGTACTTAAAGATATAAATATAATATTTATTAATAAAATGTTAACTTTCGGTTTACCTGGAAAATTATGTTTTAAACAGAATGTTAATATTTTTTGTTGTAAAACTTTAGATAGTATTGTATTATTAAACTTAATAGATAATAACAAAATTATTATACCTAACTACCAAAGAGAAATAGATATTAAAAAAATAAATTGTATTGTAGAACATTATTTAGAACGACAAAAATATAATGAAAATATTTTTCATCATAGTGAATTTAAATTAGCATCTATACAAATAGATAAAAAATGGTATAATTATTTAGTAGACGGTCAGCATAGATTACAAGCTTTAAAAATATTAATTGAACAAAAAAATATTATAGGAGATATTAGATTAACACATAAACATTGTAATAATTTAGATGAATGTATTAAATATTTTGGAGAAATAAATATTAATTCTAATATAGAACCTATTTATAAAGATTTACAAGAACCATTTAATAGAAAATTAATTTATGAAATAAAAAAAGAGTTAAAATGTAATTATGAAAATGGTTTTAGTAAACAGAAAAATAATAAAAAATATTGGCATTTAGATGAATTTCTATCTGAATTATCCATAGATAAATTAAAAAATACAATATATATTGATAGTAATAATCAATTAAATACCAAATTATTATTAAAAAATATAGTACAATTAAATCAAAAAATAAAAGATACAATAGATTTAAATAATTTTTCTGTTTATACTAAAAAAAAATTAGAAGAAACTGATATTTATTTTACTCTTAAATTTGTTAATTTTTTTGAATGTTTATTAAATCTTGAAATTAAATTAAATATAAAAACAGAAAACAAAAGTAAAAAAAAGAAAAAAATACCAAAAAATATTAGAATATTAACTTGGGATAAAAGATTTCCAAATAAAAGAACTGGAAAATGTTTTTGTTGTGGGAAAAATAAAATAGATATAACAGAATTTCATGTAGGACATATAATACCAGAATCAAAAGGTGGTTCAAATAATATTGATAATTTAGAACCTATTTGTGTTCATTGTAATTTATCAATGGGGAATAAAAATATGAACGATTTTAAAAATACATATTTTCCAAAAAAAGAACAAGATAGTTTTGTAATTTAAACATGTGACTTAAAAAATAATATTAATAGTAATATAATGAGTCATAAAAAATGGGACGATGTAGAAGAAACACAATTACTTGAAGAAATTAAAAATAATATTAATATTGAATTAATTGCAAAAAAACATAATAGAACAATTGGTGCTATTAAATCAAGAGTAGATAAAATAGCTTTAACATTATATAAAAAAAATTATGATATAGAATCAATATGTAACATTACAAAATTACAAAAAGATAGTCTTAATAATATTATTGGCAAAAATATAAAATTTATTGGTGATATTTCATATGATTCTCATAATTTTAATTTAGAAAATGAAATTACATATCTTAAAAAAGAGTTATTATCTATAAAAAAATCGTTAGCATTAATGTTTTATATTATAAAAAACAAGAATAATGATGTAAATTTATAACTAATCCTTAAAAATTTAAAAGATAAAAATATTGAATTTACTTTATTTAAATATAATATCAATATTATATTTAATGGATAATTCTATAAATTTATATGAACATTATTCAAAAGAATTTGAAATTTTTGCTGAAAAATTTAATCAACATAAAATGGACTTAAGTAAGATTATTTTTGCTGAAAAATTTAATCAACATAAAATGGACTTAAGTAAGATTATTCCTGATGAAAATACATTAAAACAACTCTTAGCAGTTCGAAAAGATTACTGTCAATTATCGCCAGAAATAAATGAATTATTAATTAAATATAGTGACGAAGATTTACAAAGATACTTGGATTATATAAAAAATTATATTGAAAAAAAATTTATGGATAATAAATCAAATGATTATATAAAAAAAAAACTTTTTGATAATATACCTCCATTAGAATTTAATGATATTTATAGTGTATTATTAAATGACCTAATTAGTAAAGATTTTATTAGTAATGTAATTGAATATACAAATACAAAACCTAAAATAGAAAATTATGTACCTAGACCTAATCAACAAGAAGCATTTGATAGACTAGAAAAGAATGGATTAGAAACTGGTATACATTGTCAAGCAACAGGTTGTGGTAAAAGTTATATAATATTATACTATATTGATTATTGTATAAGAAAATTTAAAAATAATTGTAGAATAATATTATTTACAGAAAGAATTAATATATTGGTAGATTTATTTGGATTATCTAAGAATAATAAATCTGGTAATAATGAAAAAATACAATTTTGGAAAGATAATAATATAGCAAATTTAAAAAATCTTGACATTTTAAATGTAGTTAATCATAAAGATCGTTCTTGGCCTATTTATTTGAATGAATCAAATAAACCAACTTTAATTTTAATAAATAGAGCATATTTAACAACAAGTAATTATGAACTAATAAATAATGTAAGTTTAGTATTACACGATGAATGTCACAATGCAACAAGTAAGAAGTGTAATAATTTTTTAGAACTTTTCAAAAATAAAACAACATTGGTTGGATTTAGTGCTACTCCTTTAAGAACTGGTAAAGATGAATTAGAAGAATTGTGTAAAATTTATGGGGATGAAAATAATAAATTAAACTTATTAACAAATTATAATTTACTATTTTCAATGGATAAAAAATTAATTCTTTATCCTGAGTTTTATTGGTATGAATTAAAAGATAATATAAAAATGATTGATGAATTTAAAATTATTTTTAAATTATTAAAAAATGTAATACCTCATTTACCATATAAAAAAATAGTGGCATGGTGCGGTACTATTAATAGAACTAAAAAATGGAAAAAGATATTTGAAGATAATAGTTTACTATTACCAGAATTTAAATTTTTTCTTGATACAAGTCAAAATACAAATGATGATTATGAAAAATATTATAAAACAAAAGGCAATAGTATTTTATTTTGTGCTAGTAAACATAAAGAAGGTAGTGATATACCATATTTGGATGCTTGTATGTTTTTAGATAAAGTAAAAAATAGAGGTTCTATTCCATTTATACAAAGTATTGGTAGAGTTTTAAGAAAAGAAAATAATACAAATAGTAAAAAACTAAAAGGTATAATTATTGAAGGATTACACTATAAAAAAGATTATGAAAAAGAAGTATTAGAAAAAATAATTAAATATTATTTCATTTTAAATAATGTATGTGATGATGATAATACTAAAAAACATCAATTTGAAGAATTGAATAAAAGAATAAATATTGATAGTGATAATAAACAAATACTTTTAAAATTAAACACAAATGTATTAAAAATTAAAATATGTTCTTCTAAATGGAATACACTTGTTAAAAAACTAATGCCATTACTTAGTAAAAAAATTAAAATAGTTGAAAATAATATTTTACATAAAAAATTAAAAACACCATATGAAGATATAGAGTTTAAATTTTCAAAAATTAACGAATGTATTATAAATAATAAAGATTGTATACATAAATCTTATAAAGGTATTATTGATTATATTTATGAAATATTAAATGATTTATCACAGATTAAAAAAAATAGTATTATGAATATTAAAAAAGAAAAATTTGAAGATAAAGGATTCAAATATAATAAAAAATTAAATATTAGTATTCAAGGTGTAGATTCAAATACCGCTTTTAAAGAAATTTATAATCAATGTAAAAATAATAACCTTAAAATGATGCTGTGTATTAAATTAAACAATAATAATAATATTACTTCATTTACTTTATAAAATACCTAAAGATATAAATTTAATATTAATTAGAAAATGAATAAACTAGACACTTATCTTATTAATTTAGATACATTGAAAAAAAATAATTATATTATTAAATCTGAAATATTAGAAAGATATAAAGAATTTGATTATGAGGATGAAGGTGATATGGAATTAGATTTAGATTTACTACTAAGTGTTAAATATAAAAATATTCAAGTATCTGAATGTAAAAAAGAAAGAATGGAACAACAAAAATTTAGAAAAGAATTACTAAAAGTTTATCCAAATTGTATTGTTACTATGAATAACTGTGATACAGAATTAGATGCAGCACATATTAAACCTCATTCAGAAGGAGGCAGATATCATATAAATAATGGTTTAATTCTAAGTACAAATCTTCATAGAACTTTTGATAAATATCTATGGTCTATAAATCCAGATACATTACAAATTGAATGTAATGAAAATAGAAATACAGGTAGTATAAAAATGCATGAAAATAAGAAAATTAATTTAAAATTAACACAAAAATTAAAAGAAAATTTACAATATCATTATGATAATTTTAAAAATAGTTGAATATTCTAATCATTAAAATATATAGTATATACTTTAATGGAACAGATTAAATATTTAAAACAATATAATACTGATACTTTTGGTCCTTGGGGATTACAAAGTTTTACATTAGATATTAATACACCTTTTCAAGAAGTATTAAAATTTACAATTAGTAAAAAAGCACATTTAATAATAAAACCATCTTGTGGTAATTATTGGTATATTAAAGGTATGAAAGAAACAAGTATGTTTACACAGATAGAATATCATATTGAAAATAATAAACAAAATAATCATAAACCTAAAAGTACATTATGGTTGATAGATTATATTTAAAAGTATTATTATAATCATATTACTTTATAATCATATTACAAAAAGAATTATTAAACAAACTTTTTCTTATAATAAATTTTTATATTTAACCGCTTATAAAATCCAACAATTTTGGTTCAAGCATACATTGATACGTAATAGGAAAGAAATTTATAAATAAGAAATTTGCTGAATGCTTTGCATAATAATTAAAATTGAATCATTAAATTATTATTATTTATTTAAATAATATTAAAATGTCTCGAGCAAAAAGAACAAAAGAATTTAGGAATTTTCTTGAAGTACAATGGACTGATAAATATTGGTCATTCGTTCTAGATAATACAGATAAACCTTGTGATTGGTGTGGTATATCTAGAAACCCAAATATAACTTGGGATATAATAAGAGATAATCCAGATAAACATTGGGATTGGGGGGATATATCTAGAAATCCAAATATAACTGTGGATATGATAAGAGCTAATCCAGACAAACCTTGGGAGTGGGAAGGTGTATCGTATAACCCAAATATAACTTGGGATATAATAAAAGATAATCCAGATAAACCTTGGGATTGGCTTACTCTATCTTATAATTCAAATATAACTATGGATATTATAAAAGATAATCCAGATAAACCTTGGGATTGGTGGTATATATCAGAGAACCCAAATATAACTATGGATATTATAAAAGATAATCCAGATAAACCTTGGGATTGGTGGTATATATCAGAGAACCCAAATATAACTATGGATATAATAAAAGCTAATACATATAAACCGTGGAATTGGGGGGCTATATCTAGAAATCCAAATATAACTATGGATATAATAAACAATAATCCAGAAGAACAGTGGAATTGGTTATCTATATCTAAAAACCCAAATATAACTTGCGATATAATAAGAGACAATCCAGATAAACCTTGGAATTGGGATTTGATATCGTACAATCCAAATATAACTTGCGATATAATAAGAGACAATCCAGATAAACCTTGGAATTGGAATGCTATATCTAGAAACCCAAATATAACTATGGATATAATAAGAGATAATCCAGATAAACCTTTGGATTGGGGTTGGATATCTAGAAACCCAAATATAACTATAGATATAATAAAAGATAATCCAGATAAACCTTGGGATTGGGGTTGGATATCTAGAAACCCAAATATAACTATAGATATAATAAGAGATAATCCAGATAAACCTTGGGATTGGCGTGGTATATCTAGCAATTCAAATATAACTATGGATATAATAAGCGATAATCCAGATAAACCTTGGGATTGGGGTTGGATATCTATAAATCCAAATATAACTTGGGATATAATAAGAGATAATCCAGATAAATCATGGAATTGGTGTTATATATCTCAGAACCCAAGTATAACTATGGATATAATAAAAGATAATCCAGATAAACCTTGGTATTGGCAGTATATATCTAAAAATACATTCCAAAAAGAAAAACAGTTATTTTTAGAGAATGCTTATAAGAAATATATAGCAGCTTATAAAATCCAACAATTTTGGTTCAAGCATACTTTGTCTCCAGAATACGTAATAGGAAGAAAGTTTATAAATAAGAAATTTGATGAATGCTTTGCATAATAATTAAAATTGAATCATTAAATTATTATTATTTATTTAAATAATATTAAAATGTCTCGAGCAAAAAGAACAAAAGAATTTAGGAATTTTCTTGAAGTACAATGGACTGATAAATATTGGTCATTCGTTCTAGATAATCAAGATAAACAGTGGTATTGGAAGCATATATCTCAGAATCCAAATATACCTTGGTATATAATAAGAGATAATCCAGATAAACCTTGGAATTGGCGGGATATATCTAGAAATCCAAATATAACTGTGGATATAATAAAAGATAATCCAGACAAACCTTGGGATTGGGAAGGTGTATCGTATAACCCAAATATAACTTGGGATATAATAAAAGATAATCCAGATAAACCTTGGGATTGGTTTGCTATATCTTATAATTCAAATATAACTATGGATATAATAAAAGATAATCCAGATAAACCTTGGAATTGGGAGTTGATATCAGAGAACCCAAATATAACTATGGATATAATAAAAGCTAATACATATAAACCGTGGAATTGGGGGGCTATATCTAGAAATCCAAATATAACTATGGATATAATAAAAGCTAATCGATATAAACCTTGGGATTGGCGTGGTATATCTAGGAATTCAAATATAACTATGGATATGATAAGAGATAATCCAGATAAACATTGGTATTATATATCTGCTAATCCAAATATAACTTGGGATATAATAAGAGACAATCCAGATAAACCTTGGGATTGGTATAGTATATCTCAGAATCCAAATATAACTATGGATATAATAAGAGATAATCCAGATGAACCTTGGATTTGGAATGGTATATCGAGCAATCCAAATATAACTATAGATATAATAAAAGCTAATCCATATAAATGTTGGGATTGGTATACTATATCGTATAAATCAGATATGACTATGGATATAATAAAAGCTAATCCAGATATACCGTGGGATTGGTGTGGGATAGCTAGAAATACATTTCAAAAAGAAAAAGAGTTATTTTTCGATAATTCTTGTAAGAAATATATAGCAGCTTATAAAATCCAACAATTTTGGTTCAAGCATACGTTGTCTCCAGAATACGTAATAGGAAGAAAGTTTATAAATAAGAAATTTGATGAATGCTTTGCATAAAAATTGAATCATTAAAGTATTATTATTTATTTAAATAATATTAAAATGTCTCGAGCAAAAAGAACAAAAGAATTTAGAAATTTACTTGAAGTACAATGGACTGAAAAATATTGGTCATTCGTTCTAGATAATCAAGATAAACAGTGGTGTTGGAAGCATATATCTCAGAATCCAAATATAACTATGGATATAATAAGAGATAATCCAGATGAACCTTGGATTTGGAATGGTATATCGAGCAATCCAAATATAACTATAGATATAATAAAAGCTAATCCATATCAAAAAGAAAAAGAGTTATTTTTAGAGAATGCTTATAAGAAATATATAGCAGCTTATAAAATCCAACAATTTTGGTTCAAGCATACGTTGTCTCCAGAATACGTAATAGGAAGAAAGTTTATAAATAAGAAATTTGATGAATGCTTTACATAATAATTAAAATTGAATCATTAAATTATTATTATTTATTTAAATAATATTAAAATGTCTCGAGCAAAAAGAACAAAAGAATTTAGAAATTTTCTTGAAGTACAATGGACTGAAAAATATTGGTCATTCATTCTAGATAATCTAGATAAACCTTGGGATTGGTATTGTATATCTATGAATTCAAATATAACTATGGATATAATAAAAGCTAATCGATATAAACCTTGGGATTGGCGTGGTATATCTAGGAATTCAAATATAACTATGGATATGATAAGAGATAATCCAGATAAACATTGGGAATGGGATTGTATATCTATGAATCCAAATATAACTTGGGATATAATAAGAGATAATCCAGATAAACCTTGGAGTTGGTATTGGATATCTACGAACCCAAATATAACTATGGATATAATAAAAGCTAATCCCGATAAACCGTGGGATTGGGGTCATATATCTAGTAACCGAAATATAACTAAAGATGTAATAAGCGAAAATCCAGATAAACCTTGGATTTGGTATGCTATGTCTACGAACCCAGCTATTACTTGGGATATTATAAAAGATAATCCAGATAAACCTTGGAATTGGTGGGATATATCTAGAAATCCAAATATAACTATGGATATAATAAGCGAAAATCCAGATAAACCTTGGAGTTGGTATTGTATATCGTTTAACCCAACTATAACTTGGGATATAATCAAATATAATTCAGATAAACCTTGGAGTTGGTATTGGATGTCTATAAATCCAAATATAACTATGTATATAATAAGAGATAATCCAGAAAAACCTTGGGATTGGGAGTTGATATCTAGAAATCCAACTATAACTATGGATATTATAAAAGATAATCCATATAAACCTTGGGATTGGTATTGTATATCGTCTAACCCAAATATAACTATGGATATAATAAAAGCTAATCCAGATAAACCATGGGATTGGCATGGGATAGCTATGAATCCAAATATAACTTGGGATATTATAAGAGATAATCCAGATAAACCTTGGGATTGGTATTGTATATCTGACAATACATTCAAAAAAGAAAAAGAGTTATTTTTTGTTGATGCTTATAAGAAATATATAGCAGCTTATAAAATCCAACAATTTTGGTTCAAGCATACATTGTCTCCTGAATACGTAATAGGAACAAAGTTTATAAATAAGACATTTGATGATTGCTTTGCATAATAATGAGATTACTTTATAATATAATTATTATGCAAAGCAATCATCAAAAGATCAATTAAACAAACTTTTTCTTATGTAAATTTTTTAAGACAAAAGCATATCAGGAAGAAAAGCTTTACACTTTTAAAACCCCGACTTTATATATCCAAAGTTATAAATGTATTCTATCTATACCGTTCTTCTCTAAAAATAGCGAAATAATCGATACCGTTATTTAATTTAAAAAACATTCACAATCAAAATATTATAATTATTGATTAAAAAATACCTAGATAAAATTAATATTATATATATATATATATATATAATGTCTACATTAGAAAGTAAAGTTTTAATAAGTTTAAATTCGGCATTGCTATTTTTATTAATGAATCTACCTAAAACATATAAAATGCTTTCAAATAATAAATGTCCTACAAAAAAATCTAGATTAGTCCATACCTTTTTATTTGCTACTTTTACATTTTTATCGATGATCAGATCTAATTCTGAGGTTGGGATTAAATTAAAGCATACTATTTATGGTACTTTAATTTATTACTTTTTATCAAGTCCAACTATATATTCAATAACAAGTTTTGATTATAATTGTCCAACTACAAACGATGTATTTTTACATTCTATTGTTTACTTTTTATCTTTAATTGGAGTAATGTATTTACCAGAGTAAAACAAATGAAATATAAACTGTAAATATGCTTCTTAATTGAATAGACTATAATAGAGAGTGATTGTTACCCACTCCTGAGATATAAATAGGACATTAAAATCCCTACTAGTATTACTTCCCGGGTTCTTTGCTTTACCACAAACAGACCGTGCTACCAGATGACACTCTGGAAGATACTTTTCGACAGAACGAGTATGACTCCCGAGTCATCAGTGTTCCTCGATTACAATGTCTTGAAGGAAGGGGGTAATCCCCCCAATATTTGTACATTAAAAAAAAAAATAAAAATAATGTTATTTTTATTTTTTTTAATCCTTTTTAATTTATAAATTGTTTTACTTTTAGTTAATATATGGATATTTTAACATAAATTATATGAAAAGATTTACAATCTCGAAATAGATTATTAACACAAAAGAATATATAGCTGGTAAAAGAAATTAATTATTAAAAAAATTAGCAAGATTGTAAGTTGAAATCATCAATTTTTAATAAAAGAATTTGAAAATCATATACCACATTTCAATTGGCAACCACAGATCAGTATCCTTTAACTTTTCGATGATTTCCAATTGATGTCCACGCGATGCGATGTGAAGAATAGTAAATAGTTGCTTTTGGACGGTAGTACCAACACTTCGAAAAAAACGATAGGTAGGTGAAAACTGTAGTTTATATTTTGCTCTAATACCACGCAAATAATTATACTTGTATCCTATATCTTCATCATAATGTACGCTATTGTCTTGTGCCAATTTATAGTTAGATGATGAATAATCAGGTATTGTGACCAATACCGTATGATTGTACTCATCTTGAGGTACCATATATATTTTTTTTGGTTCGTATAGTTCAAAAACAGTTCTTAAAGGAGACGACATTGAAAAAAAGTTGTCCCATGTCGTTTCTTCAATGATTGAACCAAAATCAGTAGTATCGTCATGGCTAAAATGAAAAAAATACATTTTAATACGAAATATACTCTCACCATTTGAAAAGTATAAATACAATATTTTTTCTAAACTTTGATCACGTTCATTTATCTTTTCCATAACTCCGTCGTTAGTTCGACGAGGATTTATCCAATGCCTATATTCGTCGTAATCTTTCTCAAATTCCATAATGGAGACCAAGTAAAGGTCTTTCTGTGTCAAGGTATTCTCAATTATTGAGGTAGTCATGTAAATATTTATTATACTTGTTAATATAAATATAAATTTCAATTTTTTTAAAAATTGATATAATTTAAAACTAAATAGTATATTAAAAATAGTAAATCAAAAAAAGCGTGGCAAGAAGGTACTACTGTTAAATATAATAATATTTCAATTGGTGAATTTCAATTACATAATAATAGAGATTGTATTAAATTTAGATTTTTTATGAGGAATCTCATAAAGTTTATTTAAATTAATTTTATTACTTTATCACAATATTCTTTATTTATTTCACAACCTTTAAAATTTCTGTTTGTATTTTTACAAGCGATAGCAGTAGTACCACCACCTAAAAATGTATCCATAACAGTATCACCTTCATTACTATGTTTTTTAATTAACTCTTCAAATAATTGTAAATTTTTTTGTGTAGGATGAATTCTATTTTTACCCGCAGCCATAGGATATTCATATTTTCCATTATCATAACTACTATTAAAAGTCGGTGAACCGCTTTTTACTCCTTGTAAAGCAATCTCTCGTGAGTTTGTTAGATAATTTACTTTACTATTTCTAGGTTGTGGATTAGTTTTTATCCATTCAATAAATCTAATTTGTTTAAATTTATGTTTTTCTAAAAGTTCTTTTAATTCAGTTATTTTCCACAAATCAAACCAAATTATTATAGTACCACCTTTTCTAAGTTTTTTATAATAAGTTTTAATAAATTCATCAAGATTTTCTATTGTAAAAATTTTATCCCATTCACCGTAATCTGTTTTTGTAGCATATTTTTTACCGAGATGAGTACCATATTTAAGATAATTTTGTTTTTCAGTTTCGGTATAGTCTTTACCTTGTTCTTTTAAATGTTTCTTTTCTTAAAAAATATCCAGTCATCTTCTGTTTTAATAAATGTATTATTTTTATCTACATTTTTTACTAAATCGTGATGTTTATTCATTCCAGAATCTTTTGATATAATATAAGGAGGGTCTGTTAAAATCAAATCAATAGATTTATCTTCTATTTGTTTTAAATATTCGATACCTTCTTTATTTTCTATGTGAATAACCATTAGTAACTATAAATTTATAGAAATTCGTATTTAAGTCAATTTTTTTTATAAATATTTATAATAATGGATTTAGATGAAGATAATTTTATTGGTTATGATACAAGTAATTTAGATAATTGGGATTTAGAACCAAATATTGAATTAAGAAAAAAAGATAATTTAGAAAAAGAGTTTAGTAAATTATCTATATTAAATAGAAAAATAGAAAAAAAAAGAAGTAAAATTAAAAATATAACAAATATTCTTGATAATTTATCTTTAAAAAATTGATTTAATTCTTATCTATAAAAGTAAATATTAATATAATGCATAATTATTCTAATATTAATGAATTACATTCACCTGAAATTAAAATACCTACACAAGACAGTAAAAAAGAAAATATTTTAAACGTTAAATGGAAATCGTGTGGAATACTTGAATGGTATAAAAATGAAGATATTGAAGAACCCTTATTTGTTGTTCATGGAAGTGATGCTTTGGAACATGGCTACTTTGAAGGATATTTAGATTTATCAAGCGAACAATTAAACCAACTTCACGAAAATTTGGAATGTTATTATAATCACGGAAAAGTATGTAATTTTGATAATGAAGACATTGAAGATTGTGAATGTATATTAGGACGTGAACATAGTTCTATTATTGTAGAATATTTATTTGATCGATATGATCCATTAATTCAAAAAATTGTAATACCGTTAGCTGAAGAATGTGGTCAAGATTTAAAACTTGATTATTAATTTATATATAAATGGCGTGTATTAATTGTACAGAATCAAAAGAAATAATTAATCAATTACAAAAATGTGATAAAAAGACTCCTAAATTTTCACTGGATGGAGAAATTAAATTATGTAAAGTTGTTGATATTTATGATGGTGATACTTGTAGAGTAGTATTTAATCATAATAATCATATTAATAAATGGAATATTAGAATGACCGGTTATGATACTCCAGAGATGAGACCATCAAAGTCATTACCAAATAGGGATGAGATAAAAGCAAAAGCAATCGAATCCAAAATGTATTTAAAATCTTTAATAATGAATGAAAATCAATTTGTTTATTTAAAATGTGGTACATTTGATAAATATGGTAGATTACTTGGTGAAATGTATGTCAACAAAGAAGATACACTCTCAGTTAATCAACAAATGATAACTAATAAATATGGTTATGAATATCATGGAGGAACAAAAAAAGTATAATAAAGAATTGCAATATGATTCCTAATATTACTTTTAAAATGAGTCAGTTTGAAAATATTAATTAACGGTCTTTTGTTAATTTTGTTCTCATATCACGTGTTCCGTTATATATTGTGGTTGAGAATATCTATTATCTTTTGAACCATCATTTTTTTTTTAACAAATAGAAGGTCTACTGTTTTTATAGTATTATTGGATGTAGAATATATAGTTTTAGGCATTTATTACTTTTTGTATATTTAATTTTTTATAAATATTACATAAACATTAAAACTGATATTAATTAATATCATTTTTAATGGAAGTAAATTCAGTAGATATATGTTGTGGTTTAGCTTGGGGCGATGAAGCGAAAGGTAAAATAACAAGTCATTTAGCATCATCTGGTAAATATAATTTTGTTTGTAGATATGCAGGAGGTGCTAATGCTGGTCATACAATTTATATAAATGGTAATAAATATAAAACTCATTTAATTCCAACCGGAGTTTTTTATAATATTCCGTCAATTATTGGTCCTGGTTGTGTTATAAATAAGGAAGATTTTACAAGTGAAATAAATTATTTAAAAGAACATAATTTTAATACAAATTTAATAAAAGTATCACCAAAAGCGCATGTAATATCAAATGAACATAAAAATGAAGATAAAAAAACTCATGCTAAAACACAAGGTTCAACTTCAAAAGGAATAGCACAATGTTATAGAGATAAATATGGACGTATTGGAAAACGTGTTAATCATCCAGATAATATAGATTTTTTTAAAGAATATATTTGGGATGAACATTTATTTGGTAATATTTTATGCGAAGGCGCACAAGGTTTTTGGTTAGATATTGATCAGGGAAATTATCCTTATGTAACATCTAGTACTACTTTGCCTTATGCCGCTTGTAGTTTAGGATTTTCACCAAAATTAATAAATAATATTTATGGTGCTGTTAAAATTTATGACACACGTTCTGGTATTGATCCAGATTTTCCAGATAGTTTTTTAGATGATCCCGAATTATTATTATTATCTAACGAAGGTCAAGAATATGGAGTAACAACAGGTAGAAAGAGAAAAAGTAATTGGTTAAATATAGATAAATTGGTAAAAGCTATTAATATATCAGGTACGACAGAATTAATTATTTCAAAGATTGATATTTTAATTAAAATAAATAAATTTAAATTAATTAATAATGATAATATTATTAGTTTTAGTTCTTTTGATAAAATGAAAATTTATATTAAATTATTACTAAAACTTAAATGTCAACAACTAAAAAAAATATTTTATTCAAGTAATCCAGAATACGTAGAAGAATTATATTAATTCTATATTAATATATAATGAAAAATAATAGTAAAAAAATTCCACCACATCTTGATGGTTATTTAGATAATTATATATTAAATATAGTAAAATATATTAATCCTTATTTTAAAACATTAAATTTTACACCAAACAATATAACAACATTATCTTTGATATCTGGAGTTATGTCTATATTGTTTTTATATAAAAACGATCATTATTTTTCTGTATTAGCACTGTTAGTTTCTTATTTTTTTGATTGTCAAGATGGAAATTATGCTAGACAATACAATATGGTTACCAAAAATGGAGATATTTATGATCATGTCAAAGATTTAATAGTATTTTTAGTTCTTATTTATGTTTTACTAAATAAAATAGATGATCCCTTAATTAAATATTCATATATATTCATAATTATTTTATTTTTAATATTTTTGAGTCATTATAGTAGTTGTACTGAAAAGTATATGAATAAGGAAGAACGATCATTTACATTAGGGATAATAGCAAAGTGTGATGGATCTCCTGAAGAAAAATTAAAAACACTTCGACATTTTTGTGCTGCCAATTTTATAGTTTTAATTTGTATATTAATAATTTTAAATCATTTTATAAGATAATTGTATAAAATTCAGTTTTATCAGTCTGTTTTTTTATATTATCTAGCATATTCTGTTTGTGTTGATATTCTACAAGTTATATTTTTAAAATGTACTATTGTTGGTTTAGCATTAAAATGCCATATTACAATTGAATTTCAGTATCAACCGGGTTTGTTTTTAGGCAAAGACACGGTATTCTTTAAAAATATTGAATAATTATATTAATAATAAATATTTATTTATTATTAATGTATAAACATAAAGTCATTGAAAATAATGAAATTTCAGAGTTTACCTATATCCCAAATTTTTTTGGTTATAACGATTATTCAAATACAAATAATTGGTTATTATCGCTTTCATATATTAATGGATATACTAATTCTGGTACAAAAATAGATCGTGAACAAATATGGTTTGAACCACATAATAACTATTTTTGTAAAGTATGGAAAAAAAGACAAGAAAGATGGGAACCTCATAATTATCATAATATTTTGACAAAAATTCAAAGTATAATATCGACTAAAACTAATGTAGAAATAGATAGTTGTCTGATTAACAAGTACAAAGATGGTAATGATATAATAGCACCTCATAAAGATAATTCTGTTAGTTTTGGATTATATCCTACAATTATAATTTACTCAATTGGGGCAACTAGAGAAATGAAAATTAATAATGATATAACAAAAAAATCAAAATTATTTTCTCTGGAAGATAATTCTGTTTTTTTAATGAGTGGAGCATCACAAAAATATTACACTCACGAAATAATTAAGAGTAATACTAAACATTCTAGATATAGTTTAACCTTTAGAAAATATATTAATAAATAATAGTTAAATATTAAGCATACAATAATTGTACTTGTTTACGACCACAATAATGGTTTGAACCATTTTTAATATTACTTTCTTTATGAATAAGCGGTTCTCTATTTTGTTTTTTTGCCATTTCTTGTTCATTAAAATAATGATAACAAACACTTTTACACGGAATAGACAATCTTTTTGCCAAGGTTCTAACTGACAAAATAACATTTTTATGTTCGGACAAATATTCTACAACAGGATTACTAGTTTCTTCGGAATTCATTATAATTATAAATAAATATTTACTTATATCTTTTTGGTATATAGAAATATTTATTTATAATTATAATTAATTCTTTGTGAATTTTACAGTATAATATTTTTACCATATCGTCAATAGGTATATTTATTTTATTATTAAAATCACAAAAGTTTTTATTCAAGAATTAGTATTTACACCAAGATTAAAAAGTTATTAATTATTTTACAAAAAATGAACTTCTATATTAGTTTGAGAATAAAAAGATATTTGTTAAAAAAGAAAAAATATTTAATTTAAATTTAATTTAATTTAAATTTAATTTAATTTAATTTAAATTAAATTCTATTATATATATATACAATATGGATTATGAAAAAAAATATTTAAAATATAAAATGAAATATGAAGAATTAAAAAATAGTTCTAATAACCAAGAAGGTGGATGGAAAGGTTTTCCTAGTAGAAAAAAATTATCACCTGAAGAACAAGCAGCGTCAGATGCTAATAAATTATTAAGTAAACATAATGATTTACTAGAAAAACAATTAAATAAACAATTATCTGACATGAAAAAAACAATAAGTAGTATGACTCACGGTTTAAATAAAACACACGAAAATCAGGTAATGATGAACTATAAAAATGTTTTTGGTGAAAGAAAATGGGGAAGAGGACGTGACGGAGTTTTTAGACAAGAAATTAAAACAAATAAAAAGAGAACAAATGAATTAAAAGATATTTTATCAGACAAGTTAAATAATACAGACTTACAAATTATTGTAAAAAGTATGATTCAAAATGGTATTGATCAAGTATGGAAAGAAGTTGCCGAGCAAGTTCCAAATATAGCTAAACAAAATCCTGATAAAACATCTGAAAGTATCGGGATAATGACAGATCAATTACATTTAAATAATGTATGTACATCTGAGAATATTAAAAAGGGTTATCCAGAATGTACTAAAGAAAAGATTGAAGATAAACAAAATAGATTAAGTGACTTTAAAAAAGAGGTAATTTCATATCATAATGAAATAGATAAATTAAATAAACACTTGTCTGATTTGAAATCTAGTTTTAATAAATTAAATCAACCGGATAAAAACGACTTGCTTTTATTAAAATCTAGTTTTAATAAAATAAATCAACCAAATAAAAATGATAAACAAAAAGCAGAAAAAAGATTTGACGAGTTATATACTCAATTCTTGGCTTCAACAACTAATAATAAACAGGAGGCAGAAAAGAAATTTATAGAGTTACATACTCAATTAAATAAAGACTTGATGTTACTTTTATGTAAAAATATTTCATCAACCGTTTCTGATTCCGACTGTAGTGAAATATTTATATACCAAAGTTTATTTAATAAATATAAGAAGGATAATGATACAAATAAATCAGATTTTATAAGAATATTAAGAGCTGTTTTAGGTAAATTACCAGAAGGATTAAAATTAGATAATCAACCAGTACAATCTAATAGTCCTGTTAGAGCACAATCTTATGATTCTAGAACATCGCCGCGATCAAATCAACCAATACAATCTAATAGTCCTGTTAGAGCACAATCTTATGATTCTAGAACATCGCCGCGATCAAATCAACCAGTACAATCTAATAGTCCTGTTAGAGCACAATCTTATGATTCTAGAACATCGCCGCGATCAAATCAACCAGTACAATCTAATAGTCCTGTTAGAGCACAATCTTATGATTTTAGAACATCGCCGCGATCAAATCAACCAGTACAATCTAATAGTCCTGTTAGAGCACAATCTTATGATTTTAGAACATGATCAAATCAACCAAGAAGAGAATGTACTTATTTTTAAATATAAAATTTAATATTAAATTTTATATTTATAAAAATAAAGTAATTAGTTAGTACTTTCTGATAGATATAGGTGTTGTACTTCTGTTGATGTAAAACCTTAGTGTTGTATGAAGATCCATAGAGCTGTTCTTAATGGATGTACCTACACCCATAGCAAGTTCGTCAGAACCACTTGGGATTCCAATAGGAACACGCTTGTTAATATCCTCAAAAACACGTCGACAAGTTCTCTCGTGCGACGTGGAAAGAAATTCTGGAAAGCAACAGTTCTCAGTAATACTATGTCTCTTTAGAGATATATGTGTATCTTCAAGAAGAATGGCAATGGTATGTAGACTCTTTACCTTTGTCTCCTGTAGAAATGTTACTCGTGCCTTAGAGGGCCACCTACTTGTTCCCCTCAAAAAAGACCACAGATAAGGTGTCGCAATCTTTGTAGGATAGTCGAGTGTGGTCTCCGCGATATAGACCCAACACTGAGCACTCCACGTATCAACGTCGAGAGTATGAATCTGTCCTTCCTCAATAAGACCAACTAGTTCGCGATAAGTAGTCGGTTGAAGAGAAGTGGGAGTCACACGACTAGCAAAATCATAACATGAAGGCTTCTTAGCAGCGTGTGCCATATGTGCGTACGCATCCATTACAGCACTTGCTCCCGCACTTGCTACCGCACTTGCTCCGCCACCAAATGTTACTGGAGCACTTCGCGCAGATACAGGGATTAGAGTACAGAAAAAATCTCTGTCTGTAGTACTATGTGTCTTGAACTTTGTACAGTAATCGTCCCAAAGACGGTCAAGTGTATATATCTTGTTCTCGAACGGACCAAGTAGAGAACTACCAACAGCAACCTGTCCCTTTGAAGGTGGAGCAGTAGGTCGCTTGTAGTTACTTGGCTTTACCATCTCAACTACCATCGACTTCATTGCCTCGTATCCTGTAGCGTCTTTAAGAAGCTTCATAATTGTCCTGTTTGCCTGATGAAAACTGGTAATAACATATTCCTCACTGTCGTTAGAAATTGTTGATTCACATACAATATCTCCAACAATCTGAATTGTATCCCTGTAATGAAGCTTTACATAAATATCTGGAAGCTTTTCGATAGCAGAAAGTAGCCACTCTGCTCCTGGAAGAAGTGTCTTGCCATATGTAACTTTCTTAAGGATGTCAATTAGTATCTTGATTGACTTTGTGATAGCAGGAATATCATCAATCTTCATTAGGAGGTTTCCAATTATACGATAGTACTTGTTGAAAGTAGACTCAAGAGTATCTAGATAGTGTCCCTCGTCTGAAATATCCGGATAAGTTATACTATAATGCTCGAAAGGTACACCACGTTCAGAATCAATTCCTAGTTCCTTTGGATACGGAGTATGCTCACGAACAAGTTCGAAGTTGAGCTGATGATGGTACGCCTTAGAACCGTCCTTCATCCCCTTTATTACTTCGGAAAAGGCCTTACGCGTAAACGCCTTAACCGTCATTTCAATAGAATGATCTTTTGTAGTAATATGCCGGTGGAAAATAGGGCCGCGCTTATCAATAAGAGTACCTAGCTTGTTATACCTAGAAGCACACTCACGACAAGAATGGCACTTTATAATACTACGGGATCCCTGCTGGATGAAAAGTACACCCGAACAACCTGATGACTTTGCCATAAAAACAACCTTATGACCATCGCGAGTTGTACTAACGAAAGGCTCGACATCTGTCATATGACAGATCTTGTTAAAATCTTCATGAGAAATCTCAGAAGTTTCATCTGGAAGAGGAGAGTCAATAGATACTACATTTGCAGTAGACGACATGTAAAAGTTAAAATAATATAACACAAGTATGTAATTTTATTTCAATTTTTTTAAATGTAAACATTAAATAATTATTTTGGTGGTTTTGGAGGTGGTTTAATTTCAATAATATGCCTCATCTTACCATCACTTGTTCTTAACCAAAAGTTTGTACTATCATACACCATATCATAAGTATGATGTTTTCCTCTTACGTTTTCCTTTGCTTTTGTGTTTCCAATCCAATAAGAAGAACCCATACCACTGTAAGCGTAACGTGGAAAGTTTTTGAATGCTGATGCTTGTTCGCTAGTAGCGCACCAATATCCACCTGAATCATTTTGAATATATATTCCTGGTTTTTGAATACCAGGGACAATAAATACACCAGTTGCTGATGAAGACATGTAAAAGTTATATTATAATAGTAAATATATTATAAAATTTCAATTTTTATAAAGTAATTATTTTTTTCATATACTGACAGTAATGTCCAATTGGTATTCGCTGTTTGTATCTAGTCCAGTTATGTACACACATCAGCGTGTATCACGAATTTTAATAATATGTGGACATTTAGGTTCACTTTTTGGGATGGGGTAAATTGTAAATACATTTATAAAATAAAGTTATTGTTCTTCCTGTTTTACCAGTAGATGCGTTATCTGACATATGACTCTGAATATTATAAGATGATATACTTTTTACTTTTAACCTTATACTATTTGGAACAGTCATTGGAATTAATTGATAATTATTTCTTTGTGCCATTTTTTTTAATTCTAGGTCAAATCTTGAAAATTTTTGTTTAGTAATCCCTCGTGGACAAGTAGTAATAGCAACACTACTATTATTTGTTAATCTTTTTCTTTCAAAAAAAGGTTTAACTTCTCTTAAAACTTTTGTTGGTGTTTGTATGATATCTATAAAAGCACTATTAAATTTTAGTCGTGTCTTCTTAGCGTATTCTTTAAAATTTGTTTTATGATGTAAGTCATCTTGAATCTGCGCGCAATTATCAATTGTTATTATTTTTTTATTTTGTATACCGTCTCTAACAAGCGTTTTTCTTGATCTTTCAAATAAAGAATCAACAATCAAATGATTTCCTTTTTGATTTATAATATTTTTTGAGTGACAATTATTCACACCTTGTTTTTGCTTTAAAATTAGTTCATTTTTGGTTTTCTCTCTTTTATGATAAGGCATTTTTGAGTTATTTTTTTTCATTTTCCTTGTGTAATAAACCATTAATAATTAAAATTCACAGTAATAAAATAATTCTTTCAATTTTTTATTATTATTTTGCTATAATAATGTGTGTAGACATTGATGTAGTTATTGCTGTAAAAGAGGCATTTAATAAATCTAGTATTTGTTCTCTAGTAAATTTTGATCTTGTAACAGATGAAAGTGTTTCATCTGGATTTTCAACATATGGAATAACATCACCTAAAGGTCTATCTACTGTAAATACGTATTTTTGAAAATTATGTTTATTCCCAAGTGTATTTACATAATTAAATATACTTACTTGGTATACCCATATATTATTTTTATCATCTAAATGTAAATTAACGGTAATCCACTTAAAATGTCCTTTTTTTAATGATTCGTGACCACGTTCGCCTTGTCTTGACTCATGATCTAAGCGATGTTGTGTTGAACTAAAATTAATTTCTACATCTGTAATATCTACAAATACATTTGGAAAAATATTTTTAATTATTCCTTTTTTAGCAGGGGGATTAGTTGTTTTTATTTTTGTATTATACCTTTGATATGCATCAAAAGACAATTGTATATTTTTAATTAAATCTTTTGTTTCAGTCTCTACTTTTTCTTTGGATACTGCCAAAGCGTGTGCTGATGCTAATTTTTCAGCGTCTTTTCTTTTACGAACTTCTGCCTCCTCTTTAACCTTCGTTTCTTGTGGTATTTCGTAATACAATTTACTAACTCCCGCATCATAATCATAAGTAAATCCCGCCGCATAAGCGGTCCCATAAGTTTTATCATCTTTTATAATTTTTTTCTTTCCCTCTTTATCTAAGTAATAAACTTGTACATTTGAAGGAATTTTTAATTCTATTTTAATTGATTGCCACGAATAATCATGCTCATCCAAATCAAATTCTTGTTCTTCTTTTGTATCATTATTTATAAGTTTAATTGGAAAATCATCACCTCCATATTGTTTGTTTAATTTTAAATATTTTAATTTATATTTTAAATATTTATATTTAAATTGTAAATCATTTTTCATTGTATATATATATATATATATATATTATTATTACAAAAAAGTTAATAAATATTGAATAATAATAATTTAAAGATTTTAATTTATTATTATTAATGGATAAACTATTAATATGTTCGTATAATAATTTTGACCTATTGGCACACAAAGTAAAAGGAACACAATCATCAATACCTATTACGATTGTTAAGAATAATATATTTTGGTATATTGATTTTGATAATTTTAATCCGGCATTTGTTATTAGAAGAGGTAAATATATTTATGTATGTTGTGAGTCTATACACGATGGATATATTTTAACAATAGATGTAGAAACAAGAGAAGTTTTAAACAAAGTATCATCTGGTGGTAAGTCTAGTTGTTATTTACAAATAGATCCATATAATAAACATATTATTAATATTAACTATTGGGATTCTACTATTACAGTTCATCCTATTGTTGATAATATTTTACAGGAAGCTACACAAGTAGTTTTACCTAAAAATATAAATAATATTTATAAAATAGAAGACCATTTGGAAAATAGACAAAAGACATCACACCATCACTCATGTGCTTTTTATAAGGGTGATTTATATGTTCCAGATTTGGGAACAGATAGGATAGACATTTATTATTATAGTAATGGATGTTTAAAGTTTAAAAGTTTTATTCAACTGCCTAAACAAAGTGGACCAAGATATATCTTATTTATAAATGATTATTTGTATGTTATTAATGAACTCGCTTCATCAGTATCAGTATTAGAAATGTGCACTATACCAAAAATTATACAACATATTAAAACTGTTCCTGATGATTTAAATGTTAAAAATACTTGTGGTACAGTTAAACATAAAAATGGTTATATTTATGCTTCAAATAGAGGTCACGACAGTATTGCTATTTATAAAATTTTAGATAATCATAAGTTAGAATTAAAAAATATTCAATCTACATTTGGTAAAACACCAAGACATTTTGATATTAGCAGTAATGAGGAAAAATTATATGTTGCTAACCAAGATACAAATGAAGTAATTGTATTTAACATAATAGAAGATAAGTTGAAAATTGAATATACTATTAAAATTGATTCGCCAAATTTTGTTTTATGTTTAGACAATTAGATTTCTTTATTAAAAATTGATATCTTTTATTACAGAAATATATAATTTATTTAATAATGCAAATTTTTGTAAAGACACTAACAGGAAAAACTATTACCCTTGAAGTAGAACCTTCAGATTCTATTGAAAATATAAAAGCTAAAATTCAAGAGAAGGAAGGTATTCCACCAGACCAACAACGTCTTATTTTTGCGGGCAAGCAACTTGAAGATGGACGTACATTGTCTGATTATAACATTCAAAAAGAATCTACTTTACACCTTGTGCTCCGTCTTCGCGGTGGTGCTAAAAAAAGACGTGCTAGAAAATCTAAATCTAAAACATCTAGAAAATCAAGATCTAAAAAAGGTTCTACGACTAAAAAACGTAGAAAATCACGTAAATCGCAAAAAGGTGGTTAATATATTTACTTTATTAAAAATGTTGAGTTCTTTTATTATAACAATATATAATTTATTTAATAATGCTAATTTTTGTAAATATATTTTCAGGTAAAAACTATTTCTCTTCAAATAGAAGGTATTCCACTAGATATCCAAAGTCTAAATTATGCTTGTAAACTTTTTGTTGACAATAAAATAATATCTGGTTATAATATTCAAAATGATTCTACTAATAATAATGATCTATATGTTAGAAAACATATAGATCCAATATGTCTAATTAATAAAATAAACAACGCATTTTCATTAGTATCATCACACGTAGCAAGACTACCAACTACTACAATTAATAATACTTATATTGACCCATATAATCCAATCGGATTATATCCTATTGGTTATAATCAATTAGGTTATACTCCACCGTACAGAAAGAAAATATATTATGATTATGAGGATGATTATTATGATAAACCAAGAGGAAGAAAAACATCAAAGAAAAGAAAAGAAAATCATCAAAGAAAAGAAAAGAAAATCATCAAAGAAAAAATATTGATAATATTAATATTAATATTATTAAACATATATATAATGCCAAAATTAGGTAAACTATATACTACTAATAAAAATGATCCATATGGTAGAAAAAAACAAACAGGAGAAGATTTAAAATACACTTTAGAAGAAGGTCAACTTAATTACCAGGCTTACGAAAAAAAATTAGATAACGAATATATAAAGGGTTTATGTACAGATTTTAGGAAAGCAAATAAAAAGGAAATAAATATAATGAAATATTTCAGTTTTACTATCTGTTGTATTACAGAAAATAACAATAATGAATATAGATATTTAGTTGGTGGTAGACATAAAATGGAAGCAATAAAGATATTAATAGAAGAAGGGTACAACATTGGCGAACTTCTAATTCTTGAACAGAATCATAAAACTTTTAAAGAATATACAGATTTTTTAGAAATAATGGGTTATAACTATAAAATCCCTATTTATGACGAAATTAAAAATATATATTATAAAAAATTAATGAATGAACTAAAATTAAAGGTAAATGAGCAATATAAAGACGCTTTTCGAAAAAATAATGATAAATATTTTAATTTAGATGAATTTGTCAATTTGTTTAGTGAAGAAAACTTAGTAGGAACAAAATTTATTGATAAAAATAATCAAATTAACATAAAAAAGATTTTAGAAAATTTAAAAAAACTAAATGATAAAATTAAAAATGAATATAATTATGAAATAATGTCACAACATACAAATAATGTTGTAAATAAAAATAATATTTTTTTGACTTTAAAATGTGTAAATATTGCTGAATTGCTAAAAGACCCTAACGCTGAAATAATTATTGAACCCACCAGACCAATCAAAAGACCACGAATTCCAAATTCATTACAAAAAAAAGTATGGACAAAAAGATTTGATAAGAGTATTGAAGGAAGATGTTATTGTTGTGAAGATACTATGATATCTTTTGGAAGTAGCAATTCATTTCAATGCGGGCATATAATAGCACACTCGCTTGGTGGTCCAACTACACTTGAAAATTTAGAACCAATATGCCAAGGTTGTAATTCTGGGATGGGCACAAGAAATTTAAATGATTTTAAACAACAATTGATACAAAGTAATTAAAAAAACATTATTAATATATATTAATAATGTTTTTTGTACCACTTGGTAATTTGCCCGCGGTTGTTAGAGATAAATATCTTAAGAGTCTAACTGTAAATAGACAACATCAAAAGAAGATGAAAAGAGAACTAATGAAATCACAGCTTTGAAAGAAATTATTAGTAATCCGCCCAAATCTTTATCAATTAAGAATATGATGGTTTATTCATATGCTTTACGAAGATTAAAAGAATTACACGCATAAATTAATATAATTTCTAAGTTTATATATATGGAAGAAAATAATATTTATTTTAAAAAATATTTAAAATATAAAAAAAAATATACAGAATTAAAACATCAAATGATGGGTGGTACTGAAACTCCGGCACAAAGAGTTGCGAGAACACGTAAAGAAGAAGCAGATAGAAGTAGAGGAGGACCAGCAAGACAAGCAGCCGCACGACAAGAAGACGCACGACAAGAAGACGCAAGACAAGCTGCCGCAAGACAAGCAGCCGCACGACAAGAAGACGCACGACAAGAAGACGCAAGACAAGCAGCCGCAAGACAAGAAGACGCACGACAAGTAGAAGCACGACAAGTAGAAGCACGACAAGTAGAAGCACGACAAGTAGAAGCACGACAAGTAGAAGCAGCACAAAGAGAAGCAGTAACGAAAGTAAGTGTAGAACGAAAACGTAGTGAATATAATTTTATATACGAGTCTCTTACAAATTATAAACATTTTTTACGACCAGTTTTATTTAGAAAATGGAATAGTGAAAATAAGGGTACTGGTATTGTTAATCAATTTAGTAGAAGTATAATTGGAACTAAGAAACTTGTTCGTATCCAAATTAAAAATTGTCAGACATCGCCACCCGTATATGATGAAATAGTAAAGGATAATTTTAGTTATACTGACAATGAGTCTGGTAAAAGAATAGAAATAAAAATTAATGTAGACAGAGTAAGACGCGTTGTATTTAGACTTCCCATAAATATTAAATATATTTTCGCTGATAATAGTGAAGAAATAAAATCAACAATGATTATGTATCAAATAATATTTCTAAAACATCAAAACATATTTAACATATTAGAAGATTCTATTGATATTAAAAATAAAATTCCTGGTTGTGTATGAATATAGTATTATTTTTGAAAGTGCCAAAATTTTTATTAAAATTTTAATACCAATTAATTATCCAATATACGTTAAAATAAATATTGAATTATTATCTTAAACATTTGAATGTTTAATATAATAATGAAAGACCGTCAAACAATTTTAAAAAATCAAAGAATTAACACAGAAAGCCAAGTAAAGAAAGTACAGATTGTAGAAGAGGTACAGAAGAAGGTAGATGTAAATACTACATTAAAATCACCAATATGTAGTTTTTTAGGACATGTTGATGCTGGAAAAACTTCTTTAATGGATATTATTAGGAATAGTAATTTTCAAGAACAAGAGGCGGGCGGAATAACACAATCAATTGGTTCTACTTTTGTTGATATTGAAGATATTATTGATATTACTAATAATATTAAAGGTAAGTTTGAAGTAAAACCAGAAATCCCAGGTTTACTAATTATTGATACACCGGGACACGAAGCGTTTAATATGCTACGTGAACGTGGTTCATCATTATGTGATATTGCTGTTTTAGTAATTGATATAAATGATGATTTGAAACCACAAGCAATAGAATCAATAAAACTATTAAGAGAAAAAAAGCTTCCGTTTGTTATAGCTGCTACTAAATTAGATAGAGTTAATAATTATATTGTGACAGAAGAGTTATCATTAAGGAAAGCATTTAAAAAACAAAAAAAAGATGTTATTAACTTAATTGAATCAAAACTGTTAGATATGAAATATGAATTAGAACAACATCATATTAAAGCAGAATTTTATTTCAAAAATAAAAAACCACAAAGTACATATAGTATGGTTCCTATTTCTTCAAAATCAAAAGAAGGTTTAGCAGATTTATTATCATTAATTGTATATTTGTCTCAAAATTGGATGAATAAAAAGATTTTGTATGATGAAAATTTAGATGCTACTATTATGGAATGCCATCAGGATAAAAAATATGGATGGGTATTAGATGTTATTCTTAAGAATGGTACTATTAAAATTGGTGATGAATTTGCCACAAGTAGTAGATCAGGAGAAAGAATATCTAAAGTAAGAAAATTATTGGTTCAAAAAAATATAAACAAAAAAATTAAATTTGTTGAAGTTGAATCTGTACGGGCATCAAATGGAATACGAATAATTGGTACTAATTGTGATAATTGTTATTCAGGAACAAAATTACATTCAACTAATAATAAAGATTGTTTAGAATTGGCAAAATTAGAAGTCGGTGTTTTACTTGATAATATGGAATTAAAAAAAATTGGGGTTTGTATTCAAGCACAAACTATAAGTAATCTAGATGCGATGTATCAAATTTTAAGCAAGGATAAAATACCAGTAATGAATACTACATTAAAAGTATTTCATGAAAAGGATTTTGATAAACTAGATTCTAAATTTAAGAATATTGAAGATTTAGAATATAAATGTCTATTATATTTTGGGGAATTGAGAGAAAAAGAAAAAGATATGTATGAAAAATTAGGTAAAACTAAAGGTATTAAATTTATAACATCACCGGTAGTTTACAAATTAGTTGAAGATTATTTAAAATATAAGAAAGAATGTTTAGAAGAAAGACAGGAAAAACAAATAACAGAAGGTGGAAGTGTTTATCCTTGTAAATTACAGATATTAAAAGAACATATTTTTATGACAGGCGGAGTAGACCATATTTTAATGGGTGTACGTGTAATTAAAGGTAAATTGAAAATGGGTACACCATTAACAGTGGTTAGTAAAAAGAAAGTTTTAAGTGAAAAAGAGATGGTTTTAGGACAAATCTTATCTATACAAAAAAATAATGAGGATAAGGATATTGCTAATGAGATGGATGAAGTTTGTATTAGATTATCAAATCCAAATAAATTAACCTATGAGAGACAATTTAATCATAAAGATGATATTGTATCACATTTAACTAGAGAAAGAATAGATATTCTTAAAAAAGATTATCGTGATGAAATGACTAAAAATGATTGGATGTTAGTAGTAGAATTAAAAAAAATGCTTGGTATAATATAATTATAAATTACCAGTCTACTTGTACGCGGGCTAACGCTTGCGGAGTACTGTAGACAAGGCAGATAATTTTAATCCTGTTATATAAACTATTCCATTCTCAGTTACATAAATATATTTTGATGTAGAAACTTGTTGTGCTGCTACTATTTTACTTGTTATACCCTCTTTGCCGGATGTATATTTTGCGCCTTTAGAATTAATTTCAGTTGTTATTTCTTTAGAATAATATAAAGGATACCCAATACCTTTAGTCCTAGGTCTTAAATCTGATATATCAATCATTTTACCTAATCTTCCACCTTTTTGTTCTATTAAATTTTTTAAACTTAAATATCTATTTGTGTATTTTGTAAATAAGAATATGATGGTACTAAATGTATTAAAATTAATTTAAAAAGAATCGTTTATTTAATACATCAAAAACAATATTAATGGACGAATCTTTTAAATATCCCATGCTATCATCAGTTCTAATACTCATAGGTAAAGTTTCCATTGAATACATCGTTTTGTCTTCTGAAACAAAAAATGTATTTTTTTCATTATTTGGTTTGTATAAATGTCTATAGAATTTAATTGTACGTCCACCGCAATAAACTTCATAATCATTAATATTTCCTGGTACATAAGTTGATACAAACTTATTATATGCATCACATTGGTATTTTTCATTTCTATACATACCTCCTGCTATATAACCGCTTATATGCCACGCAACAATAACTTTATTATTTTTCATAAATATTAATGCATTACATAAAATTATACCAGGAAACTGAATATATAGAGTATTTTCAAAATAATCTTCTCCTGCACCCTGATCTTCAGTACCTAAAACTATTTTTAAATCTTCTTTTATTAAATCAATCTTTCCATCTTCTTCTAAAACTTCTTCAAAATGTGTAAATAAATCATTTTCTAAATCTACCTCATAACCCACGTAAACATCATTTCTATTATATATTGCTTCAGGAACAATAAATGATTCATAAAAATATTCTGGAACTAATTCAGGGAATTTTTCTAGTACTATATTTTTAATATGTTTTAATATTTTAAAATTATTACCCTTGAAAGACAACGGTATTTGTATTTTAAACATACAATCATTATAATTAAAATTTACTTCAATAATTTTTTTTGGTTTAAATAGTAAAAATATTTTTTTTTTCTTCTAATATTTGTTCAGGAGTTTTTTTGTAATTAATAAATCTTTTTTTATTAATTCTTTCTTTATTATAATTTAATTTTTTACTTAATTCTAATAAATATTTTTCATCAATTTAGGGTATAATTCTTTAATTTTATCAAAGGGTTTAGCACCACCCATTAATGCTATATATTTTTTTGGTAATCCATTATATATATATATGTATAAAATAAAATTTTTTGTTGTTTATCAGAGGTTCTTTATTTTGGATATTTGCTATAGTTATTAAACAGGTTTAGAATTAAAAAGATATTCAGCGTTATAGGTGTGTACTATTATTATTTCAACCCGGGCATTATAAGGAGTAAAATTAGCGTTTAAAATGTTTATTAAACTTGTTGTTGAAGGACTTCGTGTAAAACCATCATTTCCTTCAATCGGAGTTATTGCATATGTAATCTGAATTACTAGGTCAGGATTAAGATTTAAGTAATTATTAATTAATGTTAATACCACGGTGCCCTTTATAGTTAAGCCTATCTGTTCAATATGATGAGCATCTACAGTAGTACCATCAACAAAATGTATTGCTTTTCCAGAAACAAAATCTAAACCACCCCAAGCATTCGGTCTTCCCAATTTAATAACAAGTCCAACACAACTGTTAATACCTATAATTTTATAGTTTGTATTTGATGCGAGTGCTGTTAAATTACATGTAATATTTTTATATGTCATATTATCATCACTATAATTATCAATAATATAAAGACGTGTTCCATACAATCCAGTAGTAAAATCGCATTCAACAGTAGTAGAGAACCAATTCATTATACTAATATTTATCTATATAATTAAGATTTAATATCAATTTTTAAAAATATTGATATTATTAATATCTATATCTAAAATATTATAATATTAATGACTGAAAAACAAGAACTATTGAAGCAATATGTTACTACATATACTCCAGAAAATCGTTTTGGTTTTTGTAAACTGTGTTTAAGTAAACACCGGTTTGAATTATATTCGATGAAAGTTAAAAATGAAGTTAGTAAAGATATTTTTATTGTTCAAAATGATGATTTAAGAGTTTATATTAATAATGTTATTGAAACGAATGAATGTAGTGTAGAACAATTAACACATATATTTAATAATCTAAATTTAGAACAAATTTATTATATTGGATATTAAATTTTAATGAATATTTGTCATCTATGTGAAAAAGATAAAATAGATTTATAATTTTTTTAAAATAACAATAAATATTATTAAATAAATAAATAGATAAATATTATTTAAAATATTAGATTTAAAATTAAATTTTGAAAGTAAATTATTATCAATATCATTTATATTATTCATATTTTTAATATCTGAACTATTTAAAATATATAAATTATTTTTTTGAAAAGTATTATTAAAATTATTTATAGTCAATCTATTTTGTTGTGATTCAGTAGATATATATTTAATATCTTTATCTTTTTTAATATCATCTAATAGATTATTTTTTAATCCATAACCATTCATTACATTAAAATAATTAATAAAATTTAAAATTTCAGGTAAAACTTTCATAAAACTTATTTTTATTGAAAGATTAGCTTGTTGATTATTACATTTATTTCCACACGGTATATGTAATATTTTTGGTACATATTTATTATAATCAAAATCATTCACACAATCAAATAATTGAATTAATCTTCTATTTTGAACCTTGTTTCTAAAAATTCCTCTATGTAATAATGTACCATGAAAAAGTAAAATATCGCCTTCTTTCAAATTAATTTGTTTTTTTTTAAAGAAAAATAGTAATGCTTGAATAGGATTTAAAATTTTTGTATGAGAACCTGGAATAATTTCTAATGTTGAATTATCTAAATATAATAAAGCAGTATATATATTTACTAATTTTTCATTTGAATAATTATGTATATCTCTATGAAAAAAACCAGCATCTGAAGAATTATTATTATTACTCGCTCGATATTTAATATTTTTTAAATTAAAATTTAAATTTTTATTAATATTATTAATTATTAATTTAGTATTTACTTTTTCTTCTAATTTTGTATAATTAACTAATTCTTTTTTAAAACAACTTTTACTTTGCTTTAATTCATTTTTGTTTAATTGATTTTTAAAAATAATATATCCTTTAGTTTTAAGTTCTTCAGTCATGTATATATATATATATATATATTATAATACAAACTTTCATTTTTTATGTATAATGATACACTTCCCCATTTAGTATATCTAATGATTTATATGTAACATAAATTATTTTACCTTGAATACCTAGTTTTCCAATATTATTTTTATTGTTAATATATTTATTAAATAAATCATTATCAAATTCTAAAATAATTTTATGTCCTGAATTAACAGATGATAAATTAATATTACCTGAAGGTTGATAAGTTTCAGGAGAAATTGAAAAATTTTTATAATATACTCCTTTCGGTAATTGTGATTTTAGAAATAGTAAATTTACTACATCGTTAAATCCACCATTATTAAAAGCTAATAAATTATATTCATTATATACTATTAATTTTAATTCTGACATTATTTCTGGATCTATTAAAGTTTTAATATCATAATTACTTAATTTTGATTTACTATATGTATTATAACCATTTACTGATAATTTTGGTTGTATAAATACATATAGTTCTTTAATTGAATCAGGTACAATATCTAATGTTTTATTAAAACTACTATTATTAGTTTCTATTACTTGTTCATATCTAGTTTGTATAATATATCGAAGTGGATATTTTGCAAATATATGATTTTCTATATTATCAAGATAGCCATATTCTAAATTTAAATATATTTCAGGTGGTGGTATTAAATCTAATAACCAGCTATACTCAATAAAATAATGATAATCTAGTAATAAAATTTTTGTTGCTTCCGGTATGTTATTATTTGATTTTAAATTATTTTTCATATAAATCCACTCATCCAAGTCCATAACTAATTCACCATTTGTATCATCTAATGTACCATATTTAGTTAATATATCTGTACTATTAATACCATTATAATTATGGTCTAAAATAAATTTATTAATTTTATTAAATTTATAACGATAAATATGTTGAGGTAATATTAAATCAACACTAGGATTAAAAGGTTCAAATTTTTCTTTAATTATATTATTATTTATATTTATATTTTTGTGGTCTTCTCTGTGTATATCAATAATTAAATTATTATAAAAATCTTCTTCCCAATCCTGAAAATATATTAATTTTTCTAATTCATTAATTTTACTTTTAATACTTAAAGTACTATTAGTTAATGCAATAATAGGTAAAGCATTATTCGTACCTTCTGTACAAAAACCAAATAGTAAAGGAATATACATTTTTTTTTTATAATAATCATTATTATAAAGAGAATCATTATTTCTTATTACTTTATTATAATTAATATAATTATCAGAATATATAGAATGATTCTGTTTAATATGTAAATAATCATTTGAATAAGAATCTATATCATTATTATCTATTAAAAATGTAAATTCTGTAAGATAATAATGAGCTAAATTATCTATCCATTTATAAAATATTTTACCTTGATTTTTATTATCATATAAATTTTGATAATATAATTTATTATTATAATAATATTCTAAATAATTATTTATATTTTTAAATTTTATGTTTACATTTTTTTCTATATCACTTACAGATATATCATTAGTAATTCTAGTAATATACTCAAATATATCAGTCTCAGGTACTATATAATTAATTATACCACTAGAAATATTAACGTATATATCGTTATATTTTTCTTTAATTGTAGATATATTTTCTTTAATATTATCAATTGTAATATTATCTATTTTTAAATTTTTAATTATTTCAACATATATTTCTATTTGTATATTACTATATTTTTTAAAATTTATAAATAATGTTTCCCACTTATTTATATGATTTTGATATTTTTCTAAAATTATATTTTTACTTTTTTTAATATAATTATTATAAAATTCTTGATTTTTTTTTTTAATTATATTATCAGTCAAATTTATATTTGGAATATTTACTTCAAAAAAACATCTATATAATAAACTACCATTTAATGGTATATCAAAAGATATGGGCGAATCATAGTCTGAAGAATTTATGTTAAATCTTTTAAATTCAAAAGCGTATGGTGTATGTTTTAAATTTTTAATTTTAAAAATAGTATCAGTACTTTCTTTTAATTTTTCAGTAGATATTTGTACTAATGATTTTTTTATTGACATTAATAAATTAAAATAACTTAGATTTAAATATAATTATTTAAATCTATATTTTGGATACCATATTTATACTTATTTAGGTAGTTCTCCCCAACCATCAGCAACAGCAGCATCAGCATCGTGTATACGATTACCTAAAGCATTAGCAACTGGTGTCGAAGATAATTCACCAACGAAAATACCGGCAGCAGTTGTACCAGCTTCAGTAATCATGTTATCAACACTTAAATCAGCTAAGTAATCAACTGAAGCAATTGATAATGTACGTTTAGTTACTTCACTAAGAGTAGTTTTCCATTTTTTATCTTGATCTTTAAGTGTGTGGTGAATAATTGGTTCAACAATTATATCAGAAAGGATTATACCGAAAATTGCCAATAAGACATTTCTGGCAATAGCAGGGCTAATTTCTGGTCTTTGTCCTTTAACAGTTGCGGTAAAGACAAGTTGAGTTCCTAATAAGACAATTGTTTCAATTATATCTTTAATTAATATACCTCCTAATTTACGAGTACCATGTTGAACTTTATCTTTTTTTGTTTCAGTTACTGTATCATTCTTATCTAAATCATTACTTGTGTAATCATAATTATCACTATCATATGGAGCACTTAATAAAACCCAATTAATAACTTTAGATGTAACAAAAATATTTATCAAGTAACCAAGAACTAAACCAGCAAAAGATATTGCCCAGTCATTATTAAATACGTCTTTTAAAGATTTACCTTTTAATGAAGGCATAACTTGTGATTTTAATGCTTGTGCCACAAGAAGTGTAATTATAAAAGCAATTATACGTTTAGATTGATGAGTTCGTTTATAATCCGCAAGGCCAGTCGCCATTGTATATAACTATCATTAGATAAAATTTTTATACTATTTTTATACTATTTTTATACTATTTTTATACTATTTTTATACTATTTTTATACTATTTTTATACTATTTTTAAATTAGTTTATATATAAACAGGAATATGTATATATATTATAATATGAATAATTTAAAAAAAATATTGGATTATAAATTTATACTTTTAATTTTTATAACTTTAATCACTTTTTTTTTGTATAAAGAATTAGATAATGTATTAACAAGAATAAATAATGTTGAAAAAAATTTAATAATTTTTAAAAATAGAAATAATAATAGTTTAAATAATATTATACAAGATGTTCATAAAAACAGTGACGATTTTAAATTAGATAATAATAGTTTAAATAATATTATACAAGATGTTTATAAAAACAGTGAAGATTTTAAATTAGATAATACGTATACAAATACAGCAGTTGTAACAAAAGTACATTTTAATCCTGATGATATGTATAAAAACAGTGAAGATTTTAAATTAGATAATACGTATACAAATACAGCAGTTGTAACAAAAGTACATTTTAATCCTGATGATATGTATAAAAACAATGAAACTATATATTATAATACTAATGCTTTAGAAACGAAAAAGTCATATAACGATAATTTAGAACATAATGATTTAGAACATAATAATTTAGAAAATGTTGATTTAGAAAATGTTGCTTCAGATAACGATAATTTAGAAAATGTTGCTTCAGATAACGATAATTTAGAAAATGTTGCTTCAGATAACGATAATTTAGAAAATGTTGCTTCAGATAACGATAATTTAGAAAATGTTGCTTCAGATAACGATAATTTAGAAAATGTTGCTTCAGATAACGATAATTTAGAAAATGTTGCTTCAGATAATGTTGATTTAGAAAATGTTGATTCAGATAACGATAATTTAGAAAATGTTGCTTCAGATAATGTTGATTTAGAAAATGTTGATTCAGATAACGATAATTTAGAAAATGTTGCTTCAGATAATGTTGATTTAGAAAATGTTGATTCAGATAACGATAATTTAGAAAATGTTGCTTCAGATAATGTTGATTTAGAAAATAATGATTTGGAAAATATTAGTGTTGTCAATAATGTTAATTCCGATAATGTTGATTTAGAAAATAATGATTTGGAAAATATGAGTGTTGTCAATAATGTTAATTCCGATAATGTTGATTTAGAAAATGATGATTTACAAGATAATAATGAGGAAATCGAACAATATAGTAATGAAATATCTGAAGATATTAATATATATTCTAATGATAATGAAGAAGAAAATCATACATCACAACTAGAAAGTTTAGAAGAGTTACCAGAAAAATCATATATAGATGAAGATATAGAAAGTTTATTAAGAAATAAATTAATAGAATTACAAGAAATTGCTAAAGAGTTAGATATACCAATAGTTTTTACTACAGGTAAAAAGAAAAGAAAACGCGATTTAGCACAAGAAATAATTCAAAAAAAAAATATCTAAATATTATTATATATGAGTGAATTAAACAATGAATATGGTTTAACTAATTCTTGTCCTGCCCTTATGAATGACGGCAGAGGTATGTTAACAAATTTTAAAAATAATAAAGTAATTACACAAGAATTACGAAAAAGTTTAAAAGCAACTACATCAAATAATTATAGAAATAAATTACAAAAAGAAGATATAAATTTTGCCCACAGTCAGTTAGAAACTGATGTAAAGAATTTCGTTTGTGCTGTTGATCCTGAAGGAGAAATTAAATTAAGTAATATTGTGGTTTTAGATAATGGAGAAGAATCATCTTTTCGGGATCATTTTAGATCATTAAAATAAAAGTATTAAAAAATGTTAAAAATAATATTTATAAAATTATTTTTAATTTCATAATTAATCAAGTACCAACTAGCACAGAATTTGTATTTGATAAAATCATAAATGTAGTTGTATTAGGAGCATATAAAATAACACTTGAATGGTTAGTCAGAAATGTTAATTTATTTTCATTAGTTTGAAAATTAAAAAAACAATTTAAACCTAATGTTACAGTTGAATCATTAGCACCATTTCTATATATTATTAATACCATTCCTTTTTGTGGTATTAGATTAGTTAAATTTACTTGTCCTGTACTTGACTCTAATTCCCAGACTGTATTTACATAATCAGTTGCTACTAAATCACTTGCCGTATTATTAAACTTTTTTGTATTACCATCACTACCGAGTAATTTTAAATTTTTTGAAATAATAACTGAATTATTAGCAATTGTTCCTGAACCCAAATTAATATCCATATAACTATATACACTTGGTTCTGCGGTAGTAGTATCATTTAAAGACCAACCCTTATTTGAATTACCTGTCGTTACTCCTAATTTTATTGGTCCAGTTATTTCTAAATCAAAACCTAAAATTCCTGTTACCCCATCTATACTTGGTGCTATTGCTGTACCAGTTGCATCTAAAAAAAATATTTCTAAATTATTTAATGTTTCGGTAATAGATTTTTTTACAATTCTTGGAATAGCAAAAGAACTTTCTGATAAATGTGGAATTATATTTATATTAGGTTGTTGTGTAAATGTTTTACCATATGTTATTTGAAAACTTTTTGATACTAAAACATAATTACAGGTAAAATTTATTGGTAAATTATTATTTGATGGCGAACTTAGATAATCTTTAGTAACAGAAGTTAATGAATTATTAGATGCTACTACACAATCAGATAATAAATTAAATTTACCTAATGTGCTATCAACACCAAATGATAATCTAATTGTATACAAATTTGATTCTGATGAATTTACAGGTCGAAATAATGACATTAATTATAAATATAGTTAATTTTTAAGTATATTTATAATAAGTTTTTAAAATTTATTAAACATATTGACCTACATTAACTGTTTGTTCAAATATTGTCCCTTCAAAATAAGTTACAAAATGGTTAACTCTGTTACAATCTCCTATTTGTACACAATTTTCATGATTAACATCATCTTTTACTCTAGTACCCGTATATAAATGGGATAATGTTGTAAATTTAGGAACACATAATTGACATTTATCATATTGTAGTAATACATAAGATTAAACTATCTGTTTGTGTTAAAGCTACCATAGCTGCTCGTAAAGGACATCCTCCTTCACTAAAACATTCTGTAAAAGTATGCCCGAAACATCTATTATCAATAAAAATATCAAATCCACTTTGAACACCTACAGAACAAGAAGATAAAATACCTGATAACAAGGCTATTGATGGTTCTAAATTATTACTATTAAAGTTTTCATCAATTCCCGCTTGACATATATTATTTTTTTGTTCATTACAATTACGAACACATTTATTAGTAGGTATTTCAGTTGAAGATCTATCAGTAGCACAATTACAACTATCGATAATTTGTACAGAATTAACATAATCTACCATATAACTACTATATGTTAATAGACTACAAGACAATTTTGTATTTTTACATATTCCATCACATCTTCCTACATCTATATACTTTCCATAATGTAATTCATATTTTGTATTTCTTCTACAAGTTTTATGTTGACATTTTTTACTAGTTATCCATCTACATACATTTCCACCATAAATCTTATTACATCTATCATTACCGTATGAAGTTAGATGCGCACAATTATAATTTGCTTGTTCTAACGGAAAGGATGGTTTATTTTTACTATCTAAACAAGATTGTTCTTTAATCGTAATAGGTTTAATTATATCAACTAGATTATCAACAGAATTATCATCATCGAATTTAGATTGTAATCCTGATTGTAATCCTGATACAAGTGATATACACATTAAGAGTATAAAACTATATTGAAACATTAGTGTTTTTTTAAATAAATTTTAAAATAATTTTCTAAATGTTTAATTTTATTATTTAATCTATAAATATATAAATGTGCTTTTTCAAGTTCTTCTAGAATATCTTCTCTTCTTTGTTCTTCTCCAAAAATACTAATATAATTTTTATAATTATACATAGATGCTAAAGATGGTAAATGTTTATTTTTGAACATAAAATCCGCGTGTTCTTCAATAGTTTCTAATTTATAATTATTACTAAATACATAATCAGGAACTGTTATTTCACAATATTTTAAACCATCTATAAATTTTGTTGTATTTGTATTTGTAATTTCATCTTCAAATGTATAACTATAAGTTGCTACTTTTGACGAATCTTCCGTATAAGTTAACCATCTTTCATCTACTAAATACACTTTATTATATTTACTTGGATCGGTTATATATGAATTAATATTATCGGATAAAAATATTTCATCTGTAAGTAAATTAGGATCAATACCCGGATTAGTCCAAGTATCATCAGAACTAAAAGTATCAATATTATCCATATAAGACTCTCCAACAATAAAACTAGGTAAATCTCCATCAATAATAGTCGGAGGTAAAACTTCTAATCTAAAACTTTCCTTTCTATTTATTATACAAGTAGTATTTTTAACAATAAATGTATTTTCATATCCATATACTTCTAAAAGTAATTTATTTGTTGATGTTTTTGAAAAGGTGTAATCTGTTTTTAAATATTCATTATTTAAATTTTTTAAATAAACTTGTTCATTATTTAATAACGCTTTACTATTCTCTTCATCATCTTTTTTAACTAATTTAAAAGCGTTTGATGGATCCACCTCTTCATAATGATAATATTCATTTAGTAAATATATATTTGTTATTGCTAATCTAGTTATACTATTTTCGGTAATAGATAACGATCCTTCTGAAATAATTGTATAAATTTTTTTTAAAGATGCTGATATAATTATCTTCTGGTTATCATTAATACATATATCATCACGAATTGAAATTGTAACTTGAACTATATCATTTATATCAAACTTTAAATAAGTAAAATCAATAGTACTATCTAATTCATTAATTTGTGTTTTTATATTTTCTTCAAACGTAACCAAGTCTAATCCACTATATTCAAAACACAAGTAAAAAGATAAAGTTTCAGATATAGTTCCTATGTCACATTTATCTAATCTACAATTATTAAAATATAAATGCCCATTAGAAACATGAACTTTATATTGACTTGAATCAAAAAATAAACTATCCCCGACTAAAACTTTATTTTTAACAGTCAAATCATAATCATTATTAACAGTTGTATTTATTCCTATTTTACTAAATGTATACGCATTTTCATTACTATCAATTTGCCAAGGTGAAATATCAATACTAATATCATCAGAAACAATATTTGAGATTTTTTCATTATTATAATACAATTTGGCATCATTTTTAGTTATTAAGATATTATCATTATTATTTTTAAAAATAATTTTTTTTGTATTTAATTCTGTTGAAAACATATTTCCATTAATATTTAAATTATAATTATTAGCATCTGATGTATTAATACTTACATTTGAAAATGTATATGTATTTTCTTCTGTATCAAATGCCCATGGAGATATAAATTCACTTGTTTCAATATTATTAAATATATTAGTTATATTTATTGTTTCAAATATAGAAGGATTTATAGTAGTATCTGGATCTTCTGGTAAATTTTCTAAAATATCAGGTAAGTCGTCATCTAAAACTTCAGGTAGAATATCGTCTAAAATATCAGGTACGATTTCTTCAATTTTATTATCAATTACAGATTCAATAACATCAACAAAATTAGTTTGTAATTGAACTGTTTCGGAAATATTGGTAAAAGTTCTTTTTTTATTATTACTTATTTTAGTATATGGTTCACCATATTTAAAAATATTTCGTGAAATTTTTAAACTATGTGTCATTTAATTAATATATTAATATTAATTTATATAACTTTAAAAAAAAACTATACATATATATATATATAATGACGAATAGATTTGATAAAAAATATTATAAACCAAAGAAAATAGATGAAAAATTAATAGGAGAATTATTTAATATTATAGAAAATATAGACATTGACCTACTAACAAATTTTAGTTTACAAAAAAGAATTCCATTATCAATTAGTGACAATAAAGGAAATAATCTTATTCATCATGTTATAAATAATTCAGATAATTCAATCAATGAAATTAGAAAATTAAATATTTTAAAATATTTGGTCAATAATAATGTTAATCCAAATGCTCCAAATGAAGAAAATAAAACACCTTTACATTTAGCTTGTGAAAAACAACAAATTAACTTAATTAATTATTTAATCCATATTGGAGTAAATATTAATCATATTGACAATTATGGAAATACTTGTCTGCATTATATGACTTGTGGGAAGATAGTAACATGGAAAGATAAATCAAAAAAACCATTAATTAAAAAACCAAAAATAAATGTTAGTAAAAAATATAAAGCATTATCTATATTAAAAAAAAAAGTATGGGAGCAAGTTAAAGATTCCCAATTTTTAAAACTAATTAATAATAGTCTTGAGGTGTCTATTGGATCAAGTGAAGATTCTATAAATATAGTAAAAGATTTTGATGAAAAACTTAGAGAAATTTCAACGGGAGAATTTAGACCTGATGATAAATTTGAATATTTAAAATCTATTCAAGGTGCTAAAATAGATAAATTTCAAAAAGATATTTTAAACCGATGGGGTGATTTTGATAATTTAGACAAATCAATAGAAATTCACGAAAAATTACTAGATTCTTGGCCACAAATTGAAGACGATTGGTATGCTGATGGTGAGAGTACACGTAAAATTGAATTACCAATAAATGAAGCCGTTATAAAAGGTAGTGATTATATAAAAGAATTAGTTGAAGGTACTAATGTTGCTGTTGATAATTTAATTGAAATTTTATCAGATGATAGTACAATTGTACCACAAGCACAATTTGGAGCAACTACAGCTAAAAAATATTATCATATTAATCAAATGGGTGGTGCTCAAATAGGAGATAGTGTTTATTCGTTAGAAAATAATGAATCGTGGACTGATATTAAAGAGGATGGTGGTAAAGTATGGATATTAGATTCTGGTAGGATTGCTAAGAAAAAAAATGAAAATATAAAATGGACTACGTCAGGGATGAGTAAAACATTAAATTCTATGATAAACAAAGATATTAAAATTAATCCCCAATTTGGAAAAGAAATTGAAAATGTAAAAGAAATTTATGATAAAATAAATAAATTAATTTTAGATAATAATAAATATGGAATAATTCAAAATTTTGATATTGAAGATATTTATAATAAAATTAAGAACGATAATTATTTTGACGGGGAAGAAATTTTTACAGATTATATTGAAGATGTAGGATTTGCTGTCGAAGTAGAATTTTCTACCAATCTAGAAAAACTAGAAGAATTAACTAAAAAATTATTGGGACAAGATACAGATAAAATTTTTGATTTTCAAAATTCTTTAAGAACGTCTGGATTATCAGAAATAGATAAAGATAACATAGAAAAAAAAATAAGCATTTTAAAAAAGTATTTAATAAGTAAATATAAAAAATATGGAAGAATTTTAGAAAAGAAACTTACAATTGATAAAGATACTTTTGAAACAAACCAAATTAAATTAAAAGATTTAAATCAAAAAAAAATAGTGTTAACTATTTCAAAAAAAACAACTGAACAAGAATTTACACAAAAAAAACAAAATCAAATAAATGAATATCTTGATGATAAAATAAAAGAATATGAAAAAATAATAGAAACTGTCAAAGATAAAGCTAATGAATTTATAAATTCATTAAGTACTCCAGCTGCTGGTGCTGCTGCTCCTCCAGGTGCTTTAGGTCCTCCAGTCGGTCCTGGTATTCCAGTAGGAGGAGTAGCAGGTGTTCCAGGTACACCGAGTACAACAATTGATACTGATAATTTTAGACTTAAAATAGTGTCTTACTTGAAAATGATTGGAATGATTAGTGATGAATTAAATTTTTTTAAAAGGAAAATTACAACAGTTAGACTACCAGCAGTTGGAGCACCACCAGGTGGATTAGCATTAGGAATACCAGCAGGACCAACTACTATAATATTTACAGAACTCGATAAATTAATTTTAGAAATAAATAAGAGTCTCAAATGTATCGAAAATAGAATTAATAAATTAGAAAAAGATATTTTAGAATTGATTAAAAAAGCAGACCAATATACTAAAAAATACAATATTAACAGTAATTATACCGATGCTAATAAAAAAACAGTTACAAAAATTTTAGAAAATTTCAAAATTCTTTTTGATACTTTTAATTTTGTTAGAACATTTTATAAAGAATTTAAGTCAGGTTTAAATGTTATAGTAAATGAAGAAGATATAGAATTTAATAGAATTAAATTAGATTTTAATGAAACAGAAAAAGCAATTACTTTATTAGAAAATAATATTAAAGATAATAAAAAACAAATATATGAAGACAATATTAAAGATTTAGAATTAAAATTACCTAAAACAACTGATTCTACAAAAATATATAATTTAAATCAACAAATAAAATCTTTTAAATATTTGTATTTTAAAATAAAATATAATGATATTCAAGATAGTTTAAAATTATTACTAGAAACTATTAAAAAATCGGATACAAAAGATTTAAGTAAATTAACAACATTATATGAAGAAAGAGCATTAATGTATGAAGAAATAAATAATTTAGGAAATATAATAGATGATTTAAAAAGTATTGAAGAATCATCTGATAAAATTAATAAATTTCAAAAAATAAAAGAAGAGTTAAACAATTCAAAAGAAAATAATGAAAATGATATAACTCAAAATGATTTATCTATTAATCAGTTTGAAGAACGTAAAAAAGATAAAGAATTTGAGAAAGAAATTTTAGATTTAGAAATTGAATATTTGACTAAAAAAATTACAGATAAAAATACAGAATTAGCTACTGCTACTCCCGCGAATAAGGCAAAATTAACTAAAGAAAAAAGACAACTAGAAAAAGAAAAAGTTACTAAGGAAAATCAAAAAGGTAAAATAGATAATAAAGAACTTATTGATATTCAAATTGAAATTATAAAATTAAAAGCTACGGGAAAAGTTTTAGAACTTCGTAAGAATAAAATAGAAACTAAAATAAATAATATTGATAATAAAATTACAATTCAAACAACTGATTTAGAATCAAGTAAAGCAAGTAAAGAAGCAAGAGAAGAGCGTATTGATTCATTAAATCAAGAAAAAGTAGAAGAATTAACATATGATCAATTTACAAGTATAAAACAAAAGGAACAAGATGAAAGTAAAGAAAAAGAAGAAATTAAAGAAGAAGCTATAAAAGGTACTACAGAAAAGAAATATTATGTTCAAAAGGGAGGTGATTTAAAAGATGATATACAAACTTTAATAACTCAAATAATAAAAGCACCTATTCATCCCTTTGGGTATGCCGGTGATACTATAGCAAATTTATTAACAGACGATGATATGAAAGAAAAATACAATAAAATTACTGATATACTAACTAATTATTTACAAGAAAAAAAAATAGCAATTAATCAAGTTAGTAATATTATGGACTGGGATAAACATATTTTTGTCGGTGGTTCAAGAGATATTATTTTAAAAGAAATTAATAATAGAAAATTTTTAAATTTTTATCAAATTGCTGATCTAACTTATTTATATATATATAATATCATAATAGATAGATCTATTAATGATGTAAATACAACAGATATTTATTTAACTGGTCAATATCAAGGAATAAGAGATTGCTATAATATATTAAATTTTTACATATTCTATCTAATTTTGTTCTTGTCTAAAAAAGAAATAAATATATTTGGTTTATATGAAGTAAATGTATCACAAATAACAAAATTAGAACAAGAATGTGTAAATAGTATTAAAAGTGGTAGATTTAGAAATTGTAATCAAAATAGATTTTATCAGATTTCTAAAATGATAGAAGAAAGAAAAACAAATAGTGGTTTAGATTTTGTACCAAATAATAAAAATTATTTAATTCAATATATTTATGAATTAAAATGTGAAATGGAATGTATTAAATCTAATTCTCATTTAGTAAATTCTCAACCAAAAATTTCTCAAACATTTATTTATTTATTAACTGCTATACAAAATAATCAAACTAATTTATATTTATCATTTTTACAAGCAAGTAGATTACATTATATAAAAGAAAAAATAGATGAAGATGATGATGAGTATAACGAGATTATTAATTGGATATTAGTATTACTCAATGATACTAAAACAAATATATTTGACGATACAAGTAATGATTTTAAACCTAATATTGATACTGGAGGAAATTTAGAAATATTAGAAGTATTACTTGAAAGGTATTTTAATAATACTATTTTAGGAGAACCAAAACATACACCATTAACTAAAATATCTATACGCGAAGGGAAAAAATTAGCACCTTGTGAATTAGTATCACTAGCAATAATGAAATATTATGAATCTATGGAACAAAAACCATTATTACAACATGTTGTTGATACAATTAGTGTTATTCGATATTATTACTTAATAAAAAATAAAACAACACCTTTAACATTAACAAAAAAAAAATTAAAAAGTTTATATTTGTCACCTGATTGTTATAAAAAAAATATTTTAATTAAGACTGGAAATCCTGCTACTGTACCATTTAAATCTAATTTAAATTATACTTATTTAAAAACAGTTGATGTAGATAATAAATATAAGAATATTTTTGATGCTGATATAGCAGTCCAATTGGAAAATTTAACTGAATACCAGATACCAAGTAGAATTAATTTTTATTTGACAAGTAAAGAATCAGATTTTGAAAAAAGTAGAAATAATGGTAGATCTTCTACTGGAAAAGACCACATTTTAAATATTAAAAAATTAATTGAAGCTAATCATTTTGGTTTAAATTATTTAGGATTACTTCCAAAAGTAAAAGTTGATGATTCTATTAATGTTCAAGTTAGAGGAGGACAACAAAATTTTCCTTTACAACTACAACTAGGATGGTTTACTACTGAAGTACAAAATAATGTAAATCATCCATATTATGATATTTCAGATTCTAGAGGTGATTCAGATGATTATACAAGATATAGACCTTGTTATACTGATAATTATAAAGATTTTTTAAGAAGGTTAGTTGGTATAATAATTAATTTAGAATCTGCGGTTAAAAAATATTTTAAAAGTTACATAAAAGAATTTCAAAAAAATAAAGAAACGGAGAATTATAGTAAATTAGTTACATTTTTATATCCTATACTTGTAGCAATTAATAATCATAAACTAGTTATAATAAATTTATGTAATGATATGAAATTATTTGAATATCAGTTTAATGATAGTTTTTTGAATGAAGTTGTAAGTAATATAAATAAAATTAATACAAATTTATTTTTTATTTACTATCTTAAAAAACAAGATAGTGATAGATTAAAAATACCACAATTTTTATATCATCAGTTAAGTACGAATAGTAACCCATTAACTGTTTTTGACTATACCTTAAGAGACGACGATGATAATTATGAAATGAATCAATATCCTGATGAAAATATTAAATTAAATGATATTAATCCTCCGTACGAGGAAGATGGAGATATAGAATATGATGACGATAAGTTGTTTGAAGATGATAATGAACATAAATATACTATAATTAGAAGTAAAGTAAACCCTACTCCAGATAATAAAATTTTGTCATTTTATAATATTATAAAACGTAATTTAGAAAATGGTGATTATTTTAAAATAAATAGAATTATTAAAAAAGCATATAGACAAACAAGTAATCAAAAATTACCTCCATCAATACATAATAATTTAAACAAATTTTACAAGTATAATTTAATCAGAATTTTAATTGATAAAGCAAAAGATTTACACATTATTGATAATGATAATGATGATGATAATTATAAAACAATTTTTGGTCCAACAAATAATAAAAAGGTATTTAATCTTTACAAATTAGTACTAAATTTAAAGTTAGCAGGTGAAGTAATATCTTTATATTTGAAAAATGAGGTTTATAGAATTGGAGCAAAAATAATGGAAGAGGTGATTGATAATTATCCAGTTACTAGTAATCGTGAAGCTAAAATAAACGTACAATTTTTACTTGAAGATAAACCTTTTGAAGTAGATTTAAAAGAATCAATGACACCTGATAATTTTAGTACAGTAACAGATGGTATAGCAGGACAACCTAAAAGTGTTTATGAAATGGATATTACAAACTTTTCAGCAAAAAAAATTTATAATAAAAAGAATGATTTTATAATTTACCCCGAAGACTATAATAGATTAGAACCAACAAAGGCAATGCTAAAAGTTGTTATAAGTAAGGATATAATAATGAAATTATTAAAATCAAAAGTTAATATTAACATTCGTAATATGAATAATGATTTAGCTTTAAAATATATTGTTAAACAATTGAATTATAAAAAAATAGAAGAAATAATAAATAATTTAGATGTAGATAATAGAGGATTTTTTAAAAATTATATGAAAAAACATTTTAATGATTATCTTGAAAGAAAATTTAAAAATCATTTAGAAAAGTTTAAAAGGGGTAAAGATATTATTGATAGAAATGAGAAAATTAAAGAGCAAATAAAAAATTTTGTTAATACTCAATATAATGAAGTTAAAATACTATCAGAAGATAATTATGACTACAATATTTTAAGAGGTTTAGAAGATTCATTTATAATTTGTAATATTTACTCTCAAAATATTATTAATAATAGAAATATAACAAATTTTAATTTAAGAAATAGATATTTAAATTTTAAAACATTATCAATTAATAATAAAATTAGGAATTTAAATACAAATAAAAATTTATCTTACTTAATAAACAATACTAATAGTATTAAAAAGTATTTAAAATATTGGCAAACACAATACGCTTTACCATTTCCATTACCACCACCGTCACCAATACCAAGACCACAACTACCGCCACCACTACTACCGCCACCGCCACCTCCGATCCGCCGCCCTCTTCCTCCGCCGGCGCCGGCACCACTACCATTTAATGATATTGATTTTAATACAATTATTGACAATATAGAAAACTATTTTACCGAAAAATATTTTAAAATACCAAAAATACCAAAAATACCAAAAAGAGGGAAAGACACAATTCCTAATATATTTAAAAAAAGTACTAACCAATTATTATTATATTTAACAAAACAATTTATTTGTGTTCCAATTGAAATTATTTTACGTAGAATTTTATGGGCTCAACTAGATAAATTTGATTTCTCAACTAATAGAACAGACTCGCAAAAAATAGAAGATAAAATAGAAATGATAGAGTATATATTAGGAACACCGAAACCAAGAGATGCAGCAGGTATTGATATAACTGACGAGGACGTTGAAAAATTTCAAAGTAAAAATATCCAAGAAATTTTATATAATGATGTTGCTGATAGATTTGTTAAATATATAACTAATTTCTTTGATACAGAAGAAGATAAAATAGAATATATGGAATTTATGAATGATGATATAGAAACAACATTAACAAAATTTTTAGATGCGATACTAGATACAAGTCCTGTTAAATTTAATGATAAAGTAAAAGAATTATTTATTGAACAAGTGATTCCATATTTTAAAGATCATATTCCTAGAATCATTAAAAACTGGCAGATATGTATAGAAAATGTATTTTTATATACAATTAATTTTTATAGAATTGTTAGATGTTATCAATTAATAAATGAATAATATGTTACTCTTCATTGGTATTTAGTTTATTTCTTATGGTTACTAGATTTTCATCTAAGAATTGTCTTTTCATTAATGTTTCATTATAATTTTGTCTAGTTGATAATTCTCTTGTTCTAATTGGTTCTGTTAATTTCTCTATAATTCTTAAAGTAAAACTGTGATTAAAATTTAAAAATGTTGGTTTAGTACCATCTGAATATAAAAATTTTATATTTAATTCATTTAATATAGGAATTGGTATATCAAACTCTAATGGTGAATTTATGAATGTATCAAACATAACTTCTCCTGAAATTCCAGATAAGATTATTTTAGCAAATGGATTTGGTAAATTAGTATTTGATATAACTCCTTCATAATCGTTCAAATACATAAACATATAATAATTAGTACTAGTAAAATTTAAAAATAGTTCTGTTTCATATTGATCACCTACTTCATTATATACATCTTTTATTATATAATCATCAAAATTAGATATTTCATTTTTAAAATCTGTAATAGAGTTTTCCATACCAACATTTTTAAATCCTAATAAATTACCTAATGTATCATTATAATTAAACAAAAGTTGAAAATAATTTTCTAATTTAATTTCTGTACTACTACCCCCGGTACCTATAATATTTATATTATCGCCACTAGTATTAAAAATTAAAATTATACTTGCTATTTCATTAATTTTATCTACTTTATATACTGTATGTTGTTGATTTAATATTCTAGATCCTATATCACCAATAGTAGATGCTTTTTTTAGTGTAATTTTGTCTCCAATATTTAAATTATTAGGTTTTATTTTAATGTGTAATATGTAAAGGTCATCACTATCTTGACTAATACTTAAGGAATTAGGTATATTATAATTTTTATAAGCTTTAAAAATAACTTGTTGAGAATTTGTATTTATTTTTATATCAAAATTATTATATATTTTTTTATTAATAGTTGATTCTATGCGTAAAATAGAATTCATTTCTTCTTTTAGTTTTTCTATAATACCCGAACTAGTATAATTTCCAGACGGTAAAGATACACTATAAATATGAGTCCCATCATCTAAAAATTTCCAATATAATTTATTATTTTTGTTAGTTATATTATTTATATTATATTCTATATATGGAATTTCTGAACTTACTAGTTCTATTCTTACAACATTAGTAAAACTTTTTTTTAAATTTAATTTATATGCATTTGAATTAATATATCCATCTATTTCATTAATAACTTTACCTATTTTAACAGAGTCCCCTCCACCTATTTCATCAAATATCCCATAAGTATCTGAAATAAAATAAATATAATCTTTATCTACTTCACTAATAATATGGGCATTTTTAAATTGATTATTATTTATTGGATAATTCGCATTTAAATATTCAGTTAAGATACCACCTATATTTTTTGTTTTAATTTGAAAGGTATTTTTTAAAATATAAAAATCATTAGTATTTAAATATTGATAGGGTAATTTTAAAAATATATAATTGTTAATTAAAGATTGTTCATTAATACTCAAATTACTTAATATAAATGATTTTATTACATCATTTATAAATATATTATCAAATAATTCAACTCGCTTAAATCCTAAAATTAAATTTATTTGTATATTTCCTATATATGTTTTATTTATATCATTATAATTAATAATTTCAATTAAATCATTATTATTAAAATTATGATTATTAATATTTATTAATAAATATTCACAATTTTTAATAAAAATTAAACAATCTTGTAAGATATAATTTTTATTTTTTATATTTTGTAATACTATTTTATTACCTAATTCTAAATTATGATTAGGATAATACACTTTTATTTTATTACTATCTTTTTTAACTGTAATTGGTTTATTTGTTAACATTTTAAAACCATTTTCTAAAACATTTTGTGGAACTGTATTTCTATATCTAGAATCTATATTTAATAATGATACTTTTAAATATTCATTATTTGTATATGTTTCTAATGATTCATTCTCTATTTCTCTTTTGTAAGTATCCAATTTTTCTTGTTGTATTTTAGTTAATTCTTTTATTTGCGATGACATTAATTATAATGATTATTTTTTTTTATAATAAAAAATTGATAATAAGATTTAAAGACACAATTAGATTTAAAATTCAATGACAAAAGCAACTGATTATGATAAAAAAACTCCACGAGAACACGTCTTATCTAGACCTGATACTTATATTGGAGATATTGAACTAACAACTGAAAATATGGATATATATGATACTAATACAAATTCGATTATAAATAAAACTATCAAATATGTTCCAGGATTTTTAAAATGTTTTGATGAATTAATTGTTAATGCTCGTGATGCTACTGAAAATGATCCAAGTGCCGATACTATAAAAATTAGCGTAAATAAAGATGAAAAATTTATTACTGTTTGGAATAATGGACAAAAAGGTATTCCTGTTGTAGAACATCCAAAATTTAAAACACTTGTACCATCTATGATTTTTGGAGAGATGTTAACTAGTAGTAATTATGATGATAGTAAAAAAAGAACTACAGGTGGTAGAAATGGTTATGGTGCTAAATTAGCAAATATTTTTAGCACCAAGTTTGAAGTCGAAGTAGGCGATTCGTCTAATCAAAAGAAATTTAAACAATCGTGGTCTGAAAATATGAGTACTCGATCAAAACCAAAGGTAATAAATTATTCAAAACCAAATAGTTACGTTCAAGTTAATTTTTACCCAGATTTAGAAAAGTTTGGTCTAACCGAATTGGATGATGATCATATATCTTTGTTTCATAGAAGAGCTGTTGATATATCAGGTATTAGTAATTCTAAACTAAATGTATACTTTAACAAAGAAAAAATTAAGGTTCAGAATTTTAAAAAGTATATTGAATATTATTATAAAGATACTGATATATATTACGATGATTCATCTGCTAGATGGGAAGTTGGATGTTTATATATACCAGATAGTAATAATAAAGTAGTATCTTTTGTTAATGGCATTTCTACTCATAAAGGCGGTACACACGTTAATCATGTTGTAGACCAGATTTTAAAACCGTTAATTAATACATATATTAAGAAAAAGAATAAGGAATTAAAAGTATCTCCAACTTTATTAAAGGAAAATTTAGTATTTTTTATTAATAGTTTAATTGAAAATCCTGCATTTAGTAGTCAAACAAAAGATACTTTAACAAATAAACCTAATAAATTAGGTTCAACATATAACCCATCAGACCAATTGCTTAAAAAATTATCAAAGTGTGGTATTGTAGAACAAGTAATTCAATTTGCTAAATTTAAAGAAACTGCTAAATTAAAGAATACTGATGGTAAAAAGAAAATTAAACTCCGAGGAATTCCTAAATTAGAAGACGCAAATAAAGCAGGTTCTAAAGATTCATCTAAATGCGCTCTAATTTTAACAGAAGGAGATTCTGCTAAAGCGTTTGCTATGGCTGGTCTAGGTATTATTGGAAAAGATTATTATGGTGTGTTTCCATTAAAAGGAAAACTATTAAATGTTCGCGAAGCTTCTGTAAAACAACAACTAGAAAATGATGAAATTAAAAATCTTATTCAAATTATTGGATTGAAACAAGAAAATACATATGAAGATGACGAAGAATTTAATTCTTTAAGATATAGTAAAATTATATGTTTAACGGATCAAGATGTCGATGGTAGTCATATTAAAGGTCTACTTATTAACTTTTTTCATTTTAAATGGCCAGCGTTAATAAAAAGAAAAGGGTTTATCACATCTTTGGCAACACCTATTGTTAAAGCATTCAAAGGTAAAGATGAAAAAGTATTTTATAATTTAACAGATTACGAAAAATGGAAGAAAGAAAATATAAAAGGATGGAAAATTAAATATTATAAGGGTTTAGGTACTTCAACTAGCAAAGAAGCGAAAGATTATTTTGTAGATTTTGAGGATAAATTAATTAAATATTTTTGTGAAAGTGCTCTCGAAGGAATTAATAATATGAATAATTCTATAACTTTAGCATTTGATAAATCAAGAGCAAATGATAGAAAAGAGTGGTTAATGAATTATAATTCTGATGACATTTTAAAATATGAAGAAAGAAACATTTTATATGAAGATTTTATTAATAAAGATTTAAAACATTTTTCAATTGATGATAATAAACGTTCTATTCCACATATTATGGATGGATTAAAACCATCACAAAGAAAAATTTTATTTGGTGCTTTTTTGAGAGGATTAGATAAAACAGAAGTTAAAGTATCACAGTTAGCTGGTTTTGTATCAGATAGAGCTGCTTATCATCATGGTGAAATGTCGCTAACAGGTGCTATTGTTGGTTTAGCTCAAGATTTTGTCGGTTCTAATAATATTAATATCTTAACTCCAAATGGACAATTTGGAACAAGACTTCAAGGCGGAAAGGATGCTGCGTCTCCTCGTTATATTTTCACAGAAATTTCTAAACTTGCAATAAAAATTTTTAAGACTAAAGATATTAATGTTCTAATTAATCAAAGTGAAGATGGTATTGATATTGAACCTGAATATTATGCTCCAATTATTCCTATGATTCTTGTTAATGGTGCTACTGGTATTGGAACAGGGTTTTCAACAAAGATTCCAAATTATAATCCAGTTGATATTATTAATAACTTGATTAGAATTATGGATAATGAAAATTTTAAAGAAATGAAACCATACTGGAATAAATTTAATGGTAAAGTTACTAAGATAGATAAAAATAATTTTAATGTTGAAGGAACATACACAATAAAAAAACAGAAAATGATTATTACTGAATTACCAGTTGGAGAATGGAGTCAAACTTATAAAGATTTTCTTGAAAAGAGTTTGGTACAAGAATCAAATAAAAAGAATAAAAAATTAATAAATCTTTTAAATTATAGAGATAATAATACTGACGAACGTATACATTTTGAACTTGAGTTTGCTAATACAAAATTAAATAAAATGAAAAACATAAGTATGAATTATCGTCTAATTAAAAAAGTATCGTTAACCAATATGCATTTGTTTTCATCAAATGGGACAATAAAGAAATATAATACAATTAAGGATATTATGATGGAATTCTATGAAAATAGATTAAATTTATATGATAAACGTCGTGAATATCAACTTGATAAAATAAAGAAAGAACTTGAATTAATTTCATATAAAGTCAAGTTTATCTTGATGGTTGTTGAGAAAAAACTAATTATTAATAATCGGAAGAAAAAGGATATTGAAGTTGATTTGGAAAAACATAAATTTCCTAAATTAGGTGATCCAAAAACATATAACTATTTGCTTTCTCTTCCTATTTATAATTTAACATATGAAAAGATCGAAGAGTTGAAAAAACAAGAAAAGGAGAAGAATACAGAATATGATAATTTATTAAGTTTATCATCATCCGATATTTGGAAAACTGAATTACAAGAACTATTAGAATTACTTTAATTTATTTTATATATATATATATATAATGGGAGATTTTAATAATCTATTTAGACAACAGAGACAACCATTTATTTTTATGGGTCCGCCATCTAAAAGCGAATGTCAAGATTTAAGAGACGAATTACAAAGAGTTAGAGATGAATTATCAACTGCTAGAAGTTCTGGTAGTACTCCACTATCGATACCACCAACATCCCCTCCTGATTGTTCCAGTCAAAATGCCACAATAAGTAGACTACAAGAAGAAAGAGCAAAAGCTGAAAGTAAAATTAGCGAATTAAAACAATTAAATCAAGAACATATAGAAATAAAAAGGACATTAGCAGCACAAGTAGGTGAAGCAGAAGCAAAAATTACAGCAGCACAACAAGAAGAAAGAGCAAAAGCTGAAAGTAAAATTAGCGAATTAAAACAATTAAATCAAGAACATATAGAAATAAAAAGGACATTAGCAGCACAAGTAGGTGAAGCAGAAGCAAAAATTACAGCAGCACAACAAGAAGAAAGAGCAAAAGCTGAAAGTAAAATTAGCGAATTAAAAGCCGAAAATGAACAACTACAACGTGCTGATCCACGTGGTGATAGAGAATTAAAAAAAAATTTATCAAAAATGAAAAATAAATATTATAATGTAAATGAAAATGCTTTAGATATGTTATTTAACAGATTAAATTAATAAAAAATTGATAAAACTTTATTTAATTATATAAATATAATTAAATAATGAAACTTGAATTTCAAATATACGATTGGTTAGAAGATCACGAGGTAGAAAAAGATGAGGATTCATCGGAAGAGGATTCCCCTACGAATAAAGGTAATTATTATTATATTATTCATACATTTGGTAGAACACTTGAAGGTAAATCTGTTTATATGAAAATTGTAAATTTTACTCCGTACTTTTATATTAAATTACCAGAAAGATGGACAAAAGGTATTGCTAAAGCAAATGTAAAAAAGATGTTGACATATTTTACTAGTGATATGAATAAAAAAGTATGGAAAAAATTTAGAGATTGTCTTGTAAATATGGATGTAATTGAAAGAATGTCCCCAGAAGGTTTTACTAATGGAAAGAAATTCTTATTTGCTAGACTTATTTTTAATAATAGTACTGCTATGAAGAAATTTAGATTTTTATTTGAATATAGTAAAATTTATATTCCTGGTATAACAAAAAAAGCATATCAATTTAAAACGTATGAAGCAAATCTTCCACCAATGTTAAGGTGTTTTCATACAATGAAAGTAAGTGGTTGTTCATGGGTTGAAGTTGAAAAATACGATCGTATAGAAGATGAAGATGATAAAGAAAGTTTTTGTGATATTGAATTAAGAGTAGATTGGAGAAAAATAACACCAATTATAAAAGAACAAAATGCTCCACTTAGAATTCTCAGTTTTGATATTGAATGTAATTCTATTGATGGAGAATTTCCTCAAGCAAGACGTTCTGGAGATGCTATAATTCAAATTGGTTCAACTTATACATATCTAGGTGAAAGTAATCCATATCGACAACATATTGTTTGTTTGGATGAAACAGCAAAAGTAGACAATGTTATAGTTGAATGGTTTGATAATGAGAAAGATATGGTTAAAGGTTGGATTGACGAACTTGTAAAATATGATTGTGATATTATTACAGGTTATAATATTTTCTATTTTGATGAACCTTATATTCACGATAGATGTGAACAACATTTGAAGTTAACATATGAAATATCAAAAATTAGTAAATTAAAAAATTATGAATGTAGATTCAAAGAATTTATCTTAGCATCATCAGCACTTGGTGAAAATAGAATTAGAATGTTTGATACACCAGGCAGAATTCATATTGATTTGATGAAAGACGTTCAAAAGACTTATAAATTAAATAGTTATCGTCTAGATGCTGTATCATCTAATTTTATTCGTGATAAAATTACTAAAATAGAACCTATTGGTGATAATAATTATAGTTTACATTGTAAAGGTATTGATGATATTTTTAATCACGATTTTATTCATATTGAATTAGTACAAGACTATGTATCGGATGAAATTGGTCGTAAATACAAAATTTTTGATATAGATTTTGATAATAAAATTTTAAAAATTAAAGGCGATGACGATATTGTGAATTATTTAGATAATCCAAAACCTGGTATATTATGGTGGTCTCAGGCAAAAGATGATGTTGGTCCTAAAGATATTTTTAGATTACAAAAAGGTTCACCACAAGATAGAGCAATTGTAGCAAAATATTGTATTAAAGATTGTAGGCTTGTTAATCTGCTTGTTAATAAACTCGAAGTTGTTACAAAAAATATAGAAATGAGTAATGTATGTTTTGTACCATTATCTTTCTTATTTATTCGGGGACAAGGTATTAAATTATTTTCACTTTGTATGAAAGTATATCGCGAAGAAGGATATGTATTTCCTGTATTAAAAAAACCAGAAGAAAAAACTCCAAGTTATGAAGGAGCGATTGTGTTTGACCCAGAACCGTCTGTTGATTATGAGGCGGAAGCAGTTAAGGATTATGCTAGTTTATATCCATCTTGTGATATACAGAAAAATATGAGTCACGAAACAATTGTATTAAATGATAAATATGATAATTTACCAGGTATACAATACTTTAACGCAAAGTTTAGAGAATTTGATGGAAGTATTCAATATAGACGTTTTGCTAAATTAGAAGGAGAATTTGGGGTTATACCTAAAATTTTAAGAACTTTACTTGGAGAACGTAAAGCAGTTAAAAAAATTATGAAAAATGAAACTAATATTTTTAAGAAAAAAATTTTAGATGCAAAACAATCAGCACTAAAGGTGACTGCTAATAGTTTATATGGTTCTTTAGGTGCTGATACTAGTCAAGTAAGACAACGAGATATAGCTGCGTGTATTACATCAACAGGTAGAGAAATGTTATATTTTGCTAAAAAATATGATGAAGATATTGTACCTGGATTACTTAATGGTGTAAAAGAAGCTTATTTACAAAATGATGAAAAAAAAGTAAATCTTATATTAAAAGATGAATTAAAGGATAAAGGAATACTTGATAAAATTAAAAAATTTGTTTGTGACGATATAATCAATTTAACTTTTCAACCTATTATTAGGTATGGTGATACTGATTCAGTATTTACTTGTTTTAGATTTCGCGAAAATACTAAGAAAGTTGGTTCTAGAACATCTTTAGATTTATTAAAGAAAATAGTTGCTTTTTCAGAAAATTTAATAAAACCATTTATTCCAATGGAATATCGGGTTATGTGGGAAAATATTCATCAAAAATATTATTCAACCGTACTAGTAACTGACTTATGTTTACCCCCGTCTCCAGAAGTAAAACCAGTACCAGAACATTATAAAACTATTTTACCAATTGAAGATAGATTTGAACAATTTGTTAAAGAATATATGGAAGAAAGTCTTTTTCCTTGGTTATGGACTTTACAAGATATATATAAGAAAAAATATAGAGATGATAAAATTTTTAAAGAAGTATTGAGTGTTAAATTATTTAGACATGGCAATGAAATAGTTGAAAGGATGCGATTAGTCCCCGAAGATTTAGATGGTAACGAACAATTTGAATTATCAAATATGATAAAAAAGTTTATAGATAATACTTTGAAAGATTATTGGATTCAGCCTTATTGGGATTATAACAATAATGAAAAAATTATACGTGTAAAATTTAGAAAAGGTGGTAAAATGATTACAGATAAAAGATCATTAACATTATCTATTGATATGGGAATAATTACAGGTGAATTAGTTAAAAGTAGGTTACCATTTCCTCACGATTTAGAATATGAAAAAACATTCTGGCCTTTTTTGATTCTTACTAAGAAAAGATATGTTGGAAATAAATATGAATTTGATCCAGATAGTTATAAACAGGATTATAATGGTATTGTATTAAAACGTCGCGATAATGCTCCTATTGTAAAAGAAGTGTGTGGCGGAATTATTAATTGTTTAATCAATGATAAAGATCCGATTAAAGCAAAAAAATTTACAAATGATTGTTTACAAAAAATGTTTAATAATGAATATGATATTAAATATTTTTTGACGAGTAAAACATTAAAAATGAAAGAAAGTTATGTTGATTGGACCCGAATTGCTCATGTCGTTCTGGCAGATAGAATTTCTATACGAGATCCCGGTAATTGTCCACAGTCTGGAGATCGTATTCCGTACGCTTTTATTAAAATTAAAAATATTACAAAAGATACTTTACAAGGAGAACGAATTGAAATACCTCAATATATAAAAGAAAAAAATTTAAAATTAGATTATGAATTATATATGACAAACCAAATTATGAAACCTGCTTTACAATTTTTAGAATTAGTGTTGCCTAACGCTAAAAAAATATTTGAAGATTGGAAAGTTAAATTAGAAAATGAAAATGTAGGAAGAACAGATGTTTTAAGTTTTCAAGGTATTAAAATAATAATTTAATTTAAATATTAATAGAATTATAAGATGGTAATGATGATTTACTATTATATTGAGGTGGTATATCATCATAATTATTATTATTTGTCTTATTTATACACTCTTTAATACAAGCTAATATCATCGCAATTATACATATAAATATAATATAAACAGCAAATAAATTTGTAGTCATTTTATTATAAATAAGGATTATTTGCTTAATTATATTTTAATTTTATATAAATTTAGTTTTGTATATCCCATTTTATATTTTTTAACAAAATTGTATTTTTTGTTCATAATAATATTCATTTTTTTATTATCTTTACGAACAGATGAATATAAATATTGTGTATCTGGATAATGTTTTTGTAATTTTTTAATTAATAATTTTAACGATTTACTAAAATATCCTTTATTCTGCTTATCAGAACGAATAAAAATACGAAGTGAAAAATATTTGTCATCTTTTTTACATTTATAAAATCCAATTATACCAATAAAAATTTTTTTATCTACAATTTTGTAGAAATAATAATCTCTATCATTACTGTTTTTATCGTTTATTGAATTATTTATAAATTTATTAACTTTTTTTTTATCCCAAGATTTACCATTACCTATCCATTTCATAACATTATAATTAGTTGTCAAATTATAAATATCACTAAAATCGTTCATTTTAATATGTTTTAATTTAAAATCCATATTAAAATGTTAAAGAAATTATTTATTCATCAATTGAAATCATATTAATGTCACTCGTATTAATTGAATCAGATAATTGTTTTTTATTACCAATACTTATAGTAGTAGCATTTTCTGAACTTGAATCATAACCATCAGTATGAGCGGATGAAGATAAATATGAACCTGCCGACATTTGTGACATATCTGATATCATACTAGGACCTGTTGTAGAATTCATTAATTCCTCTACACTTGGAATAGAACTTTCTGTATTACTATCAGTATTACTATCAGTCTTACTATTAGTCTTACTATCAGTATTACTATCAGTCTTACTATCAGTCTTACTATCAGTCTTACTATCAGTATGACTTTTTTTCTTATTAGCACTTGAAGAAGATGACGATGAACCACCTCCTACTTGTGTTACATAATTATTTTGATATTCTTCATTATTTATAAAAGGAGAAGTCGCAGACATATTAATATCAATATTATTTAAAACTGTTGATGTTTCTGAAATAGTATTTTCGATATTATTAGGAATATTAAGATTTTTCATATTTATAATAGAATTATTTTTAACTGGTGAATTAATATTATCTTGAATAGTTGTTGAAGTTTCTAAATTTTCAGTAGTTGTTCTTTTATTATATGATGTCGCAGAAAAATCTTCAGATCTAATATTATCAAACATTGACGTATTGTTAATTGTAGTTTCTGAATCATTAACAACATTATATTTTTTATTTAATTCCGAATGTCTTATTGTATCTGAAGTATCAGATAATATTTCAGAAAGATTATCTATTAAAGAAGGATCGACCATTGTTGATGTAGCAGACATAGTTGGATCTTGATATATACTTTTATGATTCTTTTCATCAGTATTATTCAAATTAATATTTTGATGATCAACAGGAATTAATACTTGTGCTTTTTTTATACCTTCACTTGAAAATAATTTAGCAAATTCGTGATTATATTGTTGTTTATGTTCAAATTTAGCATTGTTTACTCTTTTTTGATATTTTTGTAAATAATGTGGTTTAGCATCATTTTTTTGATTACTAACTAGATTGCCCATTTATATATATTACAATAGAAAATTTTTAAATTAAAAAATCTAAATATTAGTAAATGAAAGATTCTATTTTATTTTGTACAATAATAATTTTAATTTATATATTTTTATTTATAAATAAATCTAATTTAAAATTAGTTGAATATAAAAATGAAAAAGTATTGGTTCGCGATTTGCCTAATTCAGAACATTCTGTAATACTATTGGGTACACTTATTCAAAGAATGTATTTATTACGTGATTATATTGTTAATAATAAAAGTGTATTTTCAGAAAACTTGGAAAATATTAATCTATTGGAAAAAAATTTTAATCGTAATAGGACATTAATTTATGAAAACACGCCATATTCAGATTATACTTCTTATTCTGTAAATAAAGGTGAAGAATTTGTTTTTTGTTTAAGATGTAAAAAAACAAATAATCTACATAATATAAATTTGCTAGTTTATGTTGCCGTTCATGAAATGGCTCATGCTGGATGTAAAGAATTAGGTCATACGCCTTTATTTAATAAAATATTTAGATTTTATTTAGAAAAAGCTATAGATTTAAATTTTTATTGTTATGAAAATTATTCAATTAATCCTGTTAAATATTGTGGAATGGATTTATATACAAATATACTAAATCCTAAATACATTAATAAAGGACATTTTTATAATTGTAAAGAACGCGATGTTAAAAATTGTAAATGTAATAATGTTTAATAATATAAAAAATAAAATATCAATTAAATATATGAATAATCCAATAAAAATTATCCATAAATTTAAAAATAATAATAAAAGAATTCAATATAATATAAATATTTTTATCGGCGACTATGTCAATGAAGATATTTTAAATGTTTTAAAAAATATTAAATTAAAAAGTTTTTATGATACATTAATATTTTTATCAAAAAACAAAATGGAATTACTAAATAATTATTATGGAAATATGTGGTATAAATTTTTTTTTAATAAATATCATATTAATAATGAAATTAATACTATATTAAAAAATAGTACAAAAAAAAAAGTTATAATTGAAAAATTTGGAAAAATTTGGGTTCAAACACATTTTGAATCAGACACTGTAAGAAAAGTTGAATATTCGTTTGCTGCTAATTATTATGATTATTTAATCGCTCGAAATAAAATTAAAACAAAATCAAAAAAACGTGAAATTGATTTTACAACTTATCAATCTGGAGGTAATGATACAGAAGAAAATATAGATGATAAAATAAGTGATGATGAGGAAAACATTCAAACAACCGAAGATTTAGATGACGAAGTGGCGGATGATTTTGATTTAGAAGAATTAACAAAATTATATTCAATGGATAATGTTGAAACAACTAAAGAATCTAAAAATATATCCAAATTAATAAGTGAAGCAACTAAAGATAAATCCTGGATAAAAGAAAGTGAAAAAGTAGAAAATAATTTTAATGATAAACTAGATAATTTACAATATGATTCTAAATTAGAAGATATATATGAAAAAAATTATATTTTTGATGAATATATATTTATGGATGATAATATAATCACATTAAAAAATAAAATTTGTTCTTCATTATCATTAAATAAAAAATACGAGGACTTAAAATTTTTACCTGAATATCAATATTTTTGGACAGAATATAATTTAAATGATAAAGTTGATAGAATTATGGTTGGACAAAAATGGATTAGAAGAAATGAATTAATTAAAATTGATATTAAACCTAATGATAATATTTCAGTATATGAAAATCTTAGAAATAATTTAGGATATTTAAAAGAAGGTTTTGGAATTAAAATAAAAAGAGAAGATGACACCGCTAAAATAATTAGAGATTATGAAAAATATATGAATTTTAATGAGATTTATATGATAGATTTAATCAATGAGGTAGGAATAAATTATAATAAAGATGCTGAAAAGAAAAGGAATTTATATGAAGTTTATGTTAATATATATTTTCCTTTGATAACATATGAAAGATTTGATAGTATTTTAAATTTTTTGAATAATAAGGATACACGTGAATTAGATAAAAATATGATTAAATTTAATACAATTAAAAATGATAATAAACTAGAAAAAGAAATATATAATATAATTGAAAATACTAAATTAGAAAAAGATAAATATGATAAATATTTTGATAATACTCATATCCTACAAACAATTATACACGTAAATTTAACAAATCCAAAAAATATTACAGGGACAGTATCAAAAGAAAAATTTGATTTATATAAAATATTTGATAATTTTATTGTGACTGATGTTTATCCATTTATTCAATATCAATCTGGTAATTCTGAATTAACATATAAATTTTACACTCAAACAAAAAAAATAGATGATCAAAATATTTTATCAAAATGGTTTGATAATGCTCCTTATGGTATATCATTTAAAATTAAAGTGGAAGATAATAAATTTATATCAATTAATTTAAATGAGAATTGTAAAATAGAATATAAAATTACATGGATGGAAAAAGATAAAGCGACAGTTGACGATATTCAAGAATCTTATAAATACATAAATAATCTTATATTAAAAATTAATAATGAAAATAAAAAAATAAAAATTATTTTACCCAATGAAGATGATTTTAAATATGCTTTTATAAATACAATTCAAAAATTTATTATACCAGATAAAATTAGAATTAATCATAATGATTTATCTGATTTTTCTAGATTTTTTTATACATATATATCTTTGGTTATTGAACCTAAAAAAAGAAAAGGTAAAGATAGTGATTTAGTTGTTACAAGTAAATATGGTACATATTTAAGATATAAGCGTGTTAGTAATTATGAAAATAAAATGAAAATGCATCTGAGAATATTATATTTTTTAAGAAATTATGATATTTCAGATAAAGATCTTGTTGATGAAATATCAAAACAATTTAATATTACATTAGATAATGCAGGCGAAGAATTAGATGAAGTTAAAAATAAATTTTCAAAAGTTATAGATAAGATTAAATCTAGTTCGAAAAAATTAATAACTATGCCTAAATCAAAACCACCTGGAATAGGTATTGATATTCAAGGAAGAAGTGTTGATAAATATAAAATACGTATAGCTGGTGCTAGAAGTAAAGAACAATTATATGAAATAATATCATTTATTAAAGTTTTAATTTATATTTATATTGAAACATATCTAAATAAAAGACCTAAATTTCAAAAAATTAAAAATATATTAACAAAATTAAATAAAATTGCAAAAAGAAGAAACAAAGTTAAAGAAGTTATGGATTATGAAAACGAAATGTCAAAAGTTAAAGAAATAACATCATTAGATAAAAAAAGATTAGGTTTTAGACCGGAAGAAGGCCAAAATCAATGGACTAGAAGTTGTCAAAATAGCGGAGAAGATAAAAAAAGAAGGCCTTTAATTACAAATAATATTAAAGAATTAACAAAACGTGGTTACAAATATAATCCAAAAACTGATTTTTATGAAAAACAATTTATTGCTAAAGGAAAAAAAAATAAACTTGTTACTAGAGCTGTTAAATTAACAGATGAAGAAAGTAATTATAATTATTATACTTGTGACCCGGACGAAAATATAGAACACACATTTATAGGTTTTTTATCTAAAAGTAATAATCCTAATGATTTATGTATGCCTTGTTGTTTTAAAAAAGACCAAATGAATAGTAAAGCAAAAAAAAATTATTATTTAAAATGTATTGGTGATAAAAAAAATGACGATAAAATAGAACAAATGGCTACAAACGAATTAACAGATAAAGTTTATATTTTACAAGATACTAATAAAATTCAAGAAGGACGATTTATTTTTCTTCCAAAGTATCTTAATGAATTTTTTAATAAGGTTTGGAAAAATGATAAAAAAATAAAAAATCATTATTTAATTGAATCTAATTCAGGGTATTATTTTAAATTTACTGTTAAAGATAACAATTATTTCTTTTTAGCCGCTATAGCAAATTGTTTTGATACAACTGTTGATGAGTTAAAAAATTTAGTAATTAAAGTATTAAACGAGGATAAAGATAATAAACTATTTACATATTTGAATAACGGTGATATATGTTCTATTTTTACTAAAGATGAATTTATTAAATATATTAAAAACAGTAATTATTTAGAATATGATATTTTAGGAGAGTTGTTAGCTATGCCTAAAGTTTTATCTCAAAAAGGTATTTTTTATTTTATACTTGAAAAGAAAGTTAAAATTATCAAAAAAGAATTAGAAAAAACTAAATTCATGGAAAATTATTATATTAAATGTTTAAATCCTGAAAATAATTATTATCTGGAAGAAGATAGAGAATTTATAATATTAATAAAAGAAGGTAAATATTATTTTCCTATTTATAAATTAACAAAAAGAAAAATAGATAAAAAAATAGATTTACAAAAAAAATATGATAATAAAGAAGATAATAGTGTTTTAAAAGAATTATTTTTATATTACAACAAGAGTTGTTTAACTAATATTATTAATAATATGTACGAAGATATACATTTAAATTCTAAAAATTTAATTAATAGATTAAAAGATACATATAAAATTACAACTCAAATTATTGATTTAAGAAATAAAGTTCAATATATAGAAATTAATAATAAAATTTATTTACCAACAATACCATCAGGTTCTCATTTAGATTTTAATATAAAATCAATTAGTTCCATAAATAATAAAAAAATATTATCATTAAGTGATACCATAAAAGAATTAAGCAAAATAGAAAAACTTTTAGATTTAGATTACAAACCTAAATTAGTATATTATGATAAAATTAAAAAAGGTTCACCACCTAAATATAATATAACGTCAATATTATTAAAAAATAAATTAATTATACCAATTAATAACGAATATTTATCTAACGTACAATTTAAAAAATATGGGTTATCTTATGAATATCAAACATTAGATAAAATAGTTCAGGATGCTATTGATAATAATAAACCAAATAATGATGGTAGAGCTTTACGTTTTAAAAATATTTTATATAAAAATGAAGGTTATAATTTATTTAGACTAGAAATGTCTTTATATTTTAGTGAAAATAATAAAGATAAAGAATTAATCGATAATATCTTAAAAAATAAAGATATAAGTAAAAAGGATAAAAAAAATGAAATATTGGAAATACTTATAAGAATAATTAATATTAAATTACAAAATAAAATCATTATTCCAACTAAAAAAAAATCTTTATTTGAAATTTCAAAAAATTTACCTAATTTAGAAACATATTCTATTTCTAATATTCGTGATTATTGTAAAATTTACAAAACTAAAGAAAAATGTAATTCTAATTTACATTGTATTTTTATAGCGGATTCGTGTAAATTTAATATCTATGATAAATATGGCATTGAATATATTAATCGTTTATTAGAAGAAATTATACAAAATGATATTAAATACAAAGAATTAATACAAGAAGATACTTATTATGTATCTGATATTGTTGATCATACTCAGTATTCACAAAGACAAAATCAAAAAATTATTAAAACTACAAATTTTAATATTAAAAAAATTATGAGTGAATTATTTGGTAAAGATTCTATGCCTAAATTAGGAAAGAAAAGATTAAAAAAAATAAGCAATCAAGAAGAAGAAACACACGAATTAATTATTTTAGGTAAACAATATATACAAGAAATTGTTCCAAATAATAATTCAATTATACGAGCATATATAAATTCATATTACTGGATTAATAATAATTTATATGATATAGAATCAAGAAATCTTGGTTATATATCTGAATTACAAACACATATAACTAATTTATTCAAAGCAAATATTATTGATTATATTCAGAATAATAAGTTAAATAAAGAATTGTCAGATGATATTAAAACATATTTTGAAAATTCGAAAAATTTCTTTGATTCAGCTATTAATAAATTTAGAAAAACAAATACAAATACGGATGGTGTTTTGGAATTAACTGTATTAAGTTATCTTTTTGATTATCCTATTGTGGTGTTTGATAATTTTAATCGAGTTAAATCTATTTATTCAAATGGACCTGTAAAAGTTACAGAAAAAACAAGTGAAAAATATACAGATAAAAATAAAAGATATAATACTATTTTTTTAAAATTTAATTATGAAGGTAATAATACAAAACCAAAAGAAATATTTTCAATCTATTATTTGAATTAATAATTTATAATTATATATAGATATGTCATTAAAAAAAAATTTTTTAGAAGAAATGATAGAAAAACAAATTAAAAATTGTAATGATAACTATAAATTATCTATTTCCGATATGAAAAGAATTTTAAAATATATAAAATTTTCCATTTTCGATCAAAATCAATGTTGTTTATGGTCTGGATATATTACAAATAATAAAGGAAAATATATTAATTTTTATTTTAATAAAAAAAAAATAGCTCTTCATAGATTATTATATTTAAATTTTATAGATAACTTGTATGAAAATCAATATTTAACTTATACTTGTTGTAATAAAGGTACTTGTTGTAATTTAAATCATATTATTGTAAAGAAAAAAATTATTAAAAATAAAATAAAAGAAAATAAAAATAATAATATAGTTTATTTTGATTAAGTTTTCTATATTATATTAATGAATGATAAACCTTTAGTAAAAATAAATGGAGGCTTTCCTCCTATTAAAGAAAATAAACCAATTAAGACAGACAAGAATTATAAAGATAAATCATTGAGTAAAGAAAGAGGTTTTACTAGTAGTAGTTTAAAAACTGTTAAAATTAGCGATATTATGAAAGCTAAAAAAGAAGACATTATAAAAAATGATAATGTGGAGTTACAAATTGTTGATTCATTATAAAGTATAAATTATATTTTATAATAAAAATCTGTATATTATTGTTAAGGTCGCCTTAATTTCTACACAGCAATTCATTGTCCCAATAAAAACATATTGGTTTTATTCAAAAGTCTCATTCCACATAGACTAGTTTAAATTCATTTGCACCATCCTACACATCTGTATAAGGGATGGGGTCTTTCCCGTCCCAGGGGACGGTGGTATTGCCTTCTGCTAGTTTTCTAAGTTGGAATTTTGCACTATTACCCTCTGTGAACGTGTTGATGTTCCCACTATCTTCATGTACGTACAATAAGGCTCGCGTCTTGTCATACGATGAACTTGAATTGGCGGTAGCCCTAATTGTTTTTTTACCCTCCCATTCAGGTTTTGTGGTGAGATAAGGACTTAAAATGGTTAAATCGTCATCAAACATAACAATTACTTGTTCGCCAACTTTGTTATCTCTTATGCCAGCCTCAAGAGATAAAGTGTTCTTAAATATTATACTAGATTTTTTAAATTGACATATGGTGTCTTTTTCTTGATCTTTTATATTGACACTATCACCTTGAAGGGTTATCACATTTAACTCGCTAAAATGAAGATTAAAACTAGTTGACTTTCTATGGCGAATCTCGGCATGGCGAATCTCGGCATTTTCTGAATCAACTGTGATAATCTCCTTAAACTGTATCTGATTAGCAAGTATAGTCTCCCCTGTAACGAGAAGTTCGCCTTGAATGTCCACTTTAGGTGTGTGAAATGTAATATTTTTATCTTTATTTAGTATTATAGATGCGCCATCACCGTCATTATTTTTAATACTCATTCCTTTGTCACCGCTACTAATTTTTAAATTGCCCGCTTCCGACGTACCCTCAATTGTAAGAGAACCTTCAATTATAACATTTGCTGGGATTATTAATGTACCAGGCTCAACAGTATTATTATGATTATGATAATTTTTTCCTGTTAATAATGATTTTGAAATCATTCCCAAGTTTCTAATAGACTCAACATCAATATCGTATATTTTATTTATTTCTTCAATAACTACTTTTTTTATTGCATCAGGTGATGTAGGGCCAGTGGTGGTGGTGGATGCAACAGGAGCAACAGGAGGGTCAGTAAATTTTTCTATATGTTTTTTTTCAAAATTATCCATTCGTATTTTTAAATAATTAACAGTAAATAGTATACTACCAAGAAATACTAGTACGACGACAAGTAATATAAATAACGATTTTTGTATCATTATATATATATATATAATAAATATTAAATATAATCTAATTAGTATTATAATCATCATCATAATGATAATCTACATTTTTCATATTTTCAGTTGATGGTTCAACTATATGGAAATTAAAACGTTGAAATACTGAGTAAATAAAAATAGTACAAATGAAAGCATATAAAAACTCTTTTGTTATAAAATATTTTAACATTATATATATTTTATATTTTATTTTTTGATTAAAAATAAAAAATTGATTTTAAGTCATATTTTCTTAAATATTATACTATTAATGCAAATGGAATATCTCTTATATCCGTACATCATAAGTAACCTGAAAAACCTAAGCACCGGTATTCTATATTTTGATATGATTATTATTTTTATGAGTACTACGTTGTATTTAATATATAATAATAGAAAATTAACAAACTTTTTTGAAAGTAAATTTAAAAAATATTTTAGCAAAGTAAAATCAAAAATTGTTTTTTCAAATGAAGGGAAAGATAGAAGTAAGAATTTTAAAGCATTAATGTATTATATTGAAAAAAATAGATTTGCTACTATTAAAGAATTAAAAGAAAGATCATCATATAGTTGGAATGGGAATGATGATTATGTTGAAGATACTAAAGCAGCAGGATATGATATTAATCAAATTGAAAAATTTAATTTTACTAAAGATATTTATGGTTTAGTAATACAAGAGGTAAAAGAAAAAAATAAAGGAGGGAATAACACTGAATACAAAGATGTATATACTTTAGAGATCTATTCAGAAAGTTTAGAATTAACAGAATTAGAATTATGGATAAAAAAACAAAAACAAATATATAATAATTATATTAGAGATAAATGTTGTAAAAATCAGATGATATTGACAATAAATTGGGATAGTGCCGATAATAATTTTGTTGTTAATGATAGTGAATGGGAATCTAGTATAACATTTGATAATAGTTATTTTCATGATAAAGAAAAGATACTAAAAAAAATAGATTTCTTCATTCATAATAAAGAATTGTATTATGAAAGAGGTATACCATATAATCTTGGTATTCTATTATATGGTGAACCAGGAGGAGGTAAAACTAGATTTATAAAACAATTACTAAATTATACTAAAAGACACGCAATTGATATTAAATTAACTGATTCCTTTGATTTTGATGAACTTAAAAATATAATACACAATGAAAAAATTGTTGATGAATTTATAATACCTCAAGAAAAAAGAATTATTATTTTTGAAGATATTGATGCGGTGGGTGATGTATTAAAAAATAGAGATAAAAAACAAGAAGAAATTGATAATCATATACAAACTATTAAAATAGAAAAACAAAAACAAAAAAATATTGATAGCAAAGAAAAACAATCATGTACAAAAATTATTCAAGATAATAGTAATAATTTATCTAATTTTTTAAATATTATAGATGGTTTAAATGAGTGTAGTGGAAGAATTATTATTATGACAACAAATAAAGTGGATTTTTTAGATCCTGCTATCATTCGCCCAGGAAGAATTGATATTAAAATTGAATTAAAAAAATGTACGACTGAAGATATATTTAATATGTCTAAATTATTTTGGAAAAAACAATTTAAATATAGATTAGGTAATATGAAAAAAGATATAGATAATAAATATACATCAGCAGAAGTTATTAATATTTTTAGAAGTGGAAATAATTTTGATGATATCAAAACATTCTTTATAAAATAAATTCTAGTATATTTATAATATGAATTATATTACATTAGGAATATTAATAGTAATACTATTTATAATTGTTTATTTATCTTACGAAAAAAAACAGAAAGAAAAATTTAATAATTATAAACTAAATCCTATTTTAAATAAAACACACGATTTTGCTAAATATTTTTTGTTAAATACTTAATTTTTAATTTCTACATTTATAATAACATTACCAAAAGGTGTACGGTCTAATGCTTTTACAAAATATTCGGCTTCCTCTTTTCTAAAAAAATCAATATAAGCTACAATATTATAAGATTTTCCAAAATTAATATTTCCAATATATCCCCACGGTTGTATTAAGTCATTTAATTCCTTTGTTGTTATATCTTCTGGTAAATTTGACATTTTAACACACGTTTTTTTTATATTTCTATTATTTCTATCATCGTATCTCCTATTATTTCCATCCCTTCCATTATTTCTATCCCTTCCATTATTTCTATCCCTTCCATTATTTCTATCCCTTCCATTATTTCTATCCCGACCAGTATAACTATTTTCATTTGTTTTATTATTAGATTCTTTAATTTTTTGTTTCCCACATTTGATTGTTAAATGGTTACCTTTACATTTTTTACATACTATTGAACTCATTATTATTATATTATATATATATTTATATAAATATATATATAATATTTTCTATAAGTATATAAAGACAATTTATTATTAATAATAAAATGAATACACTTCAACATAATATTAATATAGATGAAAATAAGTATCCCTTATTATTTACTATAAAAAAAAAAGAATTAGACAATATTATTCATAAAATTTTTGATACTGGCTATAAATGTTTATATCCTAATACTAAAAATTTAGATACGAATATTAATAATTATGATTTAGTTAATAAAATCAATACATTAGAGACAACATTAGAAAAATTAATTGGATTATCATCAACAAGTAGTAGAAAAGGTGAAATTGGAGAAAATTTAATTGAAAAAATAATAACAGATAAATATGGTGATATTACATTTACCGATATGTCAAAAACAGATCATAGTGGGGATGCGTGGATTAATTTTGATTCATTTAATGATAAAATAATGTTAGAAATAAAAAACTATACAAATAAAGTTAATAAAGATGAAGTTATTAAAATGAAAAATGATATGAAAACAAATAATATTAATTGGGGTATATTTATTTCTTGGAATTCAAATATTAACAATTATAGAGAATTTGATATAGATACATTTAATCATCAAGGTCAAGTATATACTATAATATTAATATCTAATTTATCAAATGATATTGATAGAATAGATATGGGTATTCAAATTATTAAAAAATTAATTTCAAATTATTCAACATCAGAAAATTTTCCTTGGGTCACTAATAAAATTAAATCAGATTTGGATAAACTAAATGAATTAATTTTAATTAATTATCAATTAAGGGATTGGTTTGAAGAAATGGAAATATCAATTAAATCATCTCTTAATAAATATTACAATAAATTAAGAGATTATCAATTAGAAATTGATTTATTAGTTAAAAATATTACAGAAAATATTAAAGGTACAATTAATGAATCATTATATAATAATAATGATATTAATAATTATAATAATTTATTAGAATTATATAAAGATAATAAAAAAATACTTTCTATTTTATCTAAAATTACTGACAAATTAAATAAAAAAACTATTAATGTGGAGGATATTTCAAAAAATAATTGTAATTTAATAAAAAATAATACTAAAATCGGTTTTTTAAAAATTCAAACAAAAAAAATATTATTATTTATTCAAAAATATAATATGACGTTAGAATTTAATTTAGTAGATAATGATGATACATTAAAAATTTTAGATTCAATTTTATAATAAAATTAATATAAACAAAAGACAAATATTTAATATAATGACAAATTTACAAGGATGTGTCACTCGTTTTACCCCGCTTCAAAATATTATTGAAAACATTAAAGAATCTGTTTTTCGTTCTATGAATTTTACATATAAATTTTGTAATTTATGTGAAATATCAGGAAAAGAATATTCAAATGACCTATGGTTATATAAAATCAAAGGTGCAGAATTTATAAAAAATCATCATTGTGCTGGTGATATTCAATATCATAAATATTATAAACATTTTTTAGATGATATTAATGTTTATTTTGAAATTCAAGAAAAATATTTTCAAAATCATTCACTTGATAATATGAAATTAAAGTTTCAAAGATCAAATGGAGATATTTTAGAAGGAACCGTTGTTGAAGGTAGTGGAATTCTTTACATATCATCTCGCGATGAATTAGGATTATATATTACTTTTAATGTAAATGGTGAAAACTTATTTAAATGGATACCTTTTAATAACACATATTCAAAAAGTTTACAAAAAGAAACAAAAGGATTATTAAGTCTCAATAAAGAACTAAAAGATAAAGAATTAATAATATATTTAAAAGAACCACCAGAATGGTTAAAAATTGAAAGAAAAGAATTTATCGATATAATGAAAAAGCATCTTGATAAAATCGAATTAAAATATTTATTTAGTAAATAATTAATTTTTATTATATATATCAATACAAAAATCTAATGCTTTTGAAAATGAATAAAATATTGGAACTTTATTTTCTATAATATATTTTAATACTTGTGTAGAACAATTTATTATAAATCATTAATAATATAAATTATTTAGAAATTTAAATAGTCCTTTTTATAAACTTCATTTTTTTCTTCATTACTTGATAAATATTTTTTTGAAGTACTTTTTTTAAGTAAATTAATTAAATCATTTGTTTCATCATCTTGTTTTTCACTTTCAGAATTTAAATTTTTCATTAATTCAATAACATCAACATCAACTTTACTCTTAGGAATAGTATTTAATCTATTTCTTTCTGATGATCTAATAAATTCAACTGCTTGTTCAGGACTAACTTGGATTGAAGGAGATTGACTTAATTGTAATCGCGTTAAAGGATCATTTGGATCGTAATTTTTATTTATTTTATCTAATATTAACTGATGTTTATCTACGTCTCTTTTATTTATTTCTGTTCTATCTATATTATTTGGATTTATATTATCTAATGGAGTTTTATTATAAATATAATTATAACTTTTTCCAAAAATATCATATAAATCATTAACTTTTCGTTGTTCAACTTGTAAATTATCTATAATCCAATTATTATTGATATCTCTTTGTGGTTTATTTTTATTTAAAACTAGATTAATACCTTGTTGATTATACAATTTCATTTCTTGTTGGGATAATTGTCTATTATTTGGTTTATCACAATAAAATAAACATAAAATAATATTATTATAAAAATCAAATGGAATAGTCTCATCCATATTCTCAATTAATTCAATAATTTCTTTTGATGTTGTTTTTATACTATTGTTATTAACTCTAAAATATTTATTATTTACTCTTGAAGATACTATATTAATAGGGGGTAAAATTGAATTATGAAAAATGCTATTATACCAATTACAAAAATCCATTTTATTAGGTGGATTATTTCTTCTCTTTACTAAATCAATTGGGTGTATATCTATATCATATAATCCTCCTTGTAAATTTCGATAATTATTATCTGATTTCCATGTTGTATTTAAATCTAAATCATATTTTGGCATTATCATATTATCTAAATATGTAAATAATTGTATATCCATTTTTTCACTTAACTGTTGTTTTTTATTATTAAAATCTTTTTCTAATAAGTCTCTAAATTTATATTTATCTTTTGTATTATAAATTAATTTATCAATATATTTACATACAGTCATATTATTACATTTAGAATTTACATATTGTTCAAATGATATATTTCTATTAGAACTATTATATAAATTATAATAATGAACTAACATTTGTAAAGCAACTTCTATATATAATTTATGTTGAAAATTAATTATATTTATTCTATTTTGTTGTACTGATTTAGAATTTCTAATATTATTTATTAAATTTATCAAGTCATCTTTTAATTTATATTTAATTGATATTTCAATAAATTTCGCATATTCTTTTGATAAAGGTTTATTTAATGGACTGAAAGATATATAAACATTTTTACTTTTATTTGGTAACATTACAAATTTTTGATTGTTTCTGGTAGAAATAAATCTTTCTCCTAATGCCGATAAGCATAATATTTTATTTTTAATAGTTTTTTTTTCACTCATTATTATTAATTGATATTTTTAATTTATCATATAATAACTTTATACTAAATGCTTCATCAATATTAAAAACTCCTTTAGAATTTGCTTTATTTAAAGCTTTCCATAAGAATTCGAGTATTTCTATATCTGAAATATTCTCTATAGATACTTTATCATCTTCCATTAATAAAAATTATTTTAAACCTTTAAATTTAATTATATTAAATGTTAAAAAACGTAATTTGTAATTTAAATATTTTATTTAAGTATAATTTTAATATTAATAGTATTAAATATACTATTAATAATTATAATGGTAATGATTGGATAAAATATATTAGTAATACTAATTCATATTCAAAATCTATGATTTATAAAAATGATAAATATGAATTATTATTAATTTCTTGGAAAAAAGATACAGAAACCAATTATCATAATCATCCAAAAAATGGTTGTTATTTAAAAGTTACGGAAGGTAAACTTTTAGAAATAAATAAGATTAAAAATGAAATATCGTATAATTTACTAACTCCAAATAATTATGGATTTAAAAAACATAATGAATATCATAAAATTATAGCTTTAGAAGATTCATATAGTTTACATTTATATTCTCCTCCTAATTTTTATAAAAATTGATTTAAATGTATTATAATATTATAAATCAATTGTAATGGCAACATCCACTAACAATATGGATAAATATGACCGTCAAAACAGAACTTTTGGTAAAGAAGCAACTATTGTTCTAAATAGTAGTAGTGTATATATTTTTGGACTTGAAGGAGGTTTAGGTTCGGAAGTAGCTAAAAATCTAGTTTTAAGTGGCGCGAAGGATATATTTTTAATTGATGATAATAATGTTACTATTCCAGATGTAGAATTTGGATATTATTATAGTAATTATGATATTGGTAAAAAACGTAGTAGTGTTCTTAAAACTCATATACAAGAACTTAACCCATATTCAAATGTTTGTTCGATAGATTATACTACTAAATTCCATCCATATTCGTGTATCATTGTTTGTAATACAACTTTGAAAGAAGCATGCAACATTAATAATTTAACAAGAGAACAAAATTGTAAAATGGTTTACGCTTTTGCTAAAGGATTAGCAGGATATGTTTTCGTTGATGTTTTAGATAATCACGTTGTTTATGATTTAGATGGTGAAAATATTCAACCAGTTGAAGTTAGAGAACTACTTGATGACGGAAAAGTCACTTGTTATAAACACAAGCTTCAACATAATTCTTTGATAGAATTTTGTAATCTGAAAGGTGATAATCTTGATTTTCTTGTGGGTACTAAATTTAGAATTACTGATGTTACTGCACACAGCTTTAAACTTGAAGGTTTTATTCGTAAAGATTTCCATTTTATCAATGGAACAATTAATGTTGTACGTGATCAAGTTACATTTAATCATACAAGTTTAGAAGATCAAATAAAAAAATTAAATTATGATATTGTTGGATTTAATCCTATAGAAGATCAAAAGATTATTGATACATTTAAATCAATTGATCATTTGAAAGAAGATTATATTCATCCTTGGAGTTCCAAAATGGATAATATTGTTTCTAATTTTACCGATGATTATCATCCATTAGTTAGAACGATTGGAATTGAACTAGCTCCAGTTAATTCGATTATTGGTGGTTTTGCTAGTACTGAAGTGATTAAACTATTGACATATAAATATACACCAATTACTCAATTTTTTACGTGGAGTGATTTATCTCTATTACCGAAATATAAACCCAGTTGTGGTACAACATTTGGAAAAGAATTTTATATTAAATTAAGTAATGTTAATGCTTTAATGGTCGGTTGTGGTGCTTTAGGTTGTGAATGGCTAAAAAATCTTTCACAACTAAATGTAGGTATTAATGGTAATATTACAATAACTGACCCTGATCATATTGAAACATCAAATCTAAGTCGTCAGTTTCTATTTAGATCACATCACGTAGGTGAATCAAAGAGTAAAATGGCAGTAAGAACAATCGAAAGTGTTAATCCAAATATGAAACTTACACCTCTACAAAATAAATTATCAAAAGAAGATAAAGATTTGACTAATCGACTATTTTCAGAGAGAACTATAATTATTAATGCTCTAGATAATATGGAAGCCAGAAAATATGTCGATAGTCAATGTTTTGAAAGAAATTTGCCATTGTTTGAAAGTGGTACAATGGGTATGAAAGGAAATACACAACCAATTATTCCATTTTTAACAGAAATTTATGGTGATTCAAATGATAATGAAGCAGAAGATGAGTTTCCAGTATGTACTATTAAAAATTTTCCAAATTCTACCCAACATACTATTCATTGGGCGCGAGATTACTTTGAATTGTTTAATAGAGGAATTACAAATGTAAATAAATATTTTGAAAATCCTACATTTTTTAAAGAACTATCATTATTTGAAAAGAATCATGCTATCCAAGACATTAATTTGTTTTTAGGTAAATATAATTTAACAATTTTTGAAGAATGTTTAGAATTTGCTAAAGATATTTTTGTTAAAGAATACAATCATACTATTAAACAACTTTTACATTGTTTTCCATCAGATCACGTTGTAAATGGTTCTTTGTTTTGGTCACAAGGAAAAAGATGTCCGGATCCACTAGATTTTACAGGAGATTGTGATGAAAATATTGTAAATTTTTTTGATTCTACTATAAAGATTATTTCAAGATGTTTTGATAATAAATGGGAATTTACTTCAGAACAAATTATTGATTATCTAAAGAGTACAATTATTCCTGATTTTAATCCTGATGATAGTAAGAAAATTGCAAAAAATGATAGTGAATTAAAAGAGATAAAAGAAACATCTAATGATATAGAAGTAAGTAAAACAATCAAGTTAGAACATCATAAATGTTATCCACAAGAATTTGAAAAAGATGATGATAGCAATTTTCATGTTTATTGGTTAACATCGGCTTCAAATTGTAGAGCTATTAATTATAGTATTAATACTATTTCAGATTATGAAACAAAAGGTATAGCTGGTAATATTATTCCTGCTGTTGCTACAACTACTGCTACTACTGTTGGACTAATTTTTATGGAACTACTTAAATATTTACAAGATTCCAAATTAGAAGATTATAGATCATTTTATATGAATATGGCAGATAATACTAGTATATTTTCGGAACCAATTGAAATGAAAAAAATAGAACTTGGTGATAAAAAAATAAATGGATGGACCAAGTTTGAGTATAAGAAAGATACTAGTTTAAAGATATTCAAAGAATATTTTGAAACTAATTTTAATGTTCAGATTGATATGATAATTCAAGATACAAGCATTATTTATTCAGAATTTATGCCAGATACTGTTAATATTGATGATAAATTAAGTAAAATTTTTATAGACATAGATATTAAATTTAAAGATATTCCTGTTAATCTACTAATATCTACAACGAATGAGGTTGATTTTCCACCAATTCAAGTTACTTTATAATTTATTATACACTTAAAGCATATTATACGATAAATATTTTCTATCAAATCCCTCATCGAAATCATCTTCATCTTCCCATTCAGCATCATCTTCATCATCACCACTATCAGATTTACTAAATAAACTACCAACTGCGGATAAACCTCCAAATTTCCACATTAAATAGATTATAATAGCAACCACTACAACAATAGCGAGAGGCCAGATAAAACTACTAATAGCACTACCAATACCCGTAGCAGCTGTTTTAACAGCTTTACCGCTAGAGTCAATAACTTTAGAACCTGCATCACCAGCGGAATCAATTACTTTAGAACTTGCATCACCAGTGGAATCAATTACTTTAGAAGTTGCATCACCAGCAGAATCAACTACACCAGATATAGCTTTACCACCAGCAGTTAAAGTACCTGCTACAGCACCACCTAATGCAGCGATATCTCCACTATTGTTAGTTGTCTTTGACGATTCGATTTTATCCATAACAAATTCTATATTTTTAATATATTTATTAGCAATACTTTTAGATACATCATTTAAAGTTTTACTTTCAATTTTCATTGCTACTTTATTAAATTGATTTATTTCGTCTAAATTAAAACTACTAATACAAGGATCATCAACCTCAAATTTATTAGAAGCTAAAACTTCATTTACAATAGCAGTAATATTTTCTTGAGATAATTCATCTTCTAAACTCATATCTTCCATATCTTTAAAGTCACTTGTATCAATATTTGTTTTTGTTAATTCATTACTTATATCTGTCATATTTTTGTTTACAAGTTTTTGTTCAAATTTATTACCAATACCAGCACCACCGCCTGCGCTTTTAAGAACACCCATCGCTTCTTTCCCAACAGATGCTAAACCATCTACAACCGTTTCAGCAATATTACCAAAAGCAGTACCAGAATTACTTGTATTTTCTTCTGTTGCTAAACTGTTCATTGATTGTTTTACTGATTTTTCTACTTCTTCTTTAATATCTACTTTAGTAGAATTTTTAACTTCATTTGCACTATTATAGTTTACTGAAGTAACCTGATCTACTTTACCAAAGTTATACTCGGTTGCCCCACAGATTTTTGCTAATTCTATCTTATCCGCTGATGTCATATCTTGTGTATTTCCTATTTTAATTGTGTTTTCAGCTTTCAATACATTCGAAATATTCGATTGATTTGCTACTAATGTTTTAGAAATAGTACTCTTAACTAGCTCGATGACACTATTATTTACTTGACCAGTTTCGTATAATTCTTTTGACTTTTGAATAATGTCATTTACATTCTCTTGTGATAGTTTTGTTTTATTACCTATTCCTGCTCCTGCTAAAATATTAATTAAATGTAAAACCATTTATATATATATATATATTATATTATAAAAAAAAAAAATTGATAAAAATAATTTAAAATTATTTTTATATTATTTATTAATGAACAGTAAATTAATTTCGCCATATAAAAAAATTATTCAGTATTCTAAGATACAATTAAAACCATATCAATTAACTAGTGATATTGAACAAAACATGGAACTAAATTTACGTAATAAAGTTGAAAAAAAATGTAATAGATATGGTTTTATTGATAAAGTATATAAAATTATATCTTATGAAGATGGAGAAATGAAAAGAGAAAACTTATCAGGATTTATAGATTATAAGGTTTCTTATGAATGTAAATTATGTATTCCTATTGAAAATACATTAATTATTGCAAACATATTATCAATTAATCAAGAATTAATAATGGCATCTAATGGTCCAATTATTATTTTTATCCCTAAAAATAATATAGATACTAATATATGGAAATATGATTCTAATTATATAAATAAAAAAAATGATAAATCAATTGAAATAAATAATTTAGTTAAAATACTTGTTATGAAAACAAAAATTAATCAAAATGATACTCATATAAAAGTAATGGGTAAATTATTAGATGTACCAACAAGAGAAGAGATAGAAATATATTATGATGAAAATAAGAAAAATGTTAATGAAGATAATTTTATTATCTAATATATTCAAGTAGATCTTGTTCTAAATTATTTAGTATATCTTCATCATAATTATTATTCATCCAATCATTTATATCAATATTATATTTATATAATGAATTATCACGTATTTCTGTTATATATTGACTAAAGTTTCTAATAATATTTTTGAAACTAATATTCATAAATTTAATTTTATTTATTAATAATTTTATTAATGTGTCCGATGTAATTAAGTTATATTTACATTTATAATATACCCACCAAATACACCATACCGCACAAAAACCATTTGGATCACCTAATTTTTTACATTTATTATTTTCTAATGTTTCTAAAATTTGTAATCCAATAACAGGTAAATATTCTGATGGTTTTATATATTTATATGAACTCAATAAATTTTCAAATTTATTTTTTAATAAATCATCTAACACCTGACTATTAAAGTAAAATTCTCGTGGACTATAAAATCCATTAGGTTCAAATCTTTCAATTAACTTATTTTTAATATCAATAATTAAAATATTAGCATGAGAACCATTATCTGTTTCTATTCCTATTGGTATAACTATAAATTGATTATTTTCTGACAAGTTTTTTATTTTATTCATAAATATAGCATCAAAATTTTGTGGGTATATTAATTTTTGATAAACCCAAATAATTTCAATATTTGAAAAATCTAATTTAAAACTATAGTTTATTCCCATTTTTTTATAATAGTCTATTACATTTTTATTAAATGTTAATGGATAATCTAAAATTAATGTTACATTTGGAAATTTTTTATAAAGAAAGACTAAACCAAATATAATATCTATTGTTGAACCTGTATAATAACACCCTTTTGTATAAATACCATTTTCTATTTCTAAATTAATTTTTGTAATTAGCGGAATACTTCTTTTTTCATTTAAAATAATTTTTTTTATTTTTTCTTTACAATAATATTCTATATTTTTATCACCTTTTTTTTTAAATAATTTAACCAAATCTTTTAAATTATCATTAGCACAATATATTTCCCAATCAATATGTAGTTGTTTATTTTGTTTTAAATTATTATAATATGAATCTACTACTAAATTAACAAATACATCTTTTTCATTATTATCTATTAAAGATATAATATTTTTAATAAAAATATTCATTTTCCTTTTTCCATTTGTAAGAATATTTTTAATTTCTCGATGTTGCCAAAATTTTTTTTCTACTAAAAAATATAAACTCGTATAACCATCATTATTTTGTAAATTTAAAGGTGTGTTTCCTAACAATGTTAAAAGTATATGTTTATAATTTTTTGATTGTATTGATTCATCATCTAAAATAGAAGGTATTATTTCATCTTTTTTTAAGAATAAATGTAAAGGAGTATCACCATTAAAATTTATTATATTAAATTGTACATTATTTATATCTAAAATATGTAATAATATATTTGTTAAATTTTCAGTTATACAATAATGTAAAGCACTATTTCCTAAATAATCCGTACTATTTATATCTATGTTACTTTTTAATAATTTTATTGTTACATTTATATTTTTAATAATAAGACTGTGATGTAAACAAGTTAAACCATAGTCATCTTCTTGATTGTTTAAGAAATCATTCTCTAAATCCAAGTCTAATAAATAATTAATTATTAATGTATTTTCATAAATTATAGCCGATTGTAATAATGTTTCATTAGTTGTTGATTTAATTAATATTAATATTGAAATATTATTTTTAACCACTTTTTCTAATATATATAATAGCATATTATTTCTTTCATATTTTAATAAAGTAAACATAAAATTATTATTCTCATTATCAGATAAATATATATCTTTATTGACAAATAATATCTTAAACATATTAAAATTATTGTATTTACAACAATAAAATAAACAATTGTGGCCATTTGTATCTTTTTTAGTTAATATTGATACGCCAATATTTGTTTTATCAACTTCTACTAATAAATTTAATATGTCAATTTTATTAAATTTAATTATATTATATAAAATTGTTTTATTATCAGAAGTTAAAATATCTAATCTAATTTTATTAGTATCTAAAATAAATTTAATCAAATCATATTGATCATATAAAATTAAATATTCAATTAAATAATTATAATTTTTATCTTGAATATCTAAATTAATATTATCATTATTTTTTAATAATTCTTTAAATTCAGTAAATTTTTTATTTTGTAATAATAAAAATATCTCATTAGTTAATACATCATCTATATCCATATTATATAATATTATATTTTCTAATTAAATAAAATATCATTATTTCCAGGTATAACTATCCTATATGTTACACTTTTTCCACTGCTTGTATTATTTCTTATAATTCTAAATATATTATTTACCTTTCCACCATAATATCTTACCATCATATCATTTTCATAAATTTTAGAAAAATCGGTTCTCTTAAATATTGTTAATATTTCTTTTTCATTTTCTTCATTTAATAATTGATGTTCTGGTATAAAAATTTTACTTGGAATATCTTCCATTAATTCGTGAATAAAAAATAATTCTGAATTCTTATATATTGTTTTAATTTGATTATAAACTTTTTTATTAAAACTGTTACATATTATAAATTTATGATACTCCATCTTTTTATTTAAATAATCATCTAATATAGACCCGGTTGATATATTTTTTATACTATTATCAAAAAAATATATACTTAACTTTTTATTATCTTCAAAATATATTACTTTATTTTCAATTAATTCTGACAATAATTTACTATCTATAGTTGTATTTTTTATATATTTACGTCTTTTTAAAAGTAATACAACATTTTGAAATACTGTTTCTATAATATCTGTTTTATTCATATTTATACTATTTAAACTACTCATTATAATATTATATCTTATTACACTTTATATAATATTTTTCAATATTTTTTAATAGTAAAAAATTAATCTAATTATATATAATGAATAAAATAATTATACCAATAGTCGTAAATTTTATATTAAATTATTTAGTTAAAAATAAAATATTACCTGGTGATGTGTATTTTGTTAATATTATTATAACAGCTGTATTAATTATTATTATTGGTACTAAATATTTAGATAAACCAGATATGTCTCTTTTTAATAATGTTGATGATAATGTTAATGGAAATGTAATAGATGAAAAAATGGCATATTATTATCCACTTATCTTATCAGTTTCTTTATTAACTATTTATTTTATTATAAAATATGCTGGTTCATATAAAAGAATTATATTGAAAGTACTATTTTTTATTAGTATTACATCGAGTTTAATTAATATTTTACCTTTTGATAAGACATTTATATTTTTATTATCTTTATTATGGTTTATGTTTGATTACAATACTTCTAATCAACATCAAGAATTAAAAATATATATAAATAATGTTATTGCTATATTAGTTGCTTTATCAAGTATGAAAATGATGGATATAACAAATACTAAAACAGCTATAATATTATTAATTGGATTATTTTTATTTGATATATTTTGGGTATTTGGTAGTAAAAAAATCATACAAAATTTTGAAAACGATACTGAACTATCTACTCCAGTGCTCCCTACTAATAGTAAATCAGTTAGTGTAATGGAGACGGTAGCGTTAAATGTAGATTCACCCATTTTATTAACTTATTTTAATAATAGTCCAGATAAACCAATGATTTTAGGTTTAGGAGATATAATTATTCCAGGATTATTTATAAAAACACTCGTTAATTTACCAATATATTATAATACTTCTATTTTATCATATGTATTTGGTTTAGTATCAGCTATTTATTATGCGGTCACAACGGAAAAAGGACAACCGGCATTACTTTATATAGTTCCAGCATTAGTTGTTCCTACAGTCGCTCGAGCATATTTTAATAATGAAAATATTTATATTTAAAAAATTGATAAATTAATTTATAGATTTATTATATATTAATATAATGTATAAACCAATATTATTTCGAATTCCTAATACAGACAATAGTTTTTTAAACAAAGAATCTACTAATGTTAAAACATCAACATCAATAAATCAACCATTATTAAGTTTAGGGTTTCACTCTTTCATACATAGAACAAAAAATGGTATGAGTATAACTAAAACATTAGAATCTAAGAGTAAATTTTATTATATTGTAAATCCATTTGAACAAGAAATAAATGATTATAAAGATGCTATAAGTAATAAAGTTGATACATACTTTAAAGATAATAAAGTAAAAATTATTTCACGAGCTTTTTATAAATTATGGGAAATTTTGATATATTTTGATATTGCTAGTAAAAAAGATTTAAAATATGCTGGAATTTCTGAAGCACCAGGATCATTTGTACAAACAGTTATTAAATTTAGAGAACAATTCAATTTAGATATTAAAAATAATAATATATATACAATTTCTATTCATCCTGAAAACGGAAATTATTTAAGTATGAGTAAACAATTTATGGGATATTATAATGAAAAATATGATAATATTATAAATAATCATAAAACATATACATTTAAATCATCAAATAAATACAAGTCACGAGATAATGGCGATATTACACAATTGAAATCAATATCCTTATTTAAATCAGACGTACTTAAAAAAGGACAATATATGGATTTAATTACAGCAGACGGTGGTTTTAAATGGGAAGATGAAAATTTTCAAGAACAAGAAGCGTATTCTTTAATTTTAGGTGAAATATTAGCTGCTATACAGATTCAAGAAAAAGGAGGACATTTTGTACTAAAAATTTTTGAAACATTTACTCACGTTACATTAAAGTTAATATATTTACTTTCATCTTATTATGAAGAATGTTATTTATATAAACCATTTTTCTCTCGAAGTTCAAATAGTGAAAAATATTTAATTTGTAAGAATTTTAAATATGATAATAATTCAAAAGAAATTCAAAATAGTGTTTCTATTCTCGAAATAATATTAAAAAAAATGGATACCAAATTATTTGTCAATGATATTTTTCCCGATTTTGAAATACCAATAGCATTTTTAAATATTTTTAAATATATAAATATTAATATTGCCAATGACCAACAAGTAATAATTAATAAAATGATTACTTATATTAAAGGTAATAATTATTTTGGTGAAAAATATCATTCATATAGAGAAAATCAAATTAATGCTAATGAATGGTGGCTTAAAAACTTTTTTATTCAAGCGTATGACGAAAAATTAAATACGGTTAAAGAAGTTTCTGATTTTAATGATTCGGAAATTAAATTATTTGTAAAAAACTTAATATTTTAATTCTTGTTTAATTGAGGTTTAATATAATCATCTACAATTTTTTGTCCTATTTCAACATCAGCATCATTTTGCTCTTGATTTCCATTTTCTATTTTAGTTAATGTTTGTATCATATAATCAAGCATTTTTCTATCTGCTGCATTAATTATTTGAGTTACAAGAAACGGATAATCATTCATAATATCAGAATGATTATCCCAAAAATAATTTTCTAGTTCATTAGGATCAGTTATTTTTTTCTTTTTTAATTCTAATACAATTGTATCTATTTTTGAAATTATTTTTTTAATATTTTCAACTTTTGACATTAATATAAATAATATTAGATTTTTAAATTATTTAAACTAATTTTTTTTCGATAAATTAATAAACCTATTATTAATACTGATATAATTCCAATTATATATATATAATTTAAATTTTTTTTAATATCAAAATTCTCAATTAGATTATTATCTAATCCTTCACATTTTTCTTCAGACTTTTTTATTTCTGAAAAACCTTCTTCAAATGTAAATGTTTTTTTACCATTTGATTCATTAACAAGATTATGCATATTTATACCCCATTCTATAAATTGTTTTTTATTAGATAATATTGTATCTGTTAAAGGAAAAAGTTTCATATGTTGTTTAAAGTGATTACCACAGATTGAACAGGGTATAACATTTTTCAAGGTTTCAAAAAATTGTAAATAATAATTTTTATCTTTTTGTGATGGTTGATATGGATAACCTAATGTCACATAATGAATAAATTTCCATCCATGAGGTCCCCATACATCTGGTCCAGACATTATAAATAAATTTAGAAATTTATTTTATAAATTTATTTTTTCACATATAAAAGTTATTAAATCTTTTTTCATAGGTTTATTTATAGTTATTTCTAAATTTAATTCGTTTATTAAATTTAAGATATTATTTTTTGTCATTTTCTTTAATTTATTTTTTGAAATGTTTTTAATTAAACTATGATGAGAAACAAATAAATCTTCTTTTTTATCAGTATCTATGTCAGTTAATAAATCTTCTTTTTTATCAGTATCTATGTCAGTTAATAAATCTTCTTTTTTATCAGTATCTATTTTATCTACGGTTATTAAATCTTCTGAATCTATTATACTATTCAAATTATCAATAATTGTAAATTCTTTTAAATTATTAAAATAATTAATATTTTCTAGTAAAATTTTATTATTTAAAATATTATCTGTATCATTATTTATATTAAAATATTTAGTTTTATTTGATATAATTGGTTCCCATTTATTTTCATAATTAGCTAAATATAATGTTGGACGCCAAGGATTAAAATAATCTTTATAATAACAAGAAAAAATATCACCATTTTGAAAATTAAATATCAACACATTAACTTTCAAATGATTTACAATTACTTCTAATAATATTTTATCATTTGAATTATTATTTACTATATTATATAAACTTTCATCTAATTTTACTAATGATTTATCAAAATTATTTAATATATTATTTTTAAATAGACCTATTAATTCACTTATTTCATCAATATTTTTAGAAATATATGTTGGATCTAAACAGTATAATAATGAAGACCATAATGATATATTTAAACCATTATAACTATTAAAAATACCATATCTATAATAAGAAGAAGTAAATATATTATTAAAATATATGAATTTAGTATTATATTGTATAATATTTTGTTTATTATAAAAAATATCTGAGTTATCATATAAATATTCTAAAATTATATCATATGTAATAGTCATTAATATTAATATTAAATATCTTTTTAAGCGTTTAGATAATAATTAGAATTTGAATTTATATGTGTCTCACAAATATTCATTATGAATAAAAAGATTTTAGTTAAAAGATTTATTTTATCTATATCATAATCACGTATATAATCTCGCACTTCATCAATTGTAAAAAATTTACTTTGTTTAACTTCTTTATTTTCTTTAGTATTTAAAACATAATTATTATTTAAAATTGAAAAATAAAAAATATTTTTATATATAATATCATTTGTTCCTAAATACTTATATTGTAATGTAGAACTTTTTAATAAATTTAATAATAATTTATAAGAATTATTATTTATTGACGTTTCTTCTTCTACTTCTCTTATAGCACATTCTATATTAGTTTCATTCATTTTTCTTTTTCCTTTTGGTATTTCCCATTCAGTATATTTATATTTAGGTTTAAGTAATAATAATTCATCAAGTCTACCATTTAATTTAATTGATTGAAATTTATTATAAGATGCTAAAAATTCTTTTTGATATATTTTTTTATGAGCTGACTTATTCCATAATAATTTCCATAGTTCTAAAAAATCGTTAGTTTTTAACTTTTTTATTTCATCCTGAGACATTAATTTGAACATTTTTTCTAATTTTTTTTTATCATTTACATCATATAATCCTCTTATAAATTCAATATAATTTAATGAATTTTTTTTTTCTATAAGTAAAAAATTAATTTTATTTTTATATTTTTCTATATTTTTTAAATTTGAAATTCTATTATAATTAAAATTATTCATTTCTTCATTTAATATATTATTTTTAAATATAATATTTTTAATATCGTCGGATAATTTAAGAATAATTATCCCACAAGATTCAATAGGTTTTTTACATTTTTTTGAAATATGACCATAATTTTTACAATTTAAACAAAATATCTTATTGTGCATTATTATCTAATTATGATGTAGATTATTTTTTAAAATCGTTTTTATAATATTTATACCTTTAAAAACATATAAAATTATTAATTTAAAATGGAAGATGAATATGATTTAATATTAATAAACTATTTTGGAAATATATTACATTTTAAAAGATTTTTTTTACCTACTGCTGTTATGTTACCTTTATTTATTATAAATGAACATTTTCAAAATAATTTTTATATATTTTTTTCTACTTTTATATCAATTATACTAATTGGTTGGAATTTTCCTAAAATAACAAAATTATATTATTCTAGACCTATTTATTTTGACGATTTAGATGATGATAAGGAAGAAAGCAAAAAAGTTAAAAATAAAATTATGTATAATATCGAACTATCAAATAAATTTAAAAGTAGATTTATTATATTTCAACAATTTTTAATATCAATAGCTTGTTCATTAGTTATTGAATATATTGTAATTAAAAATAAGGAAAATAATTACAATACAATGGAATTATTTGGTTTAATTGGTGGTCTATTATCTTTTTTATCTCGTTTTGTTAGAATATGTGGAAAAATATTTTTATCATTTTTGTATTATAAAAAAAAGAAAGAAAAAGAAAAATTATTAATTAAATATAATTTACATAATTAATATTATATCAATCTTACATCTGCTACTTGTATTAAATGATCTGATGGTAACTTTTCATTTGGTATTGATTTAACTTTTTTTAAATAGTTCTCATTTATTTCTTTTAAAGCACCTAAAATTTCTATTTTAGAATTTACAAATATATAATCTAAGGTATCTTGAAATTTGATAGTATAATTTGTATATTTGGGTTCTTTCTTAAATACTTTTTTATAACAACTTTTCATTGGATATTTTGTAAATACCTTTGAGGTGTTAATGAATGGTTTCGGATATTTTAAATCTTCTGAATCAAATCGATTGAAAGATTGACCTGTTGTTATTCCTTTATAAATTGAACTAGATGGTTTAGAATTAAAATCTCCGGTTAGAATTATTGGAATTGTATTTATTTTTGATAGTATTTCTAAATGTTTCATTAATAAATAAGCTTGTAAATTTTTAATATCATCATAATAAGGGTTTGATTCTAAATGTACTGTAGTAATATAAAATTCTTTCAAAGTATTTTTATCTTTTAATTTAATAATAAGATTAGCAAATCTTCTTTGTATTTTATCTTTAAATTTTATAATTTTATATTTTTTTAAATAATCCAATGCTAATGAATGATAATCAATTGTATTTATACTCATACAGAAAAATTTATTTATTTTAAATAAAATCATTACGCCAAAATTATCTTCCTCTGAAAATTGTTTATATTGTATACCTCTTTGAGGACTTACCTGTGGTACATAATAACCAAAATATCCTTTTGAAAAAAAATACTTAAAAATATCATTATATACAGTATCTGTTTGAACTTCTTGTAACGTTATTATATCTGGTTTATAACTCATTATTTCTTGCTTTAATAATCTAAATCTATTTTTCCAAGATATACACTTTTCCGAGCACGCAACTTTATGTAATGGTCCGGTTGTTGTTACCGGTGCTAATATATTATATGTAATTATTCTAATATTATTAGCTTTATTTTTTTTTATATACTTAAAATTTCTATTCATCAATATTATTTACGAATAGAAATTATATTAATTAATTACTTTTTAAATCTAATATTAAGCCATTTAACTTTGGTATAGTATTTATACCAATATAAAATGAATTCTTAAAATTCATACCATATCTATTAAATATATCTAAAATAATTTTATTAATACTTATACTTGTTGCTTTTGTATTTAATTGCCCCTCTTTTAATCTAACAATACCACCAAAAGTTTTTTCCTTATAATGATACGGTGTCACTATATTATTCTTATTTATAAATTTAAAGATAGGAATACTATCTGGATGTAATTCAGAAATAATTACAAATAATATACCGTGTTGATGAGAAAATTTTGATAAATTTTCAACATATATTTGGGAAATAAAATCATTAGTTTCATAATTATAAATAGCTTTAAAATCTAATATTATTAATTTATAATCTGATAATTTATTTATATTATTATCATATACCCATCTACAATAATGATAATTTGTTTCCATATCAACTAAACATTTTTTCAACCTATTTTTAATAGGATATCTAATGATATCATTATTGACTAATTTAATATTACGTAACACTCGATTCCTATATTCTACATTACTATTAATTTCTTTATTAACTAATTTAATATTACGTAACAATCGATTCCTATACTCTACATTACTATTAATTTCTTTATTAACTAATTTAATATTTTTATTCCAAGTATTTCTAAATTCTAAATCTTTCTTAAGGAATTTTTTATAGATTTTAAATTTTAAAACTTCGCAATTATTATTAACTATACTTATTTTTTCATTCCATATATTTTTATCATCTAACTTTTTTTTTTGTTTTAATATACAATTTTGAATATTATCATTTTTGTTTAATATTTTTTTTTGATTAGCATTATTAAAATGATAATACATATATAAAAATGCTAAAAAACCTATACCTAAAATATACATTAATTTTAAGTTAGAAAATTATTTATTATTTTTAACCAATGCAATAAATATAAACATTATAACTAACATTAAAACAAATTTTATTAAAGAGCGTAGGAAATACCCTATATGAAGATTAACTTTATCATTTACTTTAACTGTGTACTCGTTTAAATTTTTAAAGTCTCCTTTTTCATTTTTTTGATTAATTTTTTTAGCATCTATAAATGGAAGAACCATATAATTAATAAATGTTGAAACTACATCAAAAATATAATTAGAAATTACTGTTATTAATACAGTAACTATTATATTATCACCAGTTAAATATTTTAAAATATCACCTAAACCTTTCATATATAATTTATCAGAAAAAAAAAACTAATGTTATTTAATTTATATGAAAAATTTAAATTTTATGATATTAAAAGCAATCGAAGAGTTTGATATTAGAAATAGAAAATATAGACAATATATTAAAGATGATAATATTCGTTTTGATAGAGAAACATTAAAAATAAAATTTACTAATTTAAATAAAGATTTTAACTATCAAAATCTTGGTGCTTTTGAAACTGAAACAAATTTATGGATTTGGGCATGGATGATGCCAACATTTAAACCAAACGAAATTAAAATGTCAAAAGAATTATTAAATTATGGTTTAAAAAATTACGATACTTTTTTAGATAAAGATAAAGACACAATAAACGAAGATACATTTCTTAAAATTCAATTAGTAAACTCACGGTTTTTAATAACTAGACAATTTCAATTAGATTTATTATTAAGTATGGTACAATTTTTATTAAAAGATAAGATCTTATTTATTTACAAGAGAAGAAAGGAATTATCAAAAGGTAAATATATAGATTTTTTATATTTAATATATTAATAATTTTCTATAATATAATAAGGCGATGATTATTAAAATAGAAAATACTACTTTTATTTTCTATCCTCTTGATAAAAATACAAATTATTTTTATAATAATGATATATTTTATAATATTAATGAAACTAAATTAAAAAATTTTTTAGAATATATATTATTCTTAGATATTCTATATTTAGATGAAAATTTTTTCAATTATATTATTGATGAATATTTAGATTTATTAAAAGATAATGAAAAATCAACTTATTATTGTGCAAAATTAATTAATACTATTTTATATTTATATAAATACAACATAATAAATTATAGAAAAATTAAAAAAAAATGTATTAAATATTTAATTAATAATACTGACATTCTGAGAATAAATATATTTAATTATTTATATATTTTTTTAAACTATCTTAAATTTATTAAAAATTATAATAAATTACATAATTGTAATTATAACTATTCTATACAAGATATTATTTATGATAGTATCTTAAATTAATTAATCTAATTTATTATAATGATAAAAGACATGTTTTTTATAGTTATCATATTATTATTAGGAGTTAATACATATTCTCATTTAAATTATTTAAATTTAGATAATAATACCAATCAAAATAATACCAATCAAAATAATACCAATCAAAATAATACCAATCAAAATAATACCAATCAAAATAATACCAATCAAAATAATACCAATCAAAATAATACCAATCAAAATAATACCAATCAAAATAATGAAAATTATTTAGATTCTATTCTTAAACAAAGAGATGAACAAGTTGTTGAAAATCCTTTAATTGCTCCTGAACAACGTGTAGAAAAAAGACAATATACGAAAATGAAAATATATGAACATACACGAGGTGAACCTGACGATTACCAATTAATGGGTGTTTTATATAATAATACAATTAATAAAACATATCAACTATTTGGGAGAAGAACATATCCCGGTTCATCTATTTTAGAATATTATTATAGAGGCAAAGATGTAGGAGGGTTAGATTATAAATTTCCTTTACCAAATAAGGAAGAAATTTATGATGATGTAGATATATATTTACCAACAGATGAAAATGTATTTACTGCTAAAATATATAATTTTGACCGACCTAAATACATACCATATATATAAAAAATTGATATTAATATATTTATACTTTAAATAAATTAATAATTAATGACAACGCTTCCAGACATCAATAATATAATTACTAATTTTTCAAAGTCTCCTTTTAATAATGATAAGGATAATCAATTATTGTTTAATTTTTTTGAAAATTATATTTTATCAGATAATTGTTTATATCATATGGATCTGGTAAATAATCATTTTTATCAACAATTAAAAAAAAATGATTCTATATATTTTGATAATTTTAAACAACTACTATATAGTAAAATTAAATTTTTTCTTACACAACATATTAAAGAAATTAGAAATAATATAAGAATGAGATATCGTATTAATCAAATTGATATTAGATATATTATTAATTTTATAAAAATATATAATACGAAAATTAAAAAACTAGATAGTCTATTGAATCATTTTAAGACTGATAGAGAAAAATGTTATATGCCTAATAAATTTTGGGGAGGTTCAGCTATTATTGAATTAGGTATAAATATATTATATAATATACTATTAACAGATAATAGTTTAACTCTAATATTAAATAATACCATTACTTGTCAAAATAATAATATAGATGTAATCAAAAATATGCGTATATTTACATCTTTTATGAAAATATTTAGTCAATATGGTCATTCATATAAAATATATGTAGATACACTTGATGATATATTAGTACAAAATATACCAAAGTTACATCCTGATAATACTTGTAATATTTATAATATATATAATTTTAAAGTTATGTTTAATTATACCAATGAAATAAATAAAACATATTATACATTATTAACAGATAAAAAGTTTAATTTGAATGAAAAATTTGACAGAATTATTAAAATTTTAATTGATCAATTAAGTAAAATAGTACACAAACAATCAATTACTCAATTAATAATATTTTTTGAAACATACGAACAAGAATTACAAAAATTAATAAAAATTTATCCAGATACATATAAAGTGTTAACAACTTTTATGAGATTAAATTCTTTTCATAATTTTATATTATATTCTCAACAAGTATTTAAATTATGTAATAGTCGAGAATGTTTACACCTTATTCAAATATATACATCCCAAGTTTTTAAAGAAATATCAGATGAAGACATTAAATTGTGTACATCTATAATAAATAAAAATATTATAAATAAAAAAATAGAAAATAATACTTTTATGTATAATATTTTTAGTCAACCTTTCTATGAAAAATATATAGACGTATTTTTACAGTATCTAGAACAAAATTTTATTGAAAGACTTGTATATTACGATTATAATTTAACAAACATACATATATACGAAGATCAAAATATGGAATTAATGAAATATCATTTTAAAGAATCGTATTTAAAAAAATTTACCTTTATACTTAAAGATTTTATAATATCAAAAGAATTTCAATTAAAAAATTGTGAATCAGAATATTATAAATATACTAAAGATGTATTTTCACTAATTGTTACAAGAGATGTATGGAATATAAATATAAATTCTGGGTTTTTAAAATTAAATAATATCCAGAATACCTTACCATTTTCTAAGCAATTAAGATGTGAAGACATTAGATACAGAAATAATAACGATTATAATAAATATTTAATTTTTTATCCACATATTGGTTCTGTTAATATTACATTAGAAGGTAATAAACAAAATACACATATAACAATGTTACCAATACAAATGTTATTTTTAGAACTATTTTATGAAACCACTATATTATCAAAAGAATTCGTTAAAACCACATTGATACCAAATTTTAAAAATTATAATACAAAGATTTTGACTGATGTTATAAATAGTTTTATTGAGTCAAATATTATTATAGACTTAAAACATATTAATGTTTTTGAACTAAATTTAGATTATACTCAAGAAGAACATCTAAATTTAATTGAAGTTTATAATAATATATCCCATTTTGAAGTTGTTAAAGAAAAACAAATGAAAATTGAATTAGTACATTCAAGAGAAAAAATATTATCAACCGTATTTAATCATATATTAAAAACTAAATCACTAACAGTAAATGATTTGGTACTACACGCAACTAAATTAATTAAACAATTTCCACTAAAACAAGAACTTATTACCACAACAATAAAACATATGAAGGAAAAAGACTATATAACTATTGATCAAGATACCCATATATGTAAAAAAATTGATTTTTAATATTTTACTTTATTAAAATAATATATAATGACTAATATTAATATTATATTGAATCCCTTAACCGGTTATAATTCTATTTACACATTTGATACTTTTACAGAAGAAGAAATTGAAGTAACCAAGCTTAATGTTTCCAAATATTTTAAATATGTTTTTGTATTATGTCCGATACAAGGAAAGATAAATGAAGATATATTTTTAGAAAATATAAACCAAAATATTTTTACTGATATTCTTAAAAATTGTTTGTTATACAAGACATCAATAAGATTAGTTAAAAATGATAATCATTACAATAATATTAAATATATTTCAAAAGATATAATTAATATATCTAATATTTATAACTATGAATTAGAAGAAAAAGTTTTAGTTCTTCCTATTTTTAATATTTCATTTTTACATTTACAAAGATACTTGGATAATTTTGAAGAGAAAAATGATCTAGAACAATTATATAATTTACTAGTAATAAATGATTACTTTTGTAATGATTCTATTAATAACTACAAAAGTACGTCTTATCTAGAAAAGATTATTAAAACACTAGATGAATCTAACTATTGGTCTATTAGTTTTAATTGTAAATTAAATATGACTGTAGAATTTAAAAATAGAAGATTTAATATTAAAAAATTTATAAATGTAGATGATGATATTTCTAAATTATTGAATCAATTAGGAAAATCTCAAGGACAAGATAATTATATTGAGGAAATATTTAAATATAAAAAGTATGTTGATCCATCAAATATTATTAAGAGACAAGGATATCGTTTATATAATATTGATTCTAATATTAAATTTACTAAAGATAATATATATGATTTACTGTTAAAATTAAATAAAGAGAATGGTTTTATGTTATTTTGTAAACTATTAGTTTCTAAAATATATTCACAATTAGTATTTGATGTTAGAATATTTGACTTATTTACAGATTATATTAATCATTATATGTATTTAATTAAACATCTTTTTTCTTATAGTTGGCTCAAATTTTATATGGAAGAATCAATTAAAAAATCTTATTTGAAACAATCAGACGATATTGTATTTACTATTGATATGGCTTCGAAATTACCATTTTTTCCTGTAGATTCGCAAAGTCCTTATACAAATCCATACCTACCGCTGATGATTTCATATTCTGAATTAAATCCTTCTATGAATATTAGTGGAGTTAAAATTACACAATTGTCTGACATTAAAAGAATTGCTACACTAAGTGAATTTAAGAAACGTCTTAATATTTTTATTTGTCGTAAGAGTGAAATAAATTTATTCAATGGTATTGACTTTGAAAAAAATAAAATGGCTATATCTGGAAGTATAATGTCCGCATGTTTACAATATAAACATCCCTTAATGAAATTATTTTTAACTACTAATAATAGTTCCATGGATGATCTATTTTCTAGATTTTTTAATGAATATTACTGTGAATCTGATATTGATATTATGATTAAAACAGAAGATCCATTTGAATTTTTGGATATAAGTGATGATATTTATAAAAAATTACAAATGAATATGTATTTAATTCAAGATGATTATAATCCTACAAATTTTAAGAAAGAAGTTATTAAAAATATTTATGTTTTTGTAAAACCAGAATTTATTAAAGAAAATATTAATACGCCGCTTACATATAAATTTTTACAAGAAAATAATTATGATATTAAAAAATATGACTATGAATTTATCATTTCTAATCTTAAAAATAAAAATATTAAACTATTATTTTTGAAATATATTAGAATTCTTAATGCACAAAAAGTAGATGAATATCTAAAAGACTTTTCAGATGAAGAAATACATATTATTAAAGAAAAATATCCTGAATATTTTAAAGAAATAGATCTTGCTAATGTAACAATTAGATTATCATATGATAAGAAAAGAACTGTTGACAATTTTAATAGTACATTAACAGTAAATGATGAGGAGATGGAAAAAGTTTTTGAAAATGTTAAAGATACAAAATATGTTAATAAAGATTTTGAAGATATTAATCTAGTCTTTAATTTTAAAACAAAAATTAGATGTCCTTATCTAGCTCACGAGTTTGAAATTTTTCCTATTAAAGGTGATGAATTTTTTGGGGTTGTTAATAATTTTCACCTACCTTGTGTTAGAGCTTATTACACAGGTAAACAAGTTTATATGACACCCTCGTGTATTTCAGCACACCTTACATATATGAATATAAACTATAAATATGTATCTGGAACTAAAGACCCAATTGAAATTATTAACAAATATAGAATGAGAGGATTTGGAACATATTTAAATAAAACCGAGATTAAATTATATTTAAAATATATTACTACACATAAATTTTGGAAAAATTTATTTGATATTAACTTGGATAATCCAAAAACATTTATAAACGCTTTAGGATATCTCGATATTAATCATAAATTATTTCATCCACGATTATTTAATGCTGAATATTATAATGAAAAACATTATTATATAGATTTGGATGATCCATATATATATAATAATATTAAAAAAAAGAAAGAAATGTTAAATAAATATAATTATATGGAAAAAACTTATGGTGCTATAAATATATATAATATACCTCCAACAAGTATATCTATATATACTGGTTATATAGTACCATTTAAAAGTTATATAATTGAATATATGTTAAAAGAAAATTATCATCAACATTCTAAAAATTTACCTACGCCTCAGATAAAAAAAAAAAGAAAAGAGGTACAGAAACAACTAGAAATACTAAACAATAAGTATCAATATAATATAGATGATGTAGACGTATAAAAATTGATTTATTTAAAGATTTAGTAAATATATAATTTATTAATGAGTAGTAATTTAAAAGAAGATATTATTTTTTTTTCACAATTTATGTCGAATTATAAATCTAAAAAATTTATTAATAATTTGAATGTATTTTCACTAGAATATTCAAATGAAAATAATATACCATTCTTACAAGAAGAAATTTATAATACTAAAAGAGACTATTTTAAAGAATTATTTAACAAAAATACTTTTTTAAAAGATAGTATTACAAGTAAAAAAATTAATCTTGATGAAATAATAATTTTGCCTCCTGAAATATTAGAACCAGAGAAATATAATAGTATTTTAAATAAAAAGAAAATTGAAGAATATAGAATTAATAATGAACCAACAAGTGATGCTTTTACTTGTAAAAAATGTAACAGCAAAAAAAGTAAAATTACAGAAAAACAAACGAGGAGTGGTGATGAACCAGCAACTGTATTTGTAACTTGTGTTGAGTGTGGTTATGGTTTTACTATGTAAATTATTACGTTAATTTTTCTATAATTTTAAATATTTTTTCACAGGATATATATCGAGGTAGTGTTATATTATATCGAGTTTCGATATATGTGTTAATATTTTGATAACTATTTATTTTAGTAAGTATGGATACCTTTTTATTATCAATAGCAAAATCAATTAATGATGAAAAGTCTTCATATATAATAAATAATTCAATTTGACTAAATATTTTATTAATTTCATCTGACTCTAAATATAATAGATGTTGATATATATCGATTAATAAAAAAATAACATTATTATATTTTGAATCTGTTGTTTCAAAAGTAAATTTATTTGATAATCTATTCCATCTTTTAATATTGGTAATTAAAATTCCTAAGTGATAATCTTCTTTATTTCTTAATAAATCAATTGCGTAAAGAGATATATAATTTCTTATTTTTGATTCTATTAGTTCATATTTTTTTTTTGATTGTAATATATTTAGTTCATTTGACCAGAATTCGATTGGTCTAAATATTGTTTTATTATTATAATAATTAAACATACTTTTTTTAAAATTTAACCAAAAAATTTCGATTTGATAATCTGGATTCATTTAATTTATATATATATTTAATCTATATATACAAATTTTTTTATATTTAACCATTCAAATAAATTTAGTTTAGTTGCCGATTTATGTGGTTCTATAATTATTAGTAGAAAAATATTAGATTGAGAATCAATTAGAAGGTGAAGATTACGGAATTATTTATAATCTAATAATAATTATCTATATATATATAAAATATATAAATGATTAATAAAGATTTAAGAGATAAAATATTTAAAGAGTTTTCTAAATATTTAGGAAATTCAGTTGCAAAAGAAGTAGAACTAGCTTTATTTAAATTTAGTCAAGAATATGCTGAAGAAAACGGTACTCCGTTTTTATTAGAACAAATTTATGAATCAAAAAGTGAAGAATTAATTCATATTTTCAAAGGTAAAAGTTTAAAATATATAATAGACTCTATTAAAAATAAAACGATTGTACCAGACCAAATACCATATATGCGAAAAAGTGAATTAATTTCAGATATTAGTAACAAAAATACTAAAATAGATGATACAAATAAAGGGTCAGATTTATTCTTGTGTTCTAAATGTAAAAAAAGGAATACTACAATAGAAGAGAAACAGATTAGAGCTGCTGATGAACCAGCAACTCAATTTATCACTTGTCTAGAATGTGGTAATTCCTGGACATTATAGATATAAAAAAAATTGAATCTAAATTATTTAAAGTAACAATGATTTAATACATTTAATGACTACTATCGGAATTGATCTCGGAACTACTTACTCTTGTGTTGGAATTTATCAAAATGGCAAAGTTGAAATTGTCGCTAATGATCAGGGAAATCGTACTACTCCCTCATATGTTTCTTTTACAGAAACTGAACGATTGATAGGTGACTCTGCAAAGAATGCCGCTACAAATAATCCTACAAATACTGTTTATGATTCAAAGCGTCTAATTGGTCGTGAATATACAGATCCACATCTCCAAAGCGATATGAAAAGTTTGTCGTATGATATTGTTAATCATAAAGGAAAACCAAAAATTAAAGTTGATTATAAAGGAGAAGAAAAACATTTTACACCTGAAGAAATTGCTTCAATGGTTCTAGTAAAACTAAAAGAAACTGCTGAAGCTGTTCTAGGTAAAGAGGTTAAGGATGCTGTTATTACAGTTCCTGCTTATTTCAATGATGCTCAACGTCAAGCTACAAAGGATGCTGGTCTAATTGCTGGACTAAATGTTCTTCGAATTATTAACGAACCAACTGCTGCTGCGATTGCTTATGGTCTAGATAAGAAATCACAAGGTGAAAAGAACGTATTGATTTTTGATCTTGGTGGTGGTACTTTTGATGTATCTCTACTAAACATTGAAGATGGTGTTTTCGAAGTTAAAGCTACAGCTGGTGATACTCACCTAGGTGGGTCTGATTTTGATAATCTTTTGGTTCAACATTTGGTTCAAGAATTCAAACGTAAAAATAAGATTGATCTAAAAGCTAACAAGCGTGCTATTCGACGTCTACGAACTGCTGCTGAACGAGCGAAACGTACTCTATCATCATCTACAAGTGCTAGTATTGAACTAGATGCTTTAGCTGAAGGTGTTGATTTTTATACAACACTTACAAGAGCAAAGTTTGAAAATCTTTGTTCCAGTCTATTTACTAAATGTCTAGAACCGGTTGATCGTGTTTTGCAAGATGCTGAAATGGATAAATCAAAGGTTGATGAAATTGTTCTTGTTGGAGGTTCTACACGAATCCCAAAGGTTCAAGATATGTTGAGTAAATATTTTAATGGAAAAGAATTGAATCACAGTGTTAATCCTGATGAAGCAGTTGCTTATGGTGCAACTATCCAGGCAGCTATTCTATCAGGTATAGTCGATGATACTACTAGTGATTTGCTACTACTAGATGTTACCCCACTATCTTTTGGTGTTGAAACTGCTGGTGGTATGATGACAAATCTAATTGATCGTGGTACTACAATTCCAGCAAAGAAAGCACAAACTTTTAGTACAGCTGTTGATAATCAACCAGGTGTTACTATTCAAGTTTTTGAAGGTGAGCGTTCCAGAACACTTGACAATAACAAACTAGGTGAGTTCCAACTAACTGGAATTCCACCAATGCCCCGTGGTTCACCACAAATTGAAATTACTTATGATGTTGATGCTAATGGTATTCTAACAGTTTCTGCTGTTGAAAAGAGTTCAGGAAAAGAAGAAAAGATTACTATTACAAATGAATCAAACCGTTTGAGTAAAGAAGATATTGATAAGATGGTTTCTGATGGTGAAAAGTTTAAGGAAGAAGACGAAACTGTCCGCAAACTAGTTGAAGCAAAGAATAAAATTGAGAATTACTGCTTTTCACTTCGAAGTTCAATGCTAGATGATGAAAAGATGAAGACTGCGTTGGGTGACGATGTTGAAACTGTTGATACTCTAACTCAAGAAACATTGGATTGGGTAGAAGCTGACGATGGAAGTCGTACAGCAGAAGAATATGATGAACGATACAAGGAGGTTGAAGGTAAACTAATGCCTCTAGTCCAGAAAGCATATCAAGCAAATATGCCTGAAGGGGGAGCGCCTGGAGGAATGCCTGGAGGAATGCCTGGAGGAATGCCTGGAGGAATGCCTGGAGGAATGCCTGGAGGAATGCCTGGAGGAATGCCTGGAGGAATGCCTGGAGGAATGCCAGATATGAATAACATGACTCCAGAACAACAAGCACAAATGGCAGAAATGATGAAGAATATGCAACAAGGTGGTACATCAGAAACTGCTGGTGACGAAGTTGTTGAAGAAGTTGTTGAAGAAGTTGATTAAGAATATCTATTATTTTATTTTAAAAATTAATATAATATAAATTATTTATTTTATATTAATCCAACCAGAATTATTGTTAAGTAGACACCACATAGGGGAGTAATTAAATTTAAATATTTGTTTTTATATCTATTCCTTCGCAAAATCTTTATTTGTGTGTATGTGTTTACATATTTTTTTTGATTGTTGCTTTAATAGTTTATTCGTTAGCAACTCTAATTATTTAAACAAACAAACCTGCTTGAATAACGGTATTTTCAAAATAGTGTAGGGGTTAATTGCTCAAAAATAATCAGTCAGTACCTTGTGTAATAAACTAACAAGTGTATATATATTAAAAATTGATTTAAATTATTATTAATATAATGTATTATATTAATAATGACAAAACTACTTAAACGATTGAAACAAGAGTTACTGGATTTAAATGAAAATGCAATTGAAAATTGCTCCGCGGGTCCATATAAAGATGATCTATGTGTTTGGCAAGCAACTATTTTTGGTCCAACAGGGACCCCATATGAAGGTGGTATATTTAATGTTATGATTGAATTTGGTGAAAAATATCCATTTAAACCTCCAATTGTTTATTTTACTACTCCAATATATCATTGTAATATAAATCGAAAAGGTGGAATTTGTTTAGATATTCTTAATAAAAGTTGGAGTCCTGTATTAACAACTGGTAAACTTTTAATTTCTATTTGTTCGTTGTTAGCAGAACCAAATCCAGATGATCCACTTGTTCAAGGTATTGCTAATTTGTATAAAACGGATAGACCAATTCACGATTTTAAAGCACGCGAATATACTGCATTATATGCTTCTAAATAATTATAACGACTTGTATTCTTCTGCTAATAATAACAAAGCTATAACAATATCCCATAAATTTTCTTGTGAATCTTTATCAATCGTAGTATAAATTGTTTTAAAATTTAATATTTCCATTAATTTATCATCTGCTCTTTCACCATAATATTCTTTAATCTCAGTTTTATATGTGTTATCATTTAAAAAATATTCAGGGTCTTTTTTCAGTATTATTTCTCTGTGTTGAATACCATATGTTACAAAATTTTTAATTGGTAAAAGAGAATTTACTTTAATTAATTGACTAAAATAAATACAATATTTTATCCCTAATAAAGGACGCACTTGTTCTAAAAGATCGGTAACAATTAAATTAAACTTTTTAATTATTGCTATTTTACTCATAATACATAAATAAAATAAAATAACTTTAAATTAAAATTGATAAAAATTGATATAAATATATTATTTATATTAATAATATATTTCAATGAACAATATTAAAACTACACAAGAAAAAACTTACCCGACAAATAAATATTTTGACATTCTAAACAAATCAAAAGATAGTTCAATACATTCTCACAAGTTTACGAGAATCACGTTTGAAAAGGATAATAGTAAAACTATTCTAAATATAAATTGTATTGAAACATACATTAAAGAAACTAATATTGGGTATTTTGAAGCTGAATATGAGTTTTTAAATTATATTGATGGGATACAAGATAATAATATTATACCTCAATCACACCCATTTTATGATATTCCAAAAAAACATTTTAAAAATTATTGTCAAGGATTTTTAGTTGTTAGAAATGATTTAACGTGTCAATTATTGAAATATCTATTTATGGATGATGAAAAACTAGAAAAAGAATGTGGCGTATCAAAAACACATTATTATAAAATTGGAATATTGAAATCACTCGCTAATTTATGGGATTAAAAAAATTGAACTATAAAATTATTTATTTAAAATATTATTAGTAATGCCATCTAAGAACTACATTAAAGATAAATTTACCTGGTGTTTATCCACATACGCAAATAATTTGATAAAAGAAGGTTATAAAATCCAAAAAATACGCCCTTGTTTTTATGATGATGATTGTTATAATTGTCATTCTGAAAATAATTTTAAATACAAACCGCATATTGAGAAATGGAATACAAAATGTAAAGAACACGTTGATCTTTATAAAATTCAACATAATGTTTTAATTGTTCTTTCAACAGAAAAAAATTTAGTAAAAAATCCCAAGTATAAAAGCAAAATTCAACATATTGAATCAATGTCATTTATCGATTTACTATTTTTTTGGCAGGATATAACTAGATATCATCGCAAGATTAGAAAAGAGTTTAATTATAATAATGATACTAATTATACTAATATTAAATTAATACCCAAGTTTTTCTTAAACAACGAAGATGATATATGGGCTTTAGTTAGAACATTGCGATTTTGTCCTCAACACGAGGTATTATTGAATAATAAATCAAAAATATTTACAATTAAAGAAATTTGTCCTGGTATGAATAATTGTAAAATTGGTGTTCATTCATACAAAGATCTTGTATGTATTGATAATTTAATTGATGGAGACTGTAATTGTGAAAGTCAGGGTGATATAGATAAAAGAACAAGCATTATACAAAAAGAAAATGAGAGTATTATCCAACAAATAAATGATAATGGTAAAACTAACGATGAAGGTTTTAAAATTAATATGTCAAAACAAACAATTAGAAAATTAAAAAGTAGTTTAATTAAATTACAACAAGATTTGTTAATGATAAAACCACGAAAAGTTCATTATACAGAACAAAAATTAGTATCTTTAAAACATCGTATTGATGAACATATGTACAATAAACCTAAAGAAATTGAAATATCACAATTAGCTGGTAAAAAAGTAGTAAAATTAAAGAAGAAAAAAAAATAATTAATTTAAAAATATATATTATTATAAGTAATATAATGGAATTAAATATTATTGAATATAGTATAAATAAAAACACTATTCAATCTAATTTTATTTTTAATTTTAAAAATAAAATAAATAATATTTCCGAAAAATATATATTGATAACACCTCTTAATCCTTTATTAGATATCGAAATTCTACAATTGGGCGATTTAGATGTTAAAAATAAAATAAAAAAAATAAAAGATTTAATAAATAATAAAGAATATTCTTATAAAACTACTATAGCTTTATCTCAATTTATAAAGTGGATACATATTTTTTTTCTTGAAGACATTCAAATATTATGATATTATTTCATTTAAGGATTGTAATAAAATATTATTAAATTTATAACTACTTTTATTTGATTTATAAGTAAAATCACACAAAGAAAAATTATTAATAAATTTATTTTTTGTTGTAATAATATTTGATGATATTAAAGATGTAAAATCGAATAAAAAATTATTTTCACCAAAATTTACTTGAACTGCAGATGAATGATTAATATTAATCATTACGGTTAGTTTTTTATTTGTTATTAGAGTTTGGTATAAATTAATAAGATTACCATTTAATGTAAAAAAAATTTTATATATATTTTCTTCTAAATATATTAAACCAGCACCAACAGTATCACCATTAGAATATCTCTCCATTTTATCTATTATAATATTATCTGCATACATCATTCCATCATCACTGTGATATCCTACAGTATGTTTAGCCCAACCTACAAAATTATAATTAATAGGTATTTTTATAGTTCCAAAACCAATTGATATGGCTTGATTTTCAAAAGGTTCTTTAAAACTATTTTTGTCAACTGTTAGTTCATAGTAATAAACATTGCTAATTGAATAGTTAAATTTATTATTATATTTATGTTGAAATAAAAATGGTATTGGACAAATACTAGGATGTGGTAAAATTACATTACCCATTAATATTGAATTTGCTGAATCATTACAATTCGAATATTTATTACAAATATTTATAAATTTAGATTGGTAATCGTTTATTTTAAAATAACGCGGCAATGGTATAAAAAATAAAATATATTGTAACTTTATTTTATATAATTTTATGCCCATAATTATATAATATAATTTTTTAAATAGCAAAATAATTTCTTTATTTTGATTAAAATATTTTTCTAATAATAATTTCTTTGTTATATTCATTTCATTACATAATTCAATAATTTTATTATTATCTAACATTATATATCATATGAATTTAATATTATTTTTTATTAGTTTAATAATTTTACTATATATTTTTAAAAATAATACTATTTTAGAATTTTTTAGTAAATCTAAATGTTTTTCTTGTGATAAAGAAAGTAATAAACATCATCCATCAAAATGTTATTCGTGTGAATAAATGAATATAAAGAATATTTATTATTATATTTAATGTGTGAATCATACACACTTATAATTATTACTGGTTTATTATTTTTTGCTATAGGAATTCCTATATACTGTATTTGTTTTACTTGTAACTATACACAAGAAGAAATAAAAATAATTAATGAAATTTAATTAACTTTTAAATGTTATATATAAAATATTTTCTAAGTTTTTTATATGTATCAATTATACGGTGGTGCGAAAGTTAAAAAAAAACAATGGACAGTTTTTAGACATAATGGACCTTTTTTTCCTGAAGAATATAAACCACATAAAATACCTGTAATTATTAGTGGAAAATCTGTTGTATTACCACGATTAGTCGAGGAATATATTACATTATACGCAAATTATTTAGATACTGATTATATTAAAAATAATAAATTTAAAATAAATTTTTTTAATGATTTAAAAAAATCACTAGGTGATATCAAAGTAAACTCTATTGATGATATTGATATGACTGAAATTAAAAAATATATTGATAGTACTAAAGAACGAAAAAAAAATTTATCAAAAGAAGAGAAACAAAGAGCTAAAGATAAAAATGATAAAATTCAAGAACCATATAAATATTGTGTAATTGACGGCAGCCAGCAAAAAGTTGGTAATTATCGAATTGAACCACCTGGTATATTTATGGGTAGAGGTACACACCCGAAATTAGGTAAAATTAAAAAAAGAATTAATCCCGAAGATGTTATAATAAATATAGATAAGAATTCTCCTATTCCAAAACCAAATGTACCAGGTCAATGGAAAAAAGTAATACACGATGATAATGTTATATGGTTAGCAACTTGGACAGATATTATCTCAAATAAAAATAAATATGTATTTACATCAATGGAATCTATTTTTAAATCCAAAAGCGATGAAAGTAAATTTGATTTAGCTAGAAGTTTAAAAAAAAAGGCGAAAAGTATAAGAGATGATTATTCTAGAGATTTAGACAGCGAATCGCAAACAACAAGACAATTAGCAACTGCTTTATATTTCATAGATAATTTAGCACTAAGAGTGGGGGGCAAAAAAAATACGAAAGAAAAGGCAGATACGGTCGGGGTTACTTCATTGAGAGTTGAACATCTTACATTTCTTGATACTAATGTTATTAAATTAGATTTTTTAGGTAAAGATTCTATTAGATATTGTAAAAAAATAAAAGTACATGATAATATTTATAATAATTTAAAAACATTTATTTATAATAAAGAAAAAAAAAAAGAATTATTTGATAAAATATCAAATTCATCATTAAATGAATATTTAGAATCTTTTATGAAAGGTCTAACGGCAAAAGTATGGAGGACATATAACGCTTCAAATTTATTTCAAAAAGAATTAGATAAAGTTAAATTAGAAACTGTTTTAAAAATTCCTGATTCTGAAAGAATTAATTATCTAATTTCTTTTTTTAATCAAGCAAATACTTCAGTTGCTCTTTTATGTAATCATCAGAAAGCAGTAAGTGGTAATTTAGAAAAACAATTAGAAACTTTTAATGAAAAAATTAAACATTTAAATCATAAAAAGAAAAAATATAAAGATAAAAAAAATAAAGAAATGATTAGTAAAATTGATGCAAAAATAAAAACTTTAAAATTAAAGAAAGAAACAAAAAGTAAAATGAAAAATGTTTCGTTAGGTACTTCTAAAAATAATTACATTGATCCTAGGATCATATTTGCTTTTATAAAGAAATTTGAAATTCAACCTGATAAATTATTTAACAAGTCACTATTAACTAGGTTTCAATGGGCACAGACAGTTACAAAAGATTTTAAATTTTAGTGTAAATGTATATAATAAAAATAACACAAGTGTGAACTTGATTCATAGCACATTGAAACATCACATAAAGTAAATCCACTGTCATTTTAGTGACGTCAAGATGTACTTGTATAGTTATTCAATACTTTGTTTATTTCTATAAAACTTGTAAATTTTTTTCAATAATATCATACCCTACTAAGTTTCTAATAGACTCAACATCAATATCGTATATTTTATTTATTTCATCAATTATTATTTTTCTTTAATATTTTAAATCGTTTTCTATTTTAATGAAAAAAATGATATTAAAATACTTACTATTAATGTCCCAATTAAAACATAAATGTTATTATTCATATATATATATTAAAAATTATTTAAACTTTATTTTTTTTGTAAAATAGTATAATATTGTGGATTGCTAATTACTAGAGCTAGTGTATCAATTTTCTTAATAATATCATTAGAAGTATCTTTTTTACTAATGTTCAAATGATTTAAATTTTTATGTTTATAAGTATGTTTAATAATAGTAAATAGATTTCGATGTATATTCGCAAGTTGACTCATTATAGGATATAATTGTTATTTTATAATGAATAATTTTCAATTATTTTTAAAATAACAATTATACATACTACTATCATATTGATTATCTAAAGTGTTTTTTTAATATCATCGTTATCTAATTTTAATTCATTTGTAAAATAACTCAACTTTCCACATCTATGATAAGCAATATTAGCTTTTTCAAATAAATTTAATTTTTTTAAAATATTACCTAATAATAACCAACTTTTGTACCAATTAGGATTCATTTTTATACTAATTTTAATATTATCAAGTGCGTTTTTATATTCCTTCATTTTTACATAATTAATACTAATATTATAGTAATTTAAAAAATTATTTCTATCACATTCACTTGCATATATTTTATAATACAATATTGAATTAAAATATTCATTTGATTTAAAAGCATTATATCCTAATTTTTGAAAATCTATCATTAATATTAATAATATAAAAAATTGATAAATATTACCAATATTCTAAAAAATAATAATATTAATGCTCCAAAATATAATTCTCGTTAGTATTATTATGACCTCTTCTCGTAGTACCCTCTTGAATCTTGAAGAAAAAAATCTTGTAATAATTAAAGGACCAATTGATGATGATTCATCTGATAAATTTTTTAGTGACCTTGAAAATTTTGATGATAGAACTCTAAATATTTATATTGATTCACCAGGAGGTAGTGTAATTAATGGACTCAGGATGATTGACTATATTCATACACTACAAAGTGATGATATTATTGTTAATTGTTATGCTAATTTTGCGGCTTCAATGGCATTTATTATTCTCCAAAGTTGTGATAATAGATTTACATCATCGTCAGGCATTCTAATGCAACATCAAATGTCACTAGGAATTAAAGGAGATATCCAAAATCTTAAAAATTATCTTAGAATGATTGATAGTATTAATGATAATATTAATATAGCTCAAGCAGAAAGACTTGAACTAAGTATTGATCAGTTTAATTCTAAAGTTATGAATGACTGGTGGGTTTCTGGTTTTACTGCTGTTAATGATAAAGTTGTTGATAATCTAGTTAACATTAAATGTTCTCCCAGTCTTTATAAGAAAAAAAGTAATTTAGAAAAAAAAACTTTTTTTGGTAAAGTGAGACTAGTCTTTTCAAAATGCCCTCTTCTACATAAACCTCTTGATATTAAACATAATATCACCTTACCAAATGAAGAAGATTTTGATAATTCAATTTATGAAATATATGATATGAACTATTATATTTCAGAACCAAAAAGAATTAAGATGATTAATATTTAACATTATGTTGATGATCTGTACATATTCGTCTTCCATCTGCTCTAACACGATCAAATATAAAGTTAATCAAGTTTATATTTAAATTATATTTTTTTATATTATGATAATGAAATGTCTCTGAATGTAATTCATTTTTTTTACTATATTCTAACATTTTATTAAATAATTTACCATATAATAATCCATTTTTGTAAGTACTTATAAAAAATCTATCATTAAAATTAGCAAAAAGACAAAAATTAGGAATACCTATATTATTATCATCTATCAAATTAAAAAAATTTAAATTAAAATCATTAATATAAAATACATCAGGTCTTAAAAAAATACAATATTTATATTTTGATCTATAAATAAAATTACCTGTTATATAATCTGAGTCTAATTCTAAATTTTTATTAACAGAATCTAAATTTAGAATTTTTAATTTTAATTCTTTAACTTTTGTATTATTATTTTCTTTTACGAATAATTTTATTTGTCTTTGATATGATTTAATTAAAATATTATTAGAATTTATTGTATTCATATAGATATTTTCCTTTAAATTGTCATTATTCGATTTTAAAACATTTTCCTCTAATAATAATGTTATTCTTAATTTTGAATACATTGCTAATATAAAGTTATCCATACTAGAATAATCTGAATCCCATGGATCTTTATGAGTTCTATACTTGAATAATTTTAATTTTTCTTTAATAACATCTTGGTCGTCATAAATAAAATAATCAGGATTTAATAATTTATATTCTTCAAAATCTAATTTAATATTGTTTTCATTCGCTCTTTTATTAGAATATAAATTATTAAGTTTATAAGTATGTAAATATATATCATAATCAATATTATTATCTTTTAAAATTTTAAAAATTCTTTTTTCTATTGTTTTTATTGTAAATTTAAGACTTCGCGTTAAACCCCAGAATATTAAAGCAATTTTCATTATTATTAATATTTATATTTATTTTTCAACTACTTTATCTTTTAAATTATTACGTTCAATTCTTTTTTGTAAATCTTCCATATTTTTATCTAATTCTTTAGAATCAATGCCTAAACTTTCTGATAGAAATGAATCCATTTCATTTTTTAAATCTCCTACATCTCCTTTATTATTTACATCATTTAATTTCCCTACCATACTAGTTAATTTTGTCAAGTCAGGCATATGTTTTGCAGTCTTCATCATATCACTTAAATTAAATCCCCCCGATTCTTCTTTCTTTTCTTTCACTTCAACATCAGCGGTAGAAAAGTTTTCATCAATAATGACTTTTTCTTCTTCTATATCTTTCTTTTCTCCCATTAATTTATCCATACCAGGTAAATTATTTTGTAAATTACCAATAATCTTATCTAATTCTATTTCACCATTTTCGATTTTATTATGATATTTTTCAGTTATTTTATTTGTAATATCCATAATATTTTCAAATGGATTAGCATTTTTATTCATTACATTTTGAAATGAACTAACAATATCATCTATCATACTATTAGTTGTGTTATTAACATCTTCTTTTAAAATATCATTTTTAACTTTTGATGATACGTGTTTATTTAATTCTTCAAAACTTGAATCAATCATTTTAATTCTATTTGATGATACATCTGTTCTTAGTTCTCTATCAATTTTTTCTCTATTTGATTCTAATTCTCGGTAAATATCTAATAATCCAGACCATACTTTGTCTTTAAGAAATTGTTCTTTATTATTTAATAATGATTTTAAAGAATTTTGTTCTCCAAATAAACTTTGGGATAATTTATTTGTTTCAACAGTTTTACCTGAAAACACTTTAATTTTACATTCTGTAAATAAAGAAAATAAATCCTCATCATCTAGTAAATCATAAAATTGTAATAACCTTTCTTCTTTAACATTACTATCTAAATTTTTATCTAGTTTTATATTCAAGATACCTTCAATATTTTTCATGATTCCATTGTAAGTATTACACATCCAACTCGGAGATTCTGATTCCATATAATAATATTTATTAATTTTTGTTTAAATAAAAATTATTAAAATATATACTCTGGAATATCATTCCTTAAATTTGGTCCATTTCTTTGAAATATTTGATAATCTGCTATATCCGCAGTTGTAGCTCTCTCTAAACTTGTTTCTATATTCTTTTTATCTTCAAATTTAAACTCTTCTTTTTTCTTTCTATTTTCTTGGTATTTTAAATATAAAATAAATAGTACAAAAAATGATATAATTAATATATACCAATTACTCGTTAAAAACTCTTTAACAGTAATTAATTGTTTATCATTAGATGAGGGTTTTTTAAGACTTTTTTTAAACATTTTACGATATACTCTATTACTAATTAATGCCGGTTTCATTTAATTTAAATGAGAAATTTTTATAACAAGAAAAAATTGATATAAGAAATTTAAAATATAAATATATATATAATAATGTCTCAAGAATACTTGCTCGATAAAAATAACTCTCGTTTAACGGTACACCCTCTTAAAGAATTAGATGTATGGAAATCTTATAAAACAATGAAAGCCGCTTTTTGGACTCCTGAAGAAATTGATTTTAGTAAAGATTATGAAGATTTTGAAAAACTATCAGAAGATTCTCAACATTTTATTAAAATGATTTTAGCCTTTTTTGCTGTAAGTGATACTATTGTTAATATCAATTTGGCGGAACGATTTACATCTGAAGTTCAAATTATGGAAGTAATTATTGCTTATCAATTTCAAATTATGATGGAAAATATTCATGCTGAAACTTATTCTTTACAAATTGATAATATTATTCGCGACAAAGATGAAAAAGAAAAACTTTTAGATTCAGTTGAAAATATAGATTGTATTAAGAAAAAAGCAGAATGGGCTTTTAAATGGATCAGTAGTGATTGTCCTTTTATTCAACGAGTAATTGCTTTTGCTATTGTTGAAGGTATTTTCTTTTCAGGAAGTTTTGCTTCTATCTTTTGGTTAAAGAAACAAAATGTAATGCCTGGTTTATGTGATAGCAATGAATTAATTGCTCGTGATGAAGGAATGCATACTGATTTAGCTTGTTTAATTAAGAAAAAATGTACACAACAAATTGATCAAGATATAGTCAATTTAATGTTTAAAGAAGCAGTATTGATTGAAAAAAACTTTATTTGTGATGCTCTTCCATGCTCTTTACTAGGAATGAATAAAGATTTAATGAGTCAATATATTGAATATGTTGCTGATAGACTACTAGTATCTTTATCATATGAAAAAATTTGGGGAACACAAAATCCATTTGATTTTATGGAAAGTATTTCAATGGAAGGTAAAACTAATTTTTTTGAATCAAGACCTACACAATATCAAAAAGCAGCTGTTTTAAATACTGGTAGAGTAAATTCATTTGAACATGATGATGATTTTTAAAAGATTTATGTATGGGCTCGGCTACTCAAAATTTAATATATATAATTAGAGGAATTAAATTTTAGAAGGAAAATAATTAAAAATACCTGATAATATAAATTCACATTTTGTAGGTAAAAGTATATACTTATTACACCTTTGAACATTTAAAACGCCGACCTAATCCAGATATTTTTAGGTTTTCGCTTTCTTGTTGATGGTCTTTTAACATATTTTTCATTTCTATCATATGCTCCTTTTATTAGATTTTTATAAATATGTATTGGATGTTATTTATAATAACATCATCTTTTACATTCTTAACTAATTCAATATATGTTAATCCTTTTTTCTTTTGTAATCGTGATTTCAATACATTAAAATATCCTTCTATTGCAGTTGTATAATGTTGATATGGAACAGCATACAATAAGTTATTATCTTTTTTAATTACATCTTTTACCAGTTGATTTCTATGACTACTCGCATTATCTAAAATGATTAATTTATTTTTGTATTTTCTAGTTATATAACTTATATTTTATTTACGTTTATTTATTTTCTATATATATAATAAGGGCGAATACTTCATAATAAAATAATTTTTGCCATTATGTGTCAAGTATATGCGCACTATAATTTACTAATTATAATGATATCAATATAAATATAATTTAACATATAATTAAATAGTATTAAATTTATAAAATAATACTAGAATTTTCTCTCATTATATATATAATATAAATGGATGATATAGATTTGAGAATGTATATTTTAAAAAGGGAAAATCCAGTAATTTTTGATACGCAGACTCAATTTATTTATTTTCCAGCTAATAAAGTAATGCAAACCACTTTAGTGAGATATTTATTAAAAAAAAGATGCATTGTTTATAAAGATAATAAAGTGCTATGGAAAGAAGTATTTGATAAGACAGATTTTAATAAAGTTTATAAATTTGGAATTACAAGAGACCCTATAACAAAATTTGAATCAGCATTTAATTATTTAAAAAAACAGAAAAGACTATCAAAAAGAATGAAAATAAATGATATTAATATAAATGACTATATAAAAAATACAGTTGATCATTGTGATAATCCATTTAAATTAAATCCACATTTTGAAAAACAATATGAAAGTTATTTTTATAATGACAAATTAATAGTTGATGAATTATTTAAGATAGAAGACAATGAACAAATATGTAAAATGTATCAAAAATTAGATATAAAAGACAATGAAATTAAAAAAAATGAAACCAAACACATAGAAATTATTGATGAAGAGTCCATTAAAATTTTAAAAAAAATATATTTTAATGATATCAAATATTTACATTATTGAAAATAAATTCTGTAATTTTAAAAGAATATATGGATTTGACCAGCATTTTAAATGTTCAAAGGTGTAAAAGAAAAAATTGATAATAATAATATTTATTATTATCAATAATAAATATAATGGCTACATTTTTTTATTATAGTGAAATGATGACTACTGTTGATAAGGTTGAATCAATAATTGAAGATCTAGATATTTGTAATTATTGGCTAACAAATAAAATTGTATATGTTTTCCATATTAAACGTAAAAGTTTTGACAAACATTCAATTATTAGAATTGGACTAACTGATAATCTAACAGAAACTCTTTATAGTCAATATCTTTATTACAATGCCGATATTATCAATGTCCTCAGACTTGTAGATGTTGAAAATGGTAATACTAATTGGGAATCTTCCGATTTTATGAGTGAACTATGTAATGCTGCAAAAATTTATTGTACATGTGAAATGGGTTATAATATTTTTAATGATTCTAATAAGGATAGTGTTCTATTTGAAGTTGATAATCTTATTAAAAAAGAACAATTTAATTATACATACGTATTCTCAAATAATATTGATATTAAAATTAATAAACAATTGTCTACTATTTATGAATTTGATTGTATTGGTGAGAATTGTCCTGAAAAAACAAATGGTTCTCAATTTTGTGGGAAAACTTTTTGTTATAATGAATAATATTTAATAGAATTTAATCTTCTTTTAATAATATTTTTTAAATCTAGTTTATTAATATTATATTTTACATAATAAAAATAATTTCCAAATGATAAATAATATGATTTCATTGGTATATTGTCAAAAAATTTTAAATTATATTCAACGTGTTTTTTAGCAAAATTAAAAAATCCTATTTCAGTATTATTTAAATAATTAGGATATTTTTTCTTTAATTTTTTCAAAATATTAAAATCGTGAGTTGCTAATTGGTGATAATTATTTGATTCAATTAATTTACAAGCTAATTTGTAATAATTATCAGTTACTTTATTCCAATTTTTAATATCTCCATAATAGTATCCTTTTACTAATCTAATATGACCATTGTTTTTGATAATATTATCTAAAATATCATTTGAAATATTATAATAAGTAGGTAAAGTTAATCCTATATTATTATATCCTAAATTAATAATATCATTATAATATTGTACTTCTTGATTGAAATATTTTTTAGTAGTTACTGAAATCCAAACAAAAATATTTTTTTTATCGGCATAATCTATAATATTTTTAAATCTATTCCAATTTTCTTTATCATTAGTAGCATTTTCTGTTATTTTAACTGATAATTTACCTTTTTTAAAAATATTAGTACTTTTACTAGATTTATCTAAATAATCAATCATTTTTAAATTATATTTATAAGTTTCATCTTGATTAACAAATGTTTGTTGTCTACTTAAACATACTAAATTACCATCATTTTGTATTTCATTTGCTTTTAAAGTAATTTTTTCAAAAGTAGGTTGATTAATAAATAATAAAATAACTACTACTAATAAAATATAATATATTTTTATCATACTATTATTAGTATTGATAAAAAAATATATAGTATATATAATGAAACATAATATAGATATATTATTAATTTTTAACTAAGGATTCAACTAATTTAACTATTGTTGACAATTCAGAAAATTTTTTATCAAAAACAAAAGATAATAAGTTAGCACTAAGATTATCACATCACGTTAATGATACTAAAGTACCTCCAGAAGAAATTAATAATATGGAATCCGAACTAAAAAAATTAGAATTATCTAATTATAAATTTATACCTGTAGATAATACTAGTCTAACAACAGATGCTCAAAAAACATCGGATTTTACAACCTTTAATTATCGATATGGTTTAAGTAGAGTAAACAATATAACCCTATTCATTTTTTTTAAACGTAAATATATTTAAAAAAAAATGAATCTTTATTAACTTATATGTTAAAAAATGAGAACTTAATGTTTGTCTTAAAACGAAATAATACACAAGAACGAGTTAACTTTAGTAAAATCAGCGAGCGTCTCGATAAATTGATTAAAAAAGATGAAAAAGAGAAATTAGACTCTATTGTAATTGCTCAAAAAGTGATCACTTCAATTTATTCAGGAATTACAACAGAAGAACTTGATTTAGAATCAGCTAAAATTTGTATGAATATGGCAACTACACATCCACTTTATGGTAATTTAGCAGGGAGAATTTTAGTAAGTAATTTACATAAAAAAACACTAAATACATTTTCTGATAAACTTGTTTTAGTTGATGAGGAATCTAGATTACTTGGTAAAACACTATTAGATCAAAAATGGTTAAAATATGTTTTGGAAAATAAAGATGAATTAAATCAGATGATTGATTATACTCGAGATTATAATTTGGATTTTTTTGCTTTTAAAACATTAGAACGAGCATATTTACTTAAAAATCTAAAAAATAAAACTATTTATGAAAGACCACAAGATATGTTTATACGAGTGGCATCTTTTATAAATATGGGAAATATGAAAGATATTAAAACAACATATGATTTACTTTCTACAAAATGTTATACTCATGCTTCACCTACACTTTTTAATGCAGGTACGGCTAGACCACAATTAAGTAGTTGTTTTTTACTTGGAACAGAAGATAGTCTTGAAGGAATAACCCAAACTTGGGACAGAGTTTCACAAATTTCTAAATGGGGTGGAGGTATTGGTGTTCACGTTAGTAATATTCGAGCGAAAGGTACTTTAATTAGAGGAACTAATGGACCATCATCGGGTATAATCCCAATGTTACAAGTTTATAATAATATTGCTCGTTTTATTAATCAAGGGGGGAAAAGAAAAGGTAGTTTTGCCATTTATCTAGAAACACATCATCCTGATATTTTTGAATTTTTAGAGTTGCGTAAAAATTTCGGCGCTGAGACCGAAAGAGCAAGAGATTTATTTTTAGCGTTATGGATATCAGATCTATTTATGGAACAGGTAGAAAAAGACAGTGATTGGTATTTATTTTGTCCTGACGAAGCACCTGGATTAGAAGATGTATATGGCGAAGAATATAATAAACTATATTGGAGATATGTAGATGAAAAGAAATATAAAAAAAAAGTATCGGCAAGGAAACTAATGGAAAAAATATTTGAATCACAATTGGAAACGGGTACTCCGTATATGCTATACAAAGATACAATTAATAGAAAATCAAATCAAAAAAATATAGGAATTATTAGAAGCAGTAATTTATGTGCGGAAATTGTAGAATATTCAGATCATAAAGAACATGCTGTTTGTAACTTAGCTTCAATTTGTGTTAATAAAGGTCTAGTACCATTCAAGAATAGAGCTCTATGGACTATTTATACAAAAGATAATTGTAAATTTTGTGATTGGACAAAGATGTATATGACAAATACTAATTACAAATATATAGATGTTATTCCAGATCAAGAAAAATTAAAAGAACTTAAAAAACTAAATATAAAATGTGATGAAAATGGATGTTATATTGGAAATGTAACCTATCCACAAATATTTTATGGTAAAAAACATATTGGCGGATTTAATGAAATGATAAAATTTACGGCAAATCGATATAATTTTGAAGAATTATGGAATATCGCATATACTGCTAGTAAAAACTTGAATAAAGTAATTGATGTTAATTATTATCCAACACCTGAAGGTAAATATTCAAATCTAAAACATAGACCAATCGGATTAGGTATTCAAGGTTTAGCAGATACACTTGTTAAAATGAAAATTAATTTTGATAGTGATGAAGCTGTTAATTTTAATGCCGATATGATGGAAACAATATATCATGCTGCATTATCAGCAAGTAAAGATTCTGCTAAAGAATTTGGCTCTCCATATGAAACATTTAAAGATTCACCATTAAGTCAAGGTAAATTTCAATTCGATTTATGGGATGTTAAACCGAAAAGACAGGATTGGGATTTATTGAAAGAAGAAATATTAAAATACGGAGTTCATAATTCTCTAGTTACAGCATTAATGCCTACTGCATCCACCTCTCAAATTATGGGTAATAATGAATGTTTTGAATGGTTTACTAATAATATTTATACTAGAAGAACTTTAGCTGGTGATTTTCCACTAGTTAATAAACATCTAGTTGATGATTTATTATCTATTAGTGCGTGGAATAATAATACTAAACAAATTATTATAGCAGATGAAGGTAGTATTAAAAATGTACCAAATGTTCCTATGATTTTTAAAGATTTATACAAAACTATTTGGGAAATAAAACAGATTTGGGTTTTAAAACATGCTAAAGCAAGAGGTCCATATGTTGATCAAACACAAAGTATGAATATTTTTATGGGTGTGCCTAATTATAAGAAATTATATTCTTGTCATATGTGGGGATGGAAAAATGGATTAAAAACTGGAATGTATTATTTAAGAACAAAAGCGGCTAAAGGTGCTAGTAAATTTACGGTTGATCCTAAATTACAACAACAAATAGAAGAAAGTAACGAGTGTGAATCTTGTTCTGCTTAATTTTTATTTATTATGATACTCTTGTTGACAACTGTGTGGACTAGAAAAAAGACCTATATAATAAAAATTGAATTTAAAATTAATTTTATACATATTAGTATATATATAATGCCTCTCCGTAATAAACCAACGAAGAAAAAATATTCACCTAAGAACACTCCTATCAAATACGCAGACCCTGATAATGAACAAGAATATGCGAAAATTGAAAAAACACTAGGTAATTGTCATTTTCTTTTGATAAATATAGCAGGAAAAGAAAGAACTGCTTCTACTTGTGGTACTGCTAAGAAAGGTCGTCGAATGCAAAAAGGTCAACTAGTACTAATTGAACCATTGAGTGAAGACCTTGATAAAAAGTGGCAGATTATTTTTAAATATTCTCCGGGTCATGAAAAAATTCTAACAAAAGAAGGTCATCTAAGAAAGATTGAAGAAATTCAGAATGAATCTGACGATGACAATTCAGATGATAATTTTCAGTTTGAAGACGAAGTTACTCATGAACAAACAGAAAATAACGGAGTAATTGATTTCACAGATATTGATAATATTTAATTTAATTTAATTTTTCGTTTTCTTCAATAATTCCAATTTTTATTTTATTTAAATTTTTAAGTGAAATAACTTCATCAGATGTGTCATTTTTAGGTACTTTATGATTTATTAACCATTTAACACGATATTTATTAATTTCATTAGCATAATTTCTTATATATTCATTTGGTTTTATATTTAATTCCATAAATTTATGTAATGTTTTACGTATTAATGTTTTTGGTTGAACTTTAATATTTTTCATTCTATGTTCAATATACCATAAACACCAGGCTAAACAATAACCTCCAAAGTCTCCCATTTTTTGATTTAATTTATTATTTTCATCAGATATAGTTTGAAACCCAGCAACTGGAAAGTATTTATTAGGCGCATAATATTTAAATTCATTACCTTTTGTTAATTCTTTTTCTAATATTATATCCATATCTTTATCAAGTGCCATAGTATTACCATATGGATCAAATCTTTCTATAATATTATTTTTAAAATCATAAAATATTAAAGCCGCGTGTAATCCGTTATTCTGTAATCTTAAACTTAATAATACATACGAATAATCATATTTGTTTTTATTTTTTTTCATTGTTTGATTCAAATTAGGATGAATTAGATAATTATCTTTATCATTCCAAACAATAACCCATAAAAAGTTATTATAATGTTTTAATAATTCATCAGGATATTTTAAATTAATATTAGTATAAATATTAACTTTTTCTTTTGATCTTGGTAAATATAAATTTTTATATTTTTTATTTAAATGATAAAAAAATATAGCAATATCAGAAAATCTAGCTTGAAATAAATTACCGTGTGAATATTTATTTTCTTCAAAATTAATATTTATTTTATCTTCATATTTTTCTAATTTATCAATAAGTTGCTTCCATTTGTTATTTTTTATATTTTTTGTATTATAATTTTTATTAATTTTTTTCCCTTTTAAATACTTGCTATATTTTTTAAAATCTAACATTGAAATATAATCTAAAGCTGACTTTTTATCAATGTTAATTTTATCCCACAAATCATAATGTGACAAAATTTTGTCTTCTATTTTATCATTACCCGTCCCTTTATACATACGATTTTTTAAAATAAAATGTGCTAAATTATCACCATTTTTATTTGTTTCATTAAAATTATGTTCTGAAATAATTTTATCGATAATAAAATTTGCTATATTGTAATCTTGATTAATAATCGCTTTATTATAGGACAATGAAAAAATATTGTATGTATTTAAAGGTGAATAACTATCAAATTTTATATTTTTATCTTTTAATTTAAATAAATATTTTAAAATAGGTAAATTATCATCTAATATAACAGGATACAAAAAGTTATTACCCTCTATATCTGTATAACTAAATAACTTATTGTCATTCTTATACATTTCTTTTAATAATTCAATTAATTCATTATCTTTCATGTTATTATTTAATATCAAATTAAAAAAAGCTGGTGTATTTTCATAATTATAATATTTTAATTTAAAATTTTTAACAATGTGGTTAATATTTTTTTTATTACCCTCAGAAAATAATATATCAAGAGGACTATTATTTTCTTTAGAATATATATTAAATAAAAAAGACCAATCTAGATTATTTTTACTAATTATATTAAAATATTCATTTGTATTAGGATTTAAAAAATGTAAAAAATTTTCATTTTCGGAATTTCTATTATTTACATATTCAGGATATTGTTTAATTAAATAATTAAGTATTTTTAAATTATTATATTTAGCTGCAAGATGAAGTCCATTCATATTTTCATCGTTTTCATTATGAATGGGGTGTTTTTTTAATTTTAAACCAACTAGATTATTTGTTAATATAAGATAATGAAATAAATAATTTTCAAGAAATAAAGGTTTATTTATTTTATATTTTGATATTTTATTATTGTTATTGATTTTTGCTATTTCTACCAAATTTATTTTCATTAATATAATTATAAATAGAGAGAAAAAAATTGATAAAGAAATATTTATAATATTTATTATTAATTATTAATGAATGAAATAAAACTAGGAGTGTCAAAATTTAACAATATAGGTGGCGTAACATGCTATATGAATTCAATATTAGTCATAATACAACAAACGCCGATATTAGCTGATTATATTGTAGGTGGTAATTTTAAAGAAGATTTATTAAGAAATTGTGATAATGATATAGAAAAAGTTAAGGATTCCGTTTTTTATAATCTATATGAACTTTTAACAGCTAGTCTTAAAAATGACAATAAAAATATTACACCGAGTACGTTTAGAAGTAAAATATCTCAAAAAAATCCTATATGGGGTCAATATCAACATCAAGATTCTCAAGAATTTTTAAGTTTTCTAATTACCCAATTAGAAAATGAAACAAAGAGTAAAGTAATGTTTCTACCTGGTAATATTAAATTAAATGAAAATATAAATAACATTGATGAAAATATAGATTGTATTTTATCAAAAAGTCACTGGAATAATTCTTTCAAAGAAGATTATTCTCCTGTAAAATTACTATTTACAGGACAATTTAAAAATAATATTGAATGTAGTATTTGTAATAATAATTCAAGTAATTATGAATTATTTCAAACTTTACAAGTATCTATACCAATTAAAAATAAAGGAGATGATTTAATCAAAAATTTTACATTAAAAAATTGTCTGGATTACTCATTTAAAAAAGAAAAATTAGATAAAGATAACAAGATAAATTGTGAATTTTGTTTTTTAAAAAATCAATCTAATAAATATAATAGACTATGGAAAACACCTAAAATTTTAGTGATACAAATAAAAAGATTTCTTGTGAATAATTATGGTGTACAAACACAAAAATTAGTAAATAAGATAAACTTTCCAATTAATAATTTGAATATTTCAGATTATATTGATCAAAATAGTCCCGATATTGATAAATGTAAATATAATTTAATTGGTGTCAATAATCATATATCATTAGGAGGATATTTATCTTGTAATTATGGTCATTATACCTCTGCCGTTAAAAATAGATATGATAATAAATGGTATTTATTTGATGATAGTACTTTAACAGAGTTAGAAACAGAAAAACAATTAGTAAACAATAATGCTTATCTATTATTCTATTACAGAAATAATTAATTTTTAAAAATTAAAATTGTCATATTACCTATTTCTATTTGTTCTAATATAGTAAAATATATACTTATTTTATTAATATTGTAATTATATGGTATTTTTAAAATTATTAATTTATTTTTCTCTATTTTTTTTATAACATCAATTATATTATTTTTTGATAAATATAACTCTAAATTTTTTTCTGTTTTATAATTTGGACCACCCCATGGTGGGTCAAAAAAATATATATCATAATTATTATCACAAATATAATTTAAACAATCATCATTAATTAAAGTTATATTATTATTAGTATACTGTTTTAAATTATTTTTCATAATTATAAATCTGTCTAAAACTAATTCTATTCCTGTTATATTATTAAAATATTTATTAAAAGATATTAAATTTCCTCCACATCCAGCTGTAGCATCAACTATATGAGCATTAATATCACTATATTCTAAGATTTTTTTACTTATCAAGTCCGCTTCCTTATGATGAGTTATAGACCATAAACCTTCACTATCGTATTTTAAATCATTATAATTTTTATTTAATGGTTCAGGAAAAATTCTTTTTTTAATATTCGATAACATTAATATAATATATTTTTATATTTTAAATATATAAAATATTGATTTTTATAGATTTAAAAAATATTATTATTAGTATAATAATGAATGATTTAATTATTTCTGAATTTCAAAGATTAATTATTTTTTTAAAAGATAAACACGATACTTATAAAACAAATGAAGATAAGAAAAATGCGAATGTTTATAATTTCAAAATAAGACAATTATCAAATGTATTAGGTATATTAAAGAAATATACACCAAAAATAACTACCAATAATTATCAAGAATTAAAAGAAATAAATGGTATTGGTAAAGGTAGTATTGATCGTATAAAAGAAATATTAGATACTGGTAAATTAAAAGAATTAGGAAATTTTACTGATATTAAAAAAGAAAAGAACAATAGTATAAATGAATTAGAAGAAATTGTTGGTATTGGTCGTGCAAGAGCATTAGAATTATTTAAACAAGGGATCACAACAATTAAAATGTTGAAAGATAAAATTAAAAAGAAAGAAATTGACGTTAATGACAAAATTTTATTAGGTGTAAAATATCATGGTGTGTATAAGATGAATATTCCGAGGAAAGAAGTTGATAAATATTATAAGTTTATTGAAAAAATAATTAATTATATTAATAAAAAACACGAATTTACAAAAAAAAATAAATATATTTTTCAAATATGTGGTTCATATAGAAGAGAAAAATTATTTAGTAATGATATAGATATTTTAATATCTAAATTTGGAACGAAAAATGATAAAACGAATTGTGAAAAACATTTAGAAAGAATGATTAAAAAATTAAAAAGTGATTTGAAAATTAATAATAATAAACCATTATTAATTGATGATATGACTGATAAAAATGTCAAAACAAAATATATGGGATTTGGACAATTAAAAAATAATCCTATTAGAAGAATAGATATGAGATTTGTTCCATATGATAGTTATTTTTCAGGTCTACTATATTTTACGGGTTCTGGAGATTTAAATCAGAAAATGCGAAAAGTGGCAAAAGATAAAGGTTATAAATTATCAGAATACGGACTATTTGATTCTAATGGTGAACGATTTAAGATTAAATCTGAAAAAGATATTTTTAAAAAATTAGATATAGAATATTTACCACCTAAATTAAGGTAATAATTTTAAACAACTCCAGTATAATCATAAAATTTAGTTTGGTCATAATTATATTTTATATAAATAGCACCTCCTATAAATATAGATATTGATATAGCACCTACTGATATTAAAAATATATCACCTTTTGATAATTTGTTTTTATGATCATTTGTATTATTATTTTTTTTAAAAAAATATGAATTATTTAAATAACTATAACTATAATTGTCGTATATAATTCCTGTACAATTATATTTATTTAATACTACTCCAGCGCAATATGGGGATAATAAACAATTACTCAAGCAGTTATTAGTAGTATTTTTATAATTATATAAAATATTATTATTTGAATATCTAGGTATTAAAGTATTATTTGTAAAATTACTCGTGTAAACATTAGAATTAAACAGAAGTAAAACCATTGTTAATATCATTATTATTAATATTATATTTCTTTTTTTTATAGTAAAATAAATATATAGTATTATATATATATATATATATATAATGTTATTAATATTTATTATATTAATACTTATTGGAGTAATCTTATATTCTAATTATAATAAAACTTTAAAAATAAATGAGGGTTTTTCTAAGAAACCACCAATACCTATAAAGACAGATAATTCGCAGATAATAGATGATGTGGTACAAATCAATTCTCAGATTTATAATTATGTAGAAGAAAGCCTTACACATATAATTAATTTTTTTATCAATAATGAGACAAAATTAGACAATTTGTATAGTAATATGGTAAAACATAATAGATTAGTAACAAAATATCAGGATTGTACAGTTAATTACGATGGGTTAAAACAATTTTCAATAGAAAGACTAAAAAAAGATACAAATGAAGTGTTAGATATATTAAATAACTTACCTGATAGTTTAAATATAAACCGGAATCTTAAAAATCAAATTAAATATTATTTTCCTTTCATAAAGCAGGTAGTTTTAATGTTTTTTTATGATCATACAAATTTCTCTTCAATAGTCGACGTGAGTGTTTCATTTATCCGTGTCATATATTCTAAATTAAACCCTGGTTCACTCAAAACTTTTCCCGTTGGTTTTGAACTACAACTTAAAGAAGAACTTAAAAGTTTGTCACTTGATTTTAATAAGAATTTAGAAAATAGAAGGGACCAATTTATAGCCCGTATACTACAAACATACTCTAAAAAAATACTACAAACATACTCTAAAAAAATACTACAACCACAATATGAAAAAAATTTCTGGTGTGAGACTTATTTTACACAAGGTGGTGAGTTTTATAATACAGGAGGACACAAATGTCCCAATGCACTAAAAATAGCTATAACCAATTTTATAATGAAATTCGTCCCCGCTTGCTTGAATATGATTACTGATTTTAATAACTTACTACAATCTGAAGAATTTGATGCTAGTTTTTATATAGATAAATTAGTAGAATTCGCTAAAAATATTAAAAAAATACTAGAACATGATAAGGGATCACCTGGACCACCTGGACCACCTGGAGTAGATGGAGAAGATGGTCAAGGTATGTATAAAATAAATGCTATTGCTGATAAGGACCAAAACAATACAAACGGAATACTAAAACCACATTTTACGGTAGGCACATGTGGTAAAAAAAGTCTTTTAACACAAAAACAATTAATAAAGTGCTTAAGACCTGATTTTAGATGTGAAAACGCTAAACGGGCTATAATGTGTGGCGCTATGGGAGTAGTTAATGGAGAATTGACGGAGATAAATTCATGTATTAATGAGCCTCCTTTTAACTATGGGGACATAGAGGAAAAAGAGGAAGAAAAAAATAATAATTATTTAACAAATACAATAGATGGATTTAGTAATAATGATTTTGATTCATTTGGAAGATATCCTGTCAATTTCTAATAGAATTATAATTTACTATAAACCAATTAATTGTTAAATCTGATCCATTTTCTAATTTAGTAAATTCAAAATCAGGATAATACTGTCTTAAATAATTATTTGAAACTGTTTTTTTGTGTTGTCCGTTATGATATGTTGTATCAAATTTAATTTTATTTTTAAAATTAAAAATTTTACATATTTTTTCAGCTACTTTTTTTATACTTACCTCTTCGTCAGGAGAAATAATAATATTTTTATTGTTAATTCTGCTATATTTTTACTGTATACAAATTGTCTTAATGGTGAACCATCTCCATATATAGTAAAATCCGTATTATTTTTATTTGCTAAATAACATTTATGAATTAAACCCGTGTAAATCTTCTAAATTAACATTATCATATTCGCCATAAATATTTGTTGGGATTATACAAATAAAATTATCATTAAATTCTTCTCTATATTTTCTAGTATGTATTTCTAACATTCTTTTAGTATAAGAATATCCTTCATTAGAAAAATGGGGAGGTCCTAGATGTAATTAATTTTCATTAATTGGATAATCAATATCATTTGGATATATACAAGTTGATAAATATGCTACTAATTTCTTTACATTATAATCGTGGCAACATTTAACAACATTAAAATTAATTAATAAAATATCTTCTAATATTCTAACTTTATTATTCATATTCTTATATAAACCACCTACATTGGCGGCTAAATGAATTACATATGACGGTTTATACTTTTCAAACAATTTACTTTTAATAAATATTATATTATAATTTAAATTTTTAATAGCATTTCCAACTAATCTACTTCCACCTGTTATTAAGATTGTCATTAAAGTTAATAATATTAATTAATTTAAATTATGACGTATAATAATGCCATTAATAGTTATTTTAATTATATTTACCTTACTACTTATATTAAATAAATTATTTATAAAGTCTAAACATTTAAATAGACCTCTATTTATTACTGGAACAATGAGATCTGGATCAAGTATGACAGGTAATATAATTTACAATTCAGGAATAGATTTATTTGGTGATTATAAACCTTTACCATTTTCTTCTTTTAATAAAAAAGAACATAATTTTGATGGTTATTTTTGTTTAGAAAAAGTAAATCATATCGATTCCCAATTATTCAGAAGTTTAGATATAAATTGGAAAGGAAATTTATCTAACATACAAACGGTACCTGAATGGTATTTGAATGAAATTAAAAATATTACTAATAAAATGAAAAAACATAAACCTTGGGGATTAAAATCAGTATCTTTTTGTAAAACAATTAAATTTTGGATTAAAATGGTTAATAATCCTATTATGATTGTTACATTTAGACATCCTGACTCAGTTTTACAATCTATTATTAATAAAGATAAAAAATCAAAAATTGGTGATAAATATTGGGTTAATAGTTATAAAAATATATTATCATTAAGAATACCAATAATATACGTTCATTATGACGACTTTATTGAAAATCCTTATAAAGTTTATTCTATGATTTGTAGAAAATTACAATTTTATAATATACAAATAAAAATGTTAACTCAAAAAGAACTAAATAAAATGGTTAAAAAAAATAGAAGAACTTATTATTCAACAAATGAAATGAATAAAGAACAACAATACATTTGGAATAGATTAATTAAAAAATATCAATCACACTTTAGTTAATTTTTTTCTAAATTATATTAAATGAAAATATGTATTTTCACTGTTGCTAATAGACCATACGTAAAGTTCGCATATGCGTTATATAAAAGTGTAAGACAATTTCATACTAAATGCGTTTATTTTGAATGTTTTTTAGTAAATCCAGAAACACACAATAGATTTAGTAGAGTTAAAAATGACGATAAATTAATATTACATAATGTTGCATATAATGGCAATAAAGAAAAAATATTTAGTTGTCATTTAAGAATATCTTTATTTAAAAAACTGTTGGAAAAAGATTACAATTTAGTATATTGGTTTGATGCTGATACATTAATACGAAAAAATTTATGGGATTTTTTTAAATCTTTATATAATTATAATATAATATTATGGGTTCAAGGAAAATCTCAATATAAAAGTGGGTTGATTGGAATTAATAATAATTTGAAAGGAAAAACATTTATAAATAACTGGAATAAAATATATAACTCTAAAACTAAATATATATGGCAAAGTGATCAAAAAACTTTAAAAACAACGATTGGAAAAAATAAAGTAAAAAATAAAGTAAAATATAATTTATTAAGAGGAAAAAATAACAAATTTTTTGATCTAAAATTTACAAATGACTCTTATATATGGGTTGGAAAAGGTAATAGAAAACATTTAAACAAATATAAAAAATATATGAATATAGTTATTAAAAAAAAATTAAATATATAATATAATAATATGCTTATAAAAATATTATTGATAATCACATTTGTTTTATTATTATTAATAAATAATAACAATAAAGAACATTTTCATAATTCAAATAATATGTTAACATATATTATTACACGCTTTAGTATTTTTGATTATAATTCTAATAGTTTTAGAATTAATGAAAATATATCATATGAAAAATATAAAAACAAAATATTTAATACTGAAAGATTAGAATACAAATTTAAATCTTTTGAACTTGTAACACTACCTTCAGTTATTAATCAAACAAATAAAAATTATTTATGGTATATATATTATAGTGAATATTTACCTCCTAATTTTAGAGAAAGACTATTAAATATTACTAAAAAATATAATCAAATTATTTGTAAACCAATAAAAAGTTTTAAATATTTTAATAAAATAATACTAAAAAACAATAAATATTGTACTATAAGATTGGATGATGATGACGGTTTAAGTAAAAATTTTGTTCAAAGTTTAAATAAATATAAACATCTTGATAAGGTTATCATTTCACATCCTTATGGATTAAATTTTACAATTAAAGATAATAAAATAATATATGGTAAACAAAAAACAGCTAAAAATATTGCTTTAGGATTATGTGCTATTGGAATGAACATATATCACTGTGGTAATCATACTAAAGTTCATAAAAATTATAGAGTTATTTATGATAGTACACAGAATATGTATTTATTAAATTGTAGTAAATTTACTGATAGTGGTCGAAAATTTACATAAAGTTATATAAGAACTAATTTTATTTTATGTTCTAATGAGTAATCATATTTATAATATTATTAAAGATAATGAATATTATAAAGTCAAAGAGTAGATGAAGATACTGAATTAGTTGATGATGTTTTAGGACTAGAAGACGGTGATGGTGGAGGTGGATTTACAAATACTAAAGAAGGATTTACTTCTGATGAATTTTACAATTGTAGTGAATTACCTTTTAACAAATTTTCTGATAAAAAAAAAGCAAATATTAATGAAATATTTGGAACATTTACAAACAAAGAGGGACAAGAGGTAAATGTTTTATATGACAACGGTGATGATGATAATTACTTGGATAATTTTAAAAAATATAAACTTGGTTTAGATAAATTATCTTGTAAAATAAAATTAGAATTTAAAAAAGATATATATAAAGAGTCATCGTATAATGATATACATGATAAAATAAATGAAATGGGGGGAAAAAAATAGGAATTCTTTGATAATAAAAATATGCGAGAATATTTAAAAACTATGTTGACAAAACAATTTGAACACGAAGGAATAAAATATGATAAAGAAATAAGGTTAACTCATCAAATGGAAAAAACACTTGCATTTAAAAAATTACAGAAATTATGTACGACATATACTGAAAATAAACGTATTGATACGGAAATAGTAATTATATGGCGTTTATTTGTTTTTATTGAAGCTTTAAAAGGCAGTATTATAGTAGGCCCTCGAATAAATATAGAGTCAAATATAAGAGATAATGATGATAATATAATTTTATTACCTTCTTATACTCTAACTAGAGATAAAAAAAATGTGGAAAATATTTTGAAAATTATGATAAATGTTGTAATGATAAAAGTAAAAATTTTAAAGATTGTTATTTAATTCATTATGAAATATTTATTAATTGTATAAATAAAATTAATTATAAAAAAAATTAATTATAAAAAAAATATTATGTAGATATATATATATAATGTTGGATTTAAAAAATCCGGTTGTAATAATAGGTATAGTTATCGCTTTATTTATTATATATAAAATTATTTTTGGTAAACCAGATGATAATAATAATGTAGATGAAGATGAAGAGGAAGATGAAGATACTGAATTAGTTGATGATGTTTTAGGACTAGAAGATGGTGATGGTGGAGGTGGATTTACAAATACTAAAGAAGGATTTACTTCTGATAAATTTTACAATTGTAGTGAATTACCTTTTAAAAAATTTTCTGATAAAAAAAAAGCAAAAATTAATGAAATATTTGGAACATTTACAAAAAAAGATGAACAAGAGGTAAATGTTTTATATGACAACGGTGATGATGATAATTACTTGGATAATTTTAAAAAATATAAACTTGGTTTAAATAAATTATCTTGTAAAATAAAATTAGAATTTAAAAAAGATGAATATAAAGAGTCATCGTATAATGATATACAAGATAAAATAAATGAAATGGAGGAAAAAAAATGGAAATTCTTTGATAATAAAAATATGCGAGAATATTTAAAAACTATGTTGACAAAACAATTTGAACACGAAGGAATAAAATATGATGAAGAAGAGGATGACGAGAATGAAATCATAAAACAAACACTTGCATTTAAAAAATTACAGGAATTATGTAAGACATATACTGAAAATAAACGTATTGATAAGGAAATAGTAATTATATGGCGTTTATTTGTTTTTATTCACGCTTTAAAAGGCAGTATTGTACCTAGACCTTTAAATACAAGAGATAATGATGGTAATATAATTTTATCACCTTCTTATACTCTAACTAGAGATAAAAAAAATAAAAATTTAAATAGAAGATATATTATAGATGTTACTATAGATGTTAATTCAAATGAAAACGAAACACTCGTTTTATATAATAAAATACAAGCGTGTAACTGGTGTGATGAACTCATACCTAAGTTAGATGAAATCGATAGATTAAGACAACAATATAAAGATGATGATGGTAGTAAAGATATAGATGATTGTAATGATGAAAGTTGTCCTTATTATGAATGTTTAAACTTAGATGGCGAATATTATGACCGATGTCTTGCGGACATAAAATATAATAGTTTTCCAAAAAAATTTTCTTTACCGTTATATATTAAAGGTGCATTTACCCCTAATCCTAAACATAGAGGGGATTTCTTAAGTTTTTGTAATGTTTGTGAATTAAATTAAATTATAATTTTATAAAATTGTTAACATAGTTATTAGGATTATTATCTATTTTTAATAAACTAAAAATACTATATAAAACATCTTTTTTAACTTTTCCATCCTTTTCATCTTTAAAACTTAAATCGGGACCTTTATTAATTTCAATCAATTTACAATCTAAATTTTTATCTGGTGCTACATCGCAACCAAATAATTGAAAACTAGTACCTTTTTGTATTTTTTTATTATTACCTATATATTTTTGAAGAGGTTTAAAAATATTTTTCATTAATTCTACAATATTATTTTTTAATATTTTTGAATTTCCTTGTTTAATTTTATCTAAATGTTCATATAAATCTGTATGTGTTAATGGGTTATTTTCATATATAGATCTATCTATATATCCAGTTGTAATATGATAATCAAAATCTAAATTTGTTTTAGAATATTTATTTTTTGTATAGTAAATAAATCCATTATTATGAATATAGGCATTCTTATATTTTTCATTACAAATAACAAGTAAATATACTCTCATATTTATTTTTCTACCGTCAACTAGTAATGGATTACTTAATAATTCTTGAACAATATTTATTGTTTTATTTTCTAAAGAATAAACTATAAAATCTAAATTTTTAGAAATATTTATTCCTTTTTGTTGTTGGATATTTTTTTTTAAAATATACAATTGATCAATTTTATAATCATTTTTAAACAAGTTTATATCTTTTGGTAAATACGATTTAGGAAGATAATTTGTTACGTTATCTAAATAATAATTTTTTAATATTTCCCATAAAGTATTTTTTGAAGCTAAATAATCACTACCTGATATACCAAAAACAAATTGATCTTTATTAATTGATAGTTTCGATAACTCTTTTTCGATATAAAAATTATCACAAGGTACATACAATTTCCAATTTTTATCTACTTTTTTTGAATTAGTTTGGTTTAACACATTAATTAATGCTTTATCTAAATTATAATTTTCACAACTTTTATAATTGATAAAAGGTTCAGAATTGTTTTTTTTTAAAAATAAAATATATAAAATTACTGATACTATTATTACTATAAAAATGTTTTTTATCATTAATAACAGGTAGAAAATGTTTTTAAAATATTTATAATCTATATTTATATATAATGACATCTAACAAAGAATTAGCAAATAAATATTATAAATATAAAAGTAAATATAGAAAAAGTAAAGAAATTAGATTAAAAAAAGGAAGGTATTTTATTGATAAAATTTCAGACCCAGATATTGATATGTTATATAAAAATAAACAATTATTATATTCAATAACAAGCGAATTTCAAAATATACAAGTATATTATCATAAATTTTTTGGAAATATTTTAGTGATTGATAATGATTTACAGTTAACAGCGTATGATGAAAGAACATATCACGAAATGATAGTTCATGTCCCTATGAATTATTTAGAAAAAGCAAAAAAAGTATTAATTATTGGAGGCGGGGATTGCGGTACTCTATCAGAAGTATGTAAACATCAAAATGTTGAGGAAATTATTATGATTGAAATTGATAAAGAAGTAATAAATATTGCCAAAAAATTTTTTAATCAATTAACACCTGGTTTATATGATAAAAGAACCACATTAATTATTGATGATGGATATAAATGGATTAAAAGAAATTTTGAAAAATATAAAAATTATTTTGATGTTATAATTGTTGATTCAACAGATTATACTACAGCTTTAAGTTTATTTACTGATGATTTTTATAAAAAAATAAGTCAACTATTAAATAAAAATGGTGTTTTTAGTTTTAACTGTATGAGCATTAGTTGGATGGAAATAGATATTAATGATGTATATAAACAAATGGGAATATTTTTTAAACATGTTGAATTATATCAAGCTTTTATTCCTACATATGCTAGTGGTCATTATGCCTTTTGTTTTTGTTCTAATAGTATAGATCCAAGAAATACACCAATTAATTTTCACGCATTTGATAATAAAAACATAAAATGTGAATATTATAATAGAAATATTCATAAAAGTAGTTTTTTCTTACCTAATAATTATGAAAGAAATAATTTAATTGATAAAGAAAGACTTGGTTCAACATTAATGATAGATATTAAAAATGCTGAATATAAAAAATTAAATGATATGGATACAATTAAAAACCTTTTTAATTTAATTTGTGAATATTATAAATTAACAGTCGTGAGTGTTAGTGAAAAACAATTTGAACATCATGGATTAACTTTAATTTATACTTTATCTGAATCACATCTAAGTATTCATACTTGGCCCGAAAAAGGAAAATGTTGTATTGATTTATTTACTTGTGGTGAATTTAGATGGTATTTTAAGGGAAATAATAATTTAACAAAATTATTATCAATATATTTTGATATATCAGATATAAATATTAAAGTAAATAGTTTAGAGAGAGATATCTAATTAAATCCAAAATATAATGTTTGGATAGTTAATTTTAAGTTCTGATTCTTTTTCAATTAGATAAGAATCTTTATATCTTACACTAAAATGTCCAAGAATAAACTGTGTATCTTTATATTCATTAATAATCGGTTCTAGATCTTTCCAATGTAGATGTTTTTTTCTTATAGAATCATCATAATGTTCATTATCAATAAACGTACATTCAATAATAATAATTTTATGATTACTAAAGGGTAGTGTGGGAAGAATACTTTTCCCAGTATCACTTACAAAAAGAATCATATTAATTGGATATTCATCATAAATATTATGTTGTTTTTTAATAAGACCCAGTTCTTTGCCTGTCTTATTTTGAAATTTTATTTTAAGTTTTTTAGTCACAAGAATGATTGAAAATGCGATTGATGGAACTGAATGATCTAGTTCGTATGTTTTAATTTTAATTTTCTTTTTTATATAAAAATCATATTCCTCATTATTAATAGGTATATAATTTTTAAATTGGGTTTTAGAACCAGCAGTATCAAGTGATTTGAAATTATCAAGCATTTTTTTTATACTTATATTAAGACTTGATGACATCATTATAGGGGTACATTTATCAGATTCAGATAGAATAGAATATAGCGATGCAACATGATCATAATGACCATGCGACAGTAGTACAATATTTGGTTTAATATCAGATGGAATACCAGCATCACAATATATTCCAAAAGGTTCAATAAGATATCCTGTTCTTTTAGCAGATCTACTCGCACCTGAAATATTAATTTCACCGAAACCTTTAATAGTAAATTTTTCTTTTTTTACTGTCAGATTATACATTAAAACAATATATTATATAAAAAATTTAATAATATTTCAATTTTTAATGAAAATTATCCCATTCACTTTTATCTAAATAAATACATTTTAATTTTAATTCATTTTCCATATGATTTATAACATATGATAATGTATTTAAACTTTTTAATATATCCTTTGATTCTTTTGTTTGTATTAAAGTATCCATATTCGTGTAACTCTTCTCTATAAAAATTAATAATACTTCAATGTCTATACAAACCATATTATGAACAAAATGATCTTGATAACATTTTGAATTATTTTTATAATAAAAATTACATTTATCTTTAAAATTACAAAATTTATATGAACATCTTGTTAAATTAGATGTTTCTTCTGATAATATAACGTCTTTTTGTTTTAATTTTTTTTTTAAAATATTACTCAAATATAATATAAATTTTAAACATATTTTAATAAAATTGATTTCTAATAAGGTATTTTGTAAAGAATATTTTAGTAATATTTTTATTATATCTTTCTCTTTTTGTAGTAATTCTAATCCTGTTTGATTTTTATACTTTAATTTATTTAAATTTTCATATTCTTGTTTAATATTATTAATTAATGTTTTATAATTTGTCTCTATGTTATCAATTTTACTTTCTAAATTATTTATATTTTTATTTGATAATATTATATCTTTTAATTCTGTATCTACTACTTTTATTATATTATTGTTAAAGTATTGTTCTATCATTAAAGAAATATTAGAGTTTGCCTTTAAATATAATATATTATAATATATTATAATGAAAAAATCAAAAAGAGAAATTGAATTAGAATTATTTTTAAATCAATTCGAAACACAAAATGAATTTGATTATAAAAATAATATTAAAATAAATAATTTATATAAAAAATATTCAGAAGAATTAGAAGATTATAAATATATAAAAAATATCGAAGACTATAATACTATTAAACCTGGTGGTTATATAAGATATTTTGATTTAAATGATAATTTGAAATGGGGTGGAATATTTTTAAAAAAATATATTTATGACGAATTTAATATGATGTTATTATGTAATTCGAATTCAAAAACATTTAATATATCGTTTGAAAAAAATATGATATTTTATAAAAATCATACTACTCAATCTGATAAAACTCGTAAATTATTTTTATCATATTTAATAAAATAAAAAAATATAAGTATATATATATATGGAAAATTATTATAAAAAATATTTAAAATATAAAAATAAATATTTAACTTTAAAAAAAACACTTTCTGAAAATGATAAATCGAATACTGAACTTTATTCTCCACAAAGTGGGGGGAAAAGAGGGAAAAGAGGAAAAAGTTCTAAAAGAGGCAGAAGATCTAAAAGAGGCAGAAGATCTAAAAGAGGCAGAAGATCTAAAAGAGGCAGAAGATCTAAAAGAGGGGGCGATGAAGGAGGAGATTTTGATTTTGGTGAAATGGCAGCAATGATGGGTTCTGCCGGATTAGGAGCTGCCGCTGGTAATTATTTAAGTAATAGTGGTAGAAGAGGTTCAATGGGTGCTCCTGGTATGATGGGTTCAATGGGTGCTCCTGGTATGATGGGTTCAATGGGTGCTCCTGGTATGATGGGTTCAATGGGTGCTCCTGGTATGATGGGTGTAATGGGTCCAACCAGTGTAGCTCATGGAATGGCAGGAGGTCAACTTGGTTATTTAGAACAGAAAATAAATAATTTAGGAGATAAAATAGAAAATAATAAAGATAAAATCTTTGATTCTAGATTAGAATCAATTCGTGGTGATATGTTGGCTGTTGGTTTAGCTACTAAATAAATTTTTAAAATTGATATAATTTAAAACTAAATTTATAATATTATATAAAATTAAATTTATATAATATTATAATGGCAACTAATTCAGTAACAAAGAGATTATCAAGAGATACAACTTATAAAAAAACAACTAAAAGTTATCAAGATAAATTATCACCTGATGAAATTAAAAAAAAATTAGAAGAATATAAACAAGTAGATAATATTAAGAATGTTTCATTAAATTCTCATTTACGATATTTTAGTTTTAATCCTAAAACAGGAAAAAAACAATTTAGACTTGGTGGATTTTTAACAAAAATTGATAAAGATTATGTAATTTTATCAAATGGTACATTAAGTTGGTCAGTTCAAATTAATCATTCTGTGTTTTTTCAAAAACTTACTTTTTCAGATTTAAAACAGGAATTAACTGAAAAAATATCTAATAAATATGAAAAAAAAATAGAAAAATTAAATGAAGAAAATAAAAATTTAAGAGATACATTAAAAATAATTAAAAAACAATTAAAAAATAAATAAAAAATAATTTCTATTTAATAATATATGGTTCGTAAAAATTCCTATAATGGAAGTAGAAAAATAGATAAAAAATCTACTGGTCGAAATAGTAAAACTAGTAAAACTAGTAAAACTAGTAAAACTAGTAAAACTTATAATAAAAAAAATAGTTTAAAATCTTTTGAAAATGATATATTATCTGATATTAATCAGATGTCTTTAAAACAGATGGCTGACCCCAGATCAAACCCATATGCGAATCAGATGTTTAATCCAATGATTGAACCAAATATGAATTCGATGGGTAAAGATTTAGACCCTACTAGTTATGATCCTTTACATTTAAATTATATTGTGCCGATGCAAGGACAAAATGGTATGGAAGCGCCAGGTATGGGAATGCAGGGAATGCAAGGAATGCAGGGAATGCAAGGAATGCAAGGAATGCAAGGAATGCAGGGAATGCAAGGAATGCAAGGAATGCAAGGAATGCAGGGAATGCCAGGAATGCAGGGAATGCAAGGAATGCAGGGAATGCAAGGAATGCAGGGAATGCCAATGATGTCGATGGGTAATAAAGGTGAATCTAATATTAGAAAGCAGATAAATTCAGAAGAACAACCGATTAACCCTGATAATGGTTTAATATAATTTAAAAACTGGTATATCAATTTCTTTATCTAATATATAAGTATCTTTATCTAATTTATCTAAATTATTGTTTTTATCTTTTCTTAATTTTCCAATAGGATAATTAAGATTTTTATCATATACAATATTAGATTCGTCATGATACCAAAATTTAATTACGGAAGAATAATTTTTTTCATCTAATTTTTTAACTGCATTTATTTGCCTTACTTTAATTTTTAATTTTATAGAATCTTTTGAATTTGATCCATTATCCATTTTATTATCAAAATCTAATCTTCTATTGAAGGCAGGTCCAATATTTTTTTCAAAATATGAATCTTGATTGAATTTAAAGCAAGAATATTTTGATCCCATCATATTTACAGATTTAAATAATTCACAATCAACTGCTACTTCTTTAACTGCTTCAATAAAAGATAGTAATAAATTATTTTTTCTTCTGGATAGATTTTCCATAAATTCATCACTTGTTTCTTTTTTACTTTCTCTTATCATCTTATATCTAAAAACATTAACAGTTCTTTCATTCATAGGTAAATCTTCGTGATGACAATGACGGATAGCTCTACCAATAACTTGTTCTATTCTTACTTCGTTCCAATATGGTTCCAAAATATGTACTTGTCTAACATTTTTCAAGTTAATACCTTCAGCACCTGCAGGTGAAAGTAAAATTACTTTAATTATATCTCCTCTCTTATTTTCTTTAGTATTAAATATTTTTTTATGTTCTTCTCTTATATTTTTTTCAATTCCCCCATGAAATTCAATATATCTAAAACCAGTCTTTGATAATTTTTTGTCTGATTTATTATTATCATATTCTTTATCATCTACAAATGCGATATATCCAAAAAATGATAAATATATTTTTAAAACCTGAAGTCCTTCCATGTCGACATAATTAGAATAAATTAATGATGAACCAGGTGATTTAAGCGTGTTAAAAATAATATATAACATTTTTGGTGATGATTTATACATGACTCTAAATAAGTCTGATTTTTTAACATTTACATCTTCATAGAATTTTGTAAAACTACCATTAAAATTATCAAAAAAACTTTTAACGTCGTTATTTATTGTATGTTTATTTTCTTTATCTCTTCTGTGAATATTTTTAAAATAATTTATTAATTCATTTATAAATTCTAATCTAGCTTTCTTATATAACTCTAATTCTTCTTTAGATTTTTTCCAAAATTTATCAAGTTTGTCTTTATCCTCTTTTTTATCTAAACTTTCATCTTCTTTAGATTCAACTTTAAACTGACTAGGTCTAGGTCTTTTTTCTCCATTTACTTTATTATTTATATCAGGAAAAACAAAGTTACAAGCCTGCCTAGTATATGACATATAAGTAGACATATCATCTCCCCCTACTTTACCACGACTCATTAGTTTTCTGATTTTTTCTTTTTCTTCTTCTATTTTTTCAAAATGTTCATATACATCTTGTTGATGTTTTTCCATCACAAGATTTTTATAATGTGTTGTTTGTCTAGCAAATTTATCTGGAGTAGCACCTATATAATATGATACTAAACCCATAATTCTTCTTTGAAATTGATTTTTATTATTTTCATTTAAACTTTTAAAATTTTTAGAAGAAATAAACATTTGATTAAACAATGCTTCACTTGTAGGAAACATACCAGGTCTCAATAAATTAAATAACAAAGCAAATTCATATGGATTATTAACAACTGGGGTAGCAGAAAGTAAAACAATTCTTGTTTTTTTATTTTCTTTCTTTTCCTGTTGAATATAATCATAAATAACTTGTGCTCTTTTACCTTTCTTTGAGGAAATATTACTATATACATTTCTAATAAAATTATGAGTTTCATCAAACATAAACATATTTTCTTTAGAAGAATCTGCTTTTTTAACTATTTCTAAAAAATCTCTATCAGCAAAAGGGGAATCGTAATGTATAAATTTTATATTATTCATTTTCTCTTGACCATTAGTATCTTTACTCATCATCATACGTAAATCTTTTAACCAAGGATCATTTTTTAATGAGGCTTTTATTAATAAAAATATATTCCATTTTGGCGTATAATTAAAAAGAACATTATAAATATTAATAGCTGATATAGTTTTTCCTGAACCAACTCCGTGATAAATTAAAATATCTTTAAAAGGTGATCTATAATTTAAAAACTGTCCTAAAAAATCTTGATATTTTTCCAGTTTAAATTCTCCTTTTCTACTATCACAAGGATCTTCTCCTTCCTCTCTAAAAATTTCTGGTATTTCATAATCTTTAAAATTAGCAAGTACCCATAGTGGAAATAATCTTCCATTATTTTCTAAATTAATATTTTCATTATTTGACATACTATTATTATAGTATAGTAAAAAAATATTTATATATATATTAATAATAATCAAGATATGTTTATACAATTAATTAAAAAAACATTCTAAGAAATCAAACTTGTCAACTCATACATCTAGAAAAATAAGTACACATAATATTATTAAACAGTTATCTCATAATTCTAAAAGTAATATTATAAAAGATAATGATTATCGGAGTGATATAAATATAATGTTACGTATGTGTTTACCTGAGATGTTTAAAAAAATAACAATTAAGGCTGAAAAAATAATCGAAAGTACAATTAAAAGTTTAAACAAAAAAAGAACATTTTCATTAGAAATATATAATTTAATAAAATCTACTATTATTTAATGAATAATATCTTTGAAAAAAGAATATTATCAATTTCTAATTCTTTAAAATCAACATCTAGAGAAACAGGACCAAAATTATATAATAAAACATTAGACAAAGTAGTTGGAGGTAGTTATAAAAATAATAATAGTGATTTTTCAGAAAGAATTATAGAAGTTTTTTATAATCTAACAGTTCCAGAATATTACGAACATTCTTTATCCAATAATACAACAAAAATATCATCGTCAGGTGCTCTAGTTTCTTATTCTGGAAAGAAAACTGGTAGATCACCATATGATAAAAGGATTGTTGATTCTAATAAGTATAATAAATATATTTGGTATGATGAAAATTCTCCTAATATTAAAATGAGTAAAGCAGATTTTACAATTAATAGAGAAACTGCTATATGTTATTTAAATAATTTAGAGAAAGTTTATGTTTTTGATGGATTCGCCGGTTGGGATAAACGTTATCAGATTAAAGTAAGAGTAATTTCAGGTAGACCATATCATTGTCTTTTTATGAATAATATGTTAATTAGACCTACCTTTAATGAAAAATTAACATTCGGTAATCCAGATTATACTATTTATAATGCTGGGTCTTTTCCATGTAATAGATTTACTGGTAATATGACAAGTTCTACTAGTATTGATTTAAATTTTGATTCCAAAGAAATAGTTATACTTGGAACACAATATGCCGGTGAAATGAAAAAAGCTATTTTTTCCGTTATGAATTTTTTAATGCCATTACAAAATCATTTATCTCTTCATTCTAGTTGTAATGTTTCGCTTGATAATAGTAATGTTTGTTTATTTTTTGGTTTAAGTGGTACTGGTAAAACTACATTATCTTCTGATAGTAATAGAATGTTAATCGGCGATGATGAACACGTATGGACTGATACTGGTGTATTTAATATTGAAGGTGGATGTTATGCTAAAATTATTAATTTAAATAAAGATAAAGAACCAGAAATTTATAATTCTATCAAGTTTGGTGCTTTATTAGAAAATACTGTATGTGATTTAAATAGAGATATTGAGTTTGATAATGGTTTTTATACAAAAAATACAAGAGTAGCATATCCGATTGATTTTGTAAATAATGCTAAAATACCTTGTATTTGTAATCATCCAAATAATATTATTTTATTAACTTGTGATGCTTTTGGTGTTTTACCACCAGTATCTAAATTAACAAGAACACAAGCAATGTATCATTTTATTAATGGATATACTGCTAAAATTGCAGGCACTGAAGATGGTATAACAGAACCTATTGCTACTTTTTCAGCTTGTTATGGTGAAGCTTTTATTGTGTGGCACCCTATGAAATATGCTGAATTATTAAGTGAAAAAATGGAAAAGTATAATGTTAATTGTTGGTTAGTTAATACTGGTTGGGTAGGTGGTAAATATGGTGTTGGTAATAGATGTGATATTAAAGTTACTAAAAAAATAGTAGAAGAAATTCATAATGGTAATTTAGCAAAAGAGGAATTTGAAGATTTTCCCGTATTTAATTTATTAATACCAAAAAAAATAAATGATGTTAATAGTAATATTTTAAATCCTCGTAATGCTTGGGATAATAAAGAAGATTACGAATATAATGTAAATAATTTGGCTAAATTATTTATAGAAAATTCAAAAAGATACAAGTTAGATAAAATATACAGATGATTTTAAAATATAATATAAGTCTAACAAAATATATCATCAATAATATCAAGATAACTTAGCATTTTATTATATTCTTCCTTAGATGCTAAAATTATTGGGAATGGTTTATGCAAGTCTAAAGTATTTAAATCATAAATAGAAAATTTATCTAATATAGGCGAATAACTTAAATCTACCCCAATACCACCCGCAATTTTAAAAATATAAGAAAAAGGAATTACTTCATATAATAATCTTAATTTTCCACTTGGATATTTATCACTCGAAGGATACATAAAAATACCTCCTTTTGATAAAATTTGATGACAATCAGCAACCATTGAACCAACCCATCTCTGATTATAATTATTAATTTTATAATTTTTAATTAATTCATTTATGTCATTTGAATATCTGTTTGATTGATTTATTGCGTATAGTTTTTCTTTATTTTTATTAAATGCTAGTTCTCCATCTTTTTCAAAAGTATTTGATTTATTTAATGAAAATGCTTCGACTTTATTATTATGAGTTCTTACTAATGTTACACGTGGACCATACAAACAGTATCCCGCTTCAACTATGTTAGTTAATTTATTACTATTATGATCATATTCATATAAACAATAAATTGTACCAACAGTTATATTTGATAGTAAATTTTTAGAACCATCAATTGGATCAAATGCCATAATATAATTAGGTTTATTTATAAAAGGTTCTTTAAAAAATTTAATTGATTGACATTCTTCTGATATATAACCAATAATATCATTATATTGTTGTAATGATTTTACAATAATATTATGTGCTATTAAATCCATTTCTTTTACTAAATCGTTTGAATTATTTACTAAATTACTTTCTGCGTTTAATTCTGATAGTTTACCATATTTTATAATATCGGCAATATCTGAAAAACAACTATAGAAAATTACAAGATCCATATATATATATATATAGAAAAATTTTTTTATATGTATATATATATATATGGAAAATAGAAAAGAGTTTAAAAGATTATATTTAAAATATAAAAATAAATATGTAAGTTTAAAAAATGTAATAGAACAAAAAGGTGGTGATTTAGCATCCGAAACAAGACGACAAGAAGAATTATTTGGAACAGGACCAGGTAGTGATCAAGAAGCTTTGGATAACGCATTAAAAGAAAGTGCGCGAACTACACAACCTGGTTATACTCCACCTGGATATTCTCCTACTACATCACCTGGAGCGAGACCACCAACTACTACAATTAATAATACTTATATTGACCCATATAATCCAATCGGATTATATCCTATTGGTTATAATCCATTAGGTTATACTCCACCGTACAGAAAGAAAATATATTATGATTATGAGGATGACTATAAACCAAGAAGAAAAACAACAAAGAAAAGAAAAACAACAAAGAAAAGAAAAACAACAAAGAAAAGAAAAACAACAAAGAAAAGCAAATCAACAAAGAAAAGCAAATCAACAAAGAAAAGCAAATCAACAAAGAAAAAATAAATAATTATAATATAATTAAATCTAATTATATTTAATGAACAAAATTATAATTTCAATATTATTTTTAATTGTGCTTATTTATTTAGTAAATACGTCAAAACAAAAACTTAGAAAAAAAGAAAAATTTAGTGATAATCCAGATATATTTAATTCAGCTGTAGTATTAGTTAAGGTTAAATCACAAAATATTAATTTTGAAAGACCCTGGTCTAAAGAGGATATTAGACAAGGTTCTGGGTCTGGATTTTTTATTAGTCCAACAAATATATTAACTAATTTTCATGTTATAGATAATTATGTTGAAATATTAATTAGTATTCCCTTTTTAGGTAATAAATTATATAATGCTGAAGTTATTATGTATAATCATTTATTAGATATTGCGGAATTAAAAATAAAAGATTTTAAAAGTGAATTTTGGTTTGATTTAAATAAATCTAAAATTGCTAATTTACAAGATGTTACATTAGGTATAGGTTACCCTCTTGGTGAAGAAAGTGTTAAAATAACTGAAGGAAATATTAATGGACATTTTATGGGAGATATTCAAACAGATACTACTATTAATCCAGGTAATTCAGGAGGTCCTTTAGTACTTAAAAGTAATAATAATGTAGTTGGTATAAATTATGCTGGATTAGGAGGAGGATTACAAAATATAAATTTTGCTATTCCTATTGACTATGTAAATAATTTTAGGAAATTAAATTCAAATGGTATTACAAAACCATTAACATTTGGTTTAAAATATGTAAATACCTCGCCTATACTAATGGAAGACATTATTAAAATGGATAAACCATATGATAGTGGGATAACTGTAAGTGAAATATTCAGTAAAAGTAATTTTAATAATATTGGTCTAAATGAAGGGGATATAATTTGTCAAATAACAATTAATGGTAAAAATTATGATATTAACAATACTGGTTATTTTATTTATAATTCAAAAAAAATAAATATAACAGATATTTATAAAGTCATTTCCGAAAAAAAATTATCAATTTATTATATTAGAAATAATAATTCAAATTATACTAAAAAAAGTAATTTAAATATAAATTTAGATTCAATTGATATTTCACCTTTAAAATTTATAAATTATCCTTTTGATGATATTAAATATATTATCATAGGTGGTTTAGTAATAATGGATTTAAGTATTAATCATATTTTATATAATCCTGAATTAATATTATCAAATAATATTGAAAAAGATGAGAAATATTTAATAATTACAAGTAAAATACCAACTAATAATACAATTGATAAATATAATACAATTAGTTTTCCTGCTATTATTTCAGAAATAAACGGAGAAAGTATTAATTCCATTACTGCTTTAAATAAATATTTAAATGATATAACTAATAACAAGTTTTTTAAAATAAAACTTGTTGATAATACATTATTAGTTGAAAAACAAAATGTTGTAAATGAAAATAATACTTATATAGAAAATGAATTAAATATAATTTTAAAAAAAGTTTAATCTAACCTTGTTGATAAACGAAAGTAATCAAAAAATTAAAAATTTAATTTTTTGATTTTTTTATGTTTAAAGCCCTTCCACTTAACTTACCAATTGAGTGGTGTAAAGCGATATTGTTGCTCTTCACCGACGGTGGGTGAATCGCGCTTTCTTCTTGCTTCGCGTTTGTATTATCACTTCAAACGCCGTTTTGAAGTCACAGACAGAACACCCAATATCACAGCCGGTATGGTCCTCGCAGGAATAGCACAAAAGAATCTCTTGAATAGCCACATCTTCATGCCTCTTCGCTACTAGTCGGGTGGATCGCGCTTTCTTCTTGCTTCGCGTTTTTATTATCATTTCAAACGCCGTTTTGAAGTCACAATCAGAACACCCAATATCACAGCCGGTATGGTCCTCGCAGGAATAGCACAGAAGAATCTTTTGAATACCCATATCTTCACGCCTCTTCGCTTCTAGTCGATATTCTCGCCTTTCCGTAATTAGCTCGCGAAGATCCCTGTTTCCACGAGTACACGGACCGTGAACCTTGTATCTGAATCCTGATGGGGCAGCGAGCTTGTTTTGATGGCATATAGAACCAACGACAAATGGATCACCAAGTGACGCAAGTCCGAGAATGACACGAGGTTTCTTTTCAGAAGTAACATGCCACTTCCTTTCGTCTTTAGGAAGGTCTTTAATCGCCTTTGTGACCCTTTCTCTAGACCACCTGTATTCCTGGTTCAAGATCCCTTGTGGTGTGACTGCTTGATGTAGTGCGACGTAAGTGTCTGAAGGTAGCTGGTAGGTACCCGCGATTACTTCTCGCACGGTGTCCTGGTTCAAAAGCAGTTCTTCGCCCTGCTTGATTTCCACATTTTCACCACAATGTGAACACACAAAATCAACACCTTTCGTACTTTTAGGTGTTTCAATCAGTAAAGTTTTTCCACACCTAGGACAAGGTCGTTGAGCGTAAATAGTTTCGCCCTTTGCACTTGTAGTAATCCTTAGTTTGTACATTGAAGAATGTGCTGGTTTCTTATTGTTCTGCGATACCCTGTGGCAGCTTGCTCCACCTTTTCCAGTCAGACGACGAGTTGGACTACCAGTAACAAGACTAGTAGGGTCAATAAATTCTACAAATGGTGTAGACTGCATGTAAAATATGTTTTATAAAAAGCACCAGAGTATAATAAAAATTCAATTTTTTATTTAAATATATATATTTAATGAATATAATAACTACAAGAAATAGAAATGAATACTTGTTATTTAAATGTACATATATAAATTTAAATATAAAAATTATAAATGGAACAATTGATATAATTATAAAAACACCTTGAACAAATTATAAAGAAAAAAAGTATTTTTTAACATCACAAGTACTTTAGTCTGATATTGTAAAAATGATAAGCAACTATTGAATTGGTATCTTCTATTTCAGTTTCAGTAAATTCATAGGATTCATAAAGTTTGTATTCTTCGATAGGAATACCGTGTACTTGTAGAATCTTTTCTTTTTAATTCGTTAATTGTAGTAGTGCAGCGTCTGTTTATTTCTACAGAAATATGTTCAGTTGGGGGTTTCTAAATCTTGATAATCATCTTCTGAATCCCTTGACGGGTCATCATCATCACCATAATCAGTCCATACTTCATTTGGGTTATGCCCAAGTCCACTACCTTCGTAATATAAGATACACTTTTCAACAGGTTCCATATATGGACTAAAGTCTTCATAAAAAATCTTTGACCACGCAGACATTCCTAGTCTTTCACCAATGTCGCATATAACAGTATGTGTATAATCTGATTCTTCGGAAATATCATCATTTTTAGGAAAGTAAATAGTTCCAGGTCGTCCATAGAATTTTTCACAAGGATAATCAATAAAAATATCATACTTGTCTTGAATCTCCTCGCGAAAAGTCTCTAGATCATCCCACTTAGAATAATGAATTTGAATCATTTCCTGAAAATGCGGCTCGAAATGCTTAATTAGACATTTTGATGTGCTTACCATTCCATATGGTTCTTCATTTGACGCACCATAATTATCAGGATTATATCCAAAAGGTCCAACTTCATAAGTTGTTATTTGCGACCTTTCTATTCCAAGAATTTGGGAGATCTTACAAAGAGCAGATTTAATTTTAACCTTGTTTTCAGGTGTATCCTTTGTTGTAATAACACTCGACTTGTCCTCATTCATCAATGCATTCTCCTTGTCCCAAGAAGGAGCACTTGGTGTATCGATACAAAGGTCAAAATCTAGACCTAGATCGTCAAGTAGATATACATCCTTTGGACCCCCAGAGTCAATAGATTAATCCAAATGGGCGGAAGATGACATGTAATTTTAAGTTAAATAAAAAGTATAATATATAAAAAATATTAAATTTTTAATTAGTTTTTAATTTAAAATATATATATAATTTAAATTAAATGTTTAGAAAACCAGATAGTTATAAGAATGTTAATACTTCACAAACAAAAAAAATAAAAGAATATACATATATTCAAAAATTTATTAATTTTTTTAAATATTATCTTAACGACTAATTATATATATAATGAATTTGTATGATTTAGTTTTACAAGAAACATTAACTTGTTTTAATTTTTTAATTCACCCGATGAATTATCAAATCTATAATTAGGAACTTTACCTGGATTACCTCTAGGAGTATATCTAAATTTAGCTTGTCTACCTTTTTTAATATTTGCTTTAAGTTTTATTCTAGATTCTCTTAATATATTATATGGTTTACCTATACATTCCATTGTAAATTCTTCAAATGGTGTATCATCAAGAACATTTAAATTTCTTTTTTCCAAATAAGTATCACGCGCTTTAAGTAATCTAGTAATCATAGTTATATTTATTTTTTTGATAAAATTATTATTACGTACGGTTGCTATATTATAGTGAATCAAACAATACATTAATATTAATTGAAAGGTACCATAATTTATTTTCTTCTTTTTAGAATATTGATATACAGTACATCTCTCATTATTACCATATAATCTTAAAATTAATTGATCTTTATAATAATATTCTGTTGTTTTATCTAAGAATTGAAAGTATTTGTAATAACTTTTTTTAGTTATATTTGTAAAATTATTTTTTAATAAATTAAAAATTTTATCTCTATCATCAATATAATTATCTGATATAACTTGATAATAATATTCTTGGATATAATGAGTTTTAGGCATTTCTGCTTTTTTCATTAATCTATTAAATGTATGAAATCCAATCATAACTAATTTACTATTCCTTACTATTTGTTTTCTAATAAATCTAGTAATTTCATCATATTCCTTTTCAGATAGTGTAACATTAAAATCTAGTGTATTATATATAGCTTGTTCATTAAATGGAAAATAATTCATTAATGTTGTAAATCTTGAAAAAGTTTTGGATAATCTAAAATAAGATGTCATAGGGTCTGTATATACTCTTAAAGCATCTGTATACATAAAATGTGGATGTGTCATTCTCATTCCTTCTGTTCTAATAGTAGGACAATTATCTAATATATTTTTTGGCATATAACTTATATCTAAATATCCGTGAAAATTTACAAATAAATTATATGTTTCATTGTGTATACCTTCTACTCCTTCGACATATTTATAATTTTTTTTATATAAAATATCACATAATTGAATTAAATCTTTTTGAGGTTCAGCAGTATAAAATTCAATATCTGGTACATCAATATCTCTATAAAAAACGTTTTTTTCATCGTGTAATTTAATTAAAGCATTTTGAGAATATCCACCATAAATTATTAAATCTTTTTCTTTTATATAATCTTTAATAATTTTATATACTTCTTTTAATTCTGAAAAAGTAGGTTCATAATTATTCAAAACAATTTCTTTTGCTTTGTCTTCTAATTTTACTAAATTTTTAGTTATAATATCTTTATCTACATCTCTATACATTATATTATCTATTTCTAGATTTTTTTTTATTCATTATTATTATCAGAATTATTATTATCAGCGTCTGTATCATTTTCTGATATTTCTAATAATTCTCTATCTTTGCCATCACCACTAAAAAGTTTAGAATAATTTGTATCATCTATTTTTTTTTTATATACATTATTAAAATTATTTAAACTTAAATTTTTTTCATTATCTAATACCATAAAGATATTATATTTATTTTCAAACATTGGAGGAATTACAAAGTTTTCATTTTCTTTTTTAATATATTTAAATTTTTTATATAAGTCAAGATCAATCTGATACGTTCTTCTCTTTTCTTCTAATTGTTCTTTTTTCTTTTTTAAAATTTGAATATTATAGTTTAGTTTTTCTTTTTTACTCTTCATTTTCTTTTCATTTGTTATTCTCTTCTCTCTCTCTTCGCTATCTTCCTCTATTATATCATCTTCTTCAGAATTATCATTGTTCTCAGAATTATCATTGTTCTCAGAATTATCATTGTTCTCAGAATTATCATATTCTTCTGAATTATGTTCAGAATCATCTTGTACATTATTTAAATTAAGTGTACTACACTCGCTAGTAAAATCTTCAATTATATCTATGGATGGACATAAAAACAGATTATTTTTTTTAACTAAAGTATTTGGATGATATGAAACAATATTAATATCTTTACTCTTTAAAAAATTATTAGAAGTCAAACCTTCGATTGACAAATTACATTTTTCATAATCATCAAATATACCTAATAACTTCTTTTTCCCATATAAAGCAAAATACATTATTTAATATCAAAATTATTTATTTAAATAATTTTTAAAATATTTTAAAAATAAAAAATATAATATATTAAATGCCACATAAAATAATTGCGTGGAACATTAATGGTCTACGAGCAATGATTAAAAAAAATAATTTATTTGATTTAATTGAAAAAGAAAAACCTAATGTTATTTGTTTTGGAGAAACAAAACTAAGTTGTCCTATTGATAAAACTAAAGAAGCAATGAGAGAAAAATTAAAAGGATATAAATATAGATATTATAGTCAATGTGCAATAAAAGGTGGATATAGCGGTACTGCTATTTTTAGTAAAAAAAAACCATTAAATGTATCATTTGGTATAAATAATAGTAATTATGATAAGGAAGGACGAGTTATAACTTTAGAATTTGATAAATATTATTTAATTCATGTGTATACACCTAATTCTGGTCAAGCATTACAAAGATTAGATTATAGAGTGAAAGAATGGGATTTACAATTTAAAAAATATTTAAAAAAATTACAAAAACATAAAAAAATAATAGTAGCAGGTGATTTAAATGTAGCTAATGAAGATATAGATATTCATAATCCGAAAACAAATAAAAAATCAGCAGGTTTTACTAACGAAGAAAGAAAATCGTTTAAAAATATATTAAGTGAATTAAAATTAATTGATACGTTTCGACATTTTAATCCTAATAAAATCAAATATTCATATTGGAATTATAGATTTAATTCTCGTATAAAAAATAAAGGTTGGAGAATCGATTATTTTTTAGTTTCTAAAAATTTAATAAAAAAAGTAAAAGTATCTGAAATACTTAGTAAAATATTAGGGAGTGATCATGCACCTATTAAAATTGTATTTAAATAAAGATACTAATTTTATAATACTAATTCATATCTATTATTAATGAATTTTAAACTTGGGATAGATTGTATTATGCCTTCATTTGAATCATAATTAACAGTTTTTTTCTGTGTTAACTTATTTAATTTTACTAATTCGTAAACTTGTTTTATTAAATTGGTTTTTTCTATATTATTAATAGTTAAATTATTTATAAATTCTTTTAATTTAATTCTTTTATGGATTTTATTTAATTTATTCCAGTCTTTTTTATAAATATATTCATCAGTATAAACATTTTCGGTTTCTGATTCAGATATAGTAGTTTTCATTGATTTAATTTTTTCACAAATGTGATCATTTATATTATCTAATTCTATTTTATCTTTTATATTATTATAATAATATAATTCTAAATTATCAATAATAGTTTGGATTTCCATTTATATATATATTCAGTAATTCTTTATAGTAAAAAAAATTATATATATGAGGGTTTATAATTATTATAAACAAAACAGTAGAAAAAATGAATTAAACTTATATTTTGTTAAAATATTAATAATATAATGTCATATTCATTCGATGAATTATTCGCAATTAGATTACAATTTCAAGATTTCACACTAGATGAGTCTCTTATTATAAAAAAATTAAAAACTCTGCTACTTCAACATAATATACCAATTGAGGTAATTAATACATATTTAGTTGATTTTTATAGTCAATTTGGAATTGATATATCATTAGAAGATATGAGTTCAATTAATATTACTGAAAATATACTAGGAATTCCACAAGATAATCCACAAAATATCCCCACTGATATTATAGATTTATCTTATTTTTATCCTATTACTGGTACTAATTTCAATATACCAGTTATTAATGGTCCACTTCAAAATCAAAATGTAGAGATTAATAATGATCCTCCAATACAAACAGAAGGAGACGAAGAGGTAGATACAACCGATACCGTAGAAATAACTGATTCTGATGAAGTTCAACCTCAAATAAATCAACCTGAAATACCTCAAAGTGTATCTAGTACATATTCTTATACATTTAATATACCACTTAATAGTACTGAATCATTACAACAATTAAATCATTTCGCTAATATTTTTAATAATATTCTTAATGTCCCCCCTCCACCTCCAGTAGAACCACAAGACGATATTCAAATTACACTTGATGATGAATGTTTAAATAAATTAGAATCATTTGAGGTTGGCAATGTTGATTATGATAGATGTACAATATGTTTGGGTGATATTGAACAAGGAAACAAATTAATAAAATTAAAATGTACGCATTATTTTCACGAAGATTGTTTAAAAGAATATTTAGAAGAGTATGACTATAAATGTCCAGTTTGTAGAATACAGGTAGGAAAAAGTAAAGCTCATGTTTAATTTATATAATAAAAATTGATATTAATTATTAAAATATAAATATTTTATATTTTAATGATAAATAAAAGTACTCATTCGAGTGAAATTACTATAGCAGTTGCAGGACCTGTCGATGCTGGAAAAAGTTCTCTTATTGGTGTATTAACAACTGGAGAATTAGATAATGGTCGTGGTTTAGCACGAAATAGAGTACTACTACATAATCATGAAATAGAAACTGGTCGAACTAGCAGTATTACATTAAATCCTGTTAAATATATAAGTACAAATTCTAATGTAGAATTATTTAGTACTAAATCTAGAAAAAGAACAGATATTACTAAAATAGGTGACATCGAAATTGAAGATAAATATATTAAACATAATAATGAAAAAGTTGTTCAATATATAGATTTAGCCGGACATGAAAAATATTTAAAAACCACTGTTTTTGGTGTTACAGGAATGTTTCCAGATCGCGGGATTGTTGTTATTGGTGCTAATACAGGTATTACTAAATTGACAAAAGAACATATTGGAATTTTATTATATTTAAAAGTGCCAATTGTTATTGTAATTACTAAAATAGATTTAGCACCACAAGAGATTTATCAAAATCTATGTAATAAAATTAAAAAACTATTATCAAAAAATACATTTGGTAAAATCATATATTTTATAAGTGCCTCAAAAAAATCAAATAATGAAACAACTACATATATTGATAATATGATTCATAATTCAGAAATTATTCCAGTTATATCTATTTCAAATAAAGATGGTACTAATATAAATAACCTTCATAAAATTATTTATAATTTAGATCAAAGAGATAAATGGCCAAAAGAATCAAATGGTACAGTTGTGTACCTTGATTCTAATTTTAATGTACCGGGTATTGGACTAGTTGTGAGTGGAACTGTTAAAGGTAAACCTATAAATAATAAACAAAAAATGTATATTGGTCCAAAAGATGGGAATTTTTATCCCGTTACTATTAGAAGTATTCATAATTCAATTAGAGAAAATGTAGATGAAATTAGATCAGATGTACAGGGATGTTTTAATATTAAATTTGTTAATCCTAAGGAAACAATAACACGTTCCGAAATTAAAAAAGGGTTTGTATTACTTGATTCATTAGATAATTGGAAACAAAATGTTGTTAGAACTTTTACAGCAAGAGTTACTATTTTACATCATTCGACAACCATTAAAAATGGATATAGTCCTGTATTACATTGTGGTCCTATAAGACAAGCAGCTCAAATTCAAATGGTACAAAATGAAAAAGATCATTTAAAAAGTAGAGATAGTGCTATAGTTAAATTTAGATTTAATCAACATGAAGAATTTATGGAAGAAAAAATGATTTTCTTCTTCCGTGATGGTAATACAAAAGGTGTGGGTGAAGTAATTGCTTTATAAAAAATTGAAATTTAATTTATTAGTAGACAATTCTTAATTATATTAATGCTATTCTTCATTATTGTTATGAACATTATTACTATTGCTGTCTCTCTTCCAATTCATTATGAAAAGGTAGATATTCTAGGTGGTTGTCAAGGAACTCAATATGGGTGTTGTCAAGACCTTGAAACACCTTGTAAAGAAAATTGTACCAATTGCTATAATACGAGTCTGATTGGCGGTTGTGCTGGGACTAGGTATGGATGCTGTCAAGACCTTGAAACACCTTGTAAAGAAAATTGTACCAATTGCTATAATACGAGTCTGATTGGTGGTTGTGCTGGGACTAGGTATGGATGTTGTCAAGACAGAATTATGATGTGTGCGGATACCAACTGTACTAACTGTAATGAAAACTGTCAGAATACAACGGTACGTCGATTTATCAACCGTACCACAATGAAAAATTTTACTAATATGACAGGTATCGGACTTGTTACTGGATACGGTTCTTTCTCGAATGTTACTGGTTATGGAGTTTTCCTAAATGTAACTGGACGAGGAAATATGACAGGAAAGATGGAGTTTAGAAATCTAACTGGACTTCATAACTTTACCAATGCGACAGGCACCTTTAACCTAACAGGAAGTGGTCGATTTGAGAATTTTACAGCTTTTGGTTATTTTCATAATCTTACTGGATTTGGTAATTTTATGGATATGGGAGATTTTTGGAATTCAACCATTCATTAATTTATTTAAAATTTGAATATTAATTATATAATTAATATTTATAATGGACAATTATAAATGTACAAAATATTCTTGTGATTTATCGACAGTAAAAAAAAAAATTAAAAAAGTACGGGGTTGCTATTATTCCTAAAATTTTAAATGAAGAAGAGATTATTAATTTTCAAAATGGCATATGGAAATATCTTGTTCATATTACACAAAAATTTGATAAACCTATTAATAAAGATGATACTAAAACTTGGAGATCTTTTAGAGAATTATTTCCTACACATTCAATGTTAATTCAACACTGGGGAATTGGACACGCTCAATTTAATTGGGATATAAGACAAAATCCAAAAGTTGTAAATATATTTGCTAAATTATGGGATGTTAATAATAAAGATTTAGTTACAAGTTTTGATGGCGCTAGTATACATTTCCCATCAGAAGAAACAAAATCAGGTTGGTATAAAGGAAAGGATTGGTTTCATACAGATCAAAGTTATACTAGAAATGATTTAGAATGTTATCAATCTTGGGTTACTGCTTATGATGTTAATGAAGGCGATGATACTTTAGCATTTTTAGAAAAAAGTCATAAAGATTTTGCTAATCATTTTTAAAAAACAGATAAAGTTGATTGGTATAAATTAACAAAAGATGAAATTAAATATTATACAGATAAAAAATGTAATATAAAATATATCAAATGTCCTGCTGGTACTATGGGATAGTAGGACAATACACAGTGGGCGTGAATGTATGAAAGAACGTTCTCAACCAAATTTCAGAGGTGTTTCATATGTCTGTATGAAACCAAGAAATTTATCAAGTGAAAAGATGTTAGAGAAAAAACGAAAAGCGTTTAATGAATTAAGAAGCACAACACATTGGCCTAATAGAGTTAAATTATTTGGTAAATTTCCTAGAACTTACGGAAAAGATTTACCTAATATCAATCCTATTAATAAACCAAAATTAACAGAAATGGGATTAAAATTAGCTGGATTTTAACTCTATTATAAATCATTAATATCTGGATTATAGTGAATTACTTTAGAATTAGAAGATATACTTAAATTGTCATCTATACAAATTAATCCAACACTTTTAAAACTTAACCATTTTTTAACATCTTCGACTCTAACAGAACATAATTTATTAAATTCTGTATCTTTATTTAATAATCTATCATCACAAGTTAATCCGTAAGCAATGTATTCTTTAGGCCATTTATTATTATGATTTTGTTTTAAAAGCGATGGTCTACTTAAATATAAATTAAATTGTTCCTTGTTTAATATCCAACAAGCAGCATATGGTCGTGATAATCTTCCAAATTTAATTCCCTCTATTTCGATTTCATATTTTTTTAATATTTTTCCATCATGTTCTTCAGGTACTTTACTATCGTGTAGTTTATTATCAATACCAACTCTATAGAAATATTGAACATACCCATTTTTCCATAATAATTCAGAATATTTTAACCAATTGGAAAATGTATTATAAGATATTATCATATCATCTTCAGTATATATAAAATTGTCATATTCATTTTTGTATTTGCTCATTATATCAATTGAAGCGTATGGTAAAAAGTGATCATTAATTAAATTTATTTCAGGTGTGTTAATATATTTAACTCTTTTTTCAAAGTGTTTTTTTATAAATTCTTTCCCTTCATTTGAATTAGTTACAATCATAATGTCTATTGGATTTTTATAATTTTCGTATTCACATATAACTTTATCGATTATTTTATATCTTAATTTATAATTTTTTAATAAAAATCTACTAGTTTTTTTTTTACTTAATTTAGTATAATGATAATAATTGATACACACGAATGTTTTCATTATATTTATAAATAATTAATTTTTTAATATCTAAACGATTTAATTAAATACTGTTAGCATTCCACAATATAAAATAGTTTTTTATTTCTTCTTTTGAAAGCATTTTATCCATTTCTATCCTATTTTTATTATCTTTTTTTTTTAATTCTTTCAAATACTGTTTTGATACTTTATATTCTTTTAAAAAATCTTTATATCTTTCATTTTTACTAGGATTTCTATGTTCAAAATTAATATCAATTCCTAATATTTCTTTGAATATATTTTTCCAATGTAGTATGTCCATTATCCTTAATTTAATAAATATTAAATTATCTTTTTGAGTTAAAATATATTTTTTATCGTGATTAAATTTTATATCAGTTGATATATCAAAATAATTGAAAGCTTCTATATAACTATGATAACTATCTAATTTATACAATTTTTTTTTATTAAAATAATTTATAATTTCTTCAATACTCATATTTAAATTATCTGGACAGTATTTATTTAAATTTGTAAAAAAAAGATGATATTGCTCTTTCAATAGGGTATCTATATGAATCAATAATATATACTTTTTTATTTTCTGAAGATTTTAATATTATATCTTTCACTTGTATTTTTGTTTTATTTTGATGTTGAAAATTTTTATTATTATGGAAATGAAGAGTTTTATCTATTTTTTTAAATGCTGAATATAAAGTTTTACTGCCTGTTTTCCCAGAACAATATATGAAAAATTTAAATAATACCTTTCTAATTAGATTAATGAAAAGTTTACACCAAATATTAGTTGATAATATTATTCAATTAAAAAATACTTATAATACTAGGACTATTGGAGGTTTTGTTAATAAAAATAATATTAAAGTTAAAAAATGTATGTTATTTAGATCTGATAATCTGGCAAGATTAGATGATTATGATTTAAATGTATTAAATTTAGTTGGTATTAAAAGAATTGTTGATTTCCGTTCTCTTCACGAAAAACAAAAGAACCTAATATTTTACCACCTAATGTAACTTATATTGAAAGTCCAATTGAAGCGGACAAATCAATAAATGAAGAAGTTTATAAAATTTTAGATGGAACACTCAAAAAAGATATGACAAAATTTTTAATTGATGCTAATAAAGATTTTGTTTTAGAATATACTCCTGTATTTTCCAAATTTATAAAAGAATTTATTCAGTCTGGTTTACCTACTCTTTTCCATTGTACTGCTGGTAAAGATAGAACCGGATTTGCTTGTGCTTTAATTCTATCTATAATAGATGTTCCAAAAGAAACTATTATGGAAGAATATATGTTTTCAAACCATTGTATAAACAGAACAATTGACAGACAACTTGCTAAAGTTTGTGTTATAATGAATATAAGTATGAACGATGGTCCTAAAATTTTACCATTGCTTACAGTACAATCAGATTATATTCAAAATGCTTTTAAAACAATAGACGAAGAATATGGTAATATGAATAATTATATTAAAAAAGTATTAAAATTATCTGAAAAAGAAATTTTAACTTTGAAATTACTATTATTAAAATAAAAATTAAATAATATATATATATATATATATATGTCAAATTTTAGTAAACAAATTTTTAATAGTAATAATCAAGGTTCTAATGGACAGGAAATAGGAAATAGTGTTGCTTTTAATGCGGATGGTACTGTTATGGCAGTGGGTTTCTCAGAAACCTCTTTAATTGGTGGAGGTTCAGTTAGAATTTATAATTATATAAGTAATCAATGGGAAACAGGAGCAACATATACTGGGGAATCTGCGGATGACGAATTTGGTTATTCAGTTGACTTAAATGATACTGGGGATGTTTGTATTATTGGAGCACCTGGAGCTGGGACTGGGACAGTTTATGTAGTAGGATACGAAGCTGGTGTTTGGGATATAAATAAGTCATCTTTTAGTAAAGTTGGAACAAATAGATTAGGCACTAGTGTATCAGTTCAGGGAACACTTTTTGATCCATATATTTTCGCAAGTGAACCTACAGCTTCAAATAATATAGGTAACGTTATAAGATTAAATCATAATGAATCATAAATATAAATATAAATATAAATATAAATATAAATATAAATATAAATATAAATATAAATATAAATATAAATATAAATATAAATATAAATATATATATATATTTTTTCTAAATATATATATATATATGTCATCTAGGTATAGTTTAGATACTATTGAAACAATAAATGGAAATGATACAGGTTTATCATTAAATGCTATTTATTTTGGACAAAGTATAGCTACTGCTAAATCTCTTTCTACATATTATTTAGCAGTTGGTGGTCATTATCCAGATGGAAATGGAGAAGTATATGTATTATCAAGCACTACTCCAGGTAGTATTAATTCCTATTTCAAAGTAGGTAATGTTATTACTGCTAATACAGGTGGGGGGGAGCCGGCCCAATCACAAGAAGAATTTGGATATTCTATTGATTTATCTGCTCATGAAGGAAACCTTTATTTAGTAGTGGGTGCAAGAAAATTTTATATTGACCCTAATAATGTAAATAATAAGCATGGACGTTTTTTTGTATTTAAATATGATGGTTCATCCTGGAGTTTATGGGGTAATATTATTCAAAGTCCATTAAGTCAAAATAATACTGAACATTTTGGTAATTCTGTTGCTATAAATAAAAATGGTACTATTGTTACTATTGGAGCACCTGAAACTACAATTGATGGTAAAACACGACTGGGAGCTGTGTATGTATATTTTTTACAAAAAAGTACTTATACTTGGGTTTTAAATAGTGATAGTAGTTTTACATTAAATGATTTTAATACAACATTTCCTTTGCCAAATGATATAAGCAGTTTAACAGCTGATTCAGTTTTTGGTACATCTGTTGCTATAAACGATGATGGTGACATTTTTGCTATTGGAGTACCAATGAAATATAATACTTTTAAAACAGGAGAAATTTTTTCGATTGCTTTATCATCTGTACCATCTTGGGTTGCTTGTTTTAATGGTGATGCGATGGTTTTAACCGATCAAGGTAAAATTATGATTAAAGATATTAATAAAGATATACATACCATTAAAAAAAGAAAAATTTTAGGATTAGTTCAATGCCATTTTGACAATAAAGGAGGATTCTTAATACCAAAAGATGGTATTGAGAAAAATGTTCCAGATAGAGATACTAAAATTGGATGGTGGCATAGAATTTGGTATAAAGGAAAACTTCGATTGATATCGCGATTATACAATAAAGGTAAATTACCTAAATTAATCCCTATTGATGGAAATGGAGAAACATTTTACACAATATATTTAGAAGTATATGGTAAAATGAAAGTTAATAATATATTTGCAGAAACATTAAATACTGATTCACACATATGTCATTATTATAATAAATTTGGATTAACAGAAATGTCACACGATGAGCAGTTAAAATTTTTTAGAAAGAAAAATTTAAAGAAACTATTAAAACAAATTTAAAAATAAAAATACTTAATCGTTTGATACAGGTAAAATATCTTGAACTAAATCTTTAGTAGTCATAATACGCATTCTACAACAATATCTTCTTAATTTTAGATCTTGGATTACTTTTTGAATTTTTATACCTTTTTCTTCATATGATAATTTGTTATTATCACAAATCATCTTTTTATTCTTTTCGAATTCCTCTATTTTACTACCAATAAAAAACCCACATGTTGGACACGTTAAATATATCATTAATAAATGATATATTTAATTTTTAAATTAAAAAATCAATTTTTTAATATATTCTTAAAATAACTAATAACATTATTTCTTTCATTTTCAACAGACACTCTTTTTTTATAAACATCGCTATTTTTTGATTTATCATTTAATAATTCTTTTACAATCCCTACAATATTTATATCATTTTTAATTTTAATAAAATGTTGTATTGGGATATCAAATTTTGTTGTATCTCCGTCATATTCTATAACTTTGAGTCCACTTCCATACATTTCATAACATATTCTTGATGGATTAGTAGCACTAAAAATTAGCCCAATTTTACATTTATTGTATATTTTATTAAGTTCTTTTAAATTCATAGAATCTAAAAATGTTAAATATTCTGATTCAAAATCAAATTTATTAGGAAAAACATAACATTTGATTTTACTTGCGCATAATTTTTTAACTATACTTTCAACTAATTTTGGTATTCTTCCGACTTTATAAGTATAATAGGTTAAAATAATACTATTCTCTCTATCTAAATTCATATCATAAAAAATTTCTGGATTATAACTTAATTGTGATTCATAAACATTATCATATTTTTGTTTAAAGTGATTACTTAAATATCCTGATAAGCAATAATAATGGTAGTCATTATTATACGTTTCTTTAACTTTTTTTTGTACATCTTCATTATCTGGATAAAATAAATATTCTAAATCCTGAATAATATAACATAATTTTTTACAAACAGATTTATTTCTATATGCCGGATCAGCAGTTTGCCACGCATTAGCCACAACTATATCATAATTTCTTTGACATCTTAATCCTAAATAAAAGTTATTTAGACTTGTATCTACTACTTTACAGTCATCGATAAAATTTATTAATTCACGTATATTACAATGTTTTAATAAATTGAATCCTCTCTCATTTGATTCCATATGTTCCCATCTATCACCAAAATAAACATCCACTGATAACCCATAATCATTCAAGTAATTTATATATTGTAATAATGTTTTATAACCACCTGAATATTTAGTTGATTCTTCAGGTACAAGAAGAAAAAAAGCAATCTTACTTGTTTCATAAGGAACATTTATTATTGATTGTATTTTATTTATTGAATGAGTACATTTTTTTAAAATTAAATCACTATTACCAACAGAAACAAGAGATGAATTATCATAATAAGGTAAAAGACTAAAAAAGTATTCCCAAGCGTGTGTTTTTCTCGATACATCATTTACAGAATATTTTTCTTCTAGAATAATATATTCATATTCAAATTTAATTGGTTTAATTAATTCAAAATATTTGTTATTAAAAGCAAATAAAGATCCGGCAATCATATAAGTTTCTTGACCAAATGATTTTATATAACAAGGGTTTGATAATCTATGAAATTCATTAATACCATAATTTTCCCAATGATCTTTTGGATTTAAAAGATATTCATAATAAGAATAAAATTTTTCATTTAAGAATAAATTATTTGGTGTTTTGTTTTCATACCAGATATTAAGATAATTGTACACATCGATAAATTTTTCAAATTTATAAATATCTAAATTATTTCTTTGAATTATATCTTTTATATAATTTCTATTTACAACTTTATTTCTTATAACACACTCTTGTGAACCAAAAATATATGATTTATTTCTTGGATATTTTATAATTAAATCTAAATTTTTAAAAAGTGGTTTAATCAATTGGTTACGCCAATTTTTGTCTGATTTTGTATGTAACTTGATATAAATATATTTTTTGTTATTTAAATTATTTTTTTTGATATAATTTATAGCATATAAAAAACCACCAATATCCATTCCTTTATTTTCAACAAGTAAAATTGTTTTATTTTTAATATTGGTATATTTTTCTTCAATATATTTTTTTATTTTATGATCTATTGTTGTAATTAATATATATTCTGCTTGATATATATCTTTGTAATCATTTAACATTGCATTAAAAACATCTATATCACCAACATGAAATAATATAAATATGTTTTTATTGGAATAATCTAAGCCATGAATATATTTTTTTTGTTTATAAATTTCAAACCCAAACATTCGTTCAACAGTATGTGACAAAGAACAGTTATAAAATAAAAAATTTGATGTATGATATGGAAATAATAATAATGGTTTTATAATACTATACTTGAATATATCTTTTAAATAATCAAAACAAGTTAAAAATATGGTACCTCCTATAAATTGAAAATTATCTATATTTCCTTCATATAATTTTGATAAGATTAAATGATTACTATCATCTTTAGAATATAAAAGTTGATTACTTCCAACCATACCAATATCTTTATCCAGTAAAGGTGTAATTTCGTCGATATCAGTTGTAATAAAACAATTTAACAATTTAATTCTCCAAGAATTCTCAGTTTTAGTATGTATCTTAAATAAATATTTAAAATTATATTTATTTTTTAATAAATAATTATAAATAATTAAAAATGGACTAATATCATTACCGTAATCTTTGGTAACTGTAATTAAATAATTATCATATTTTTTTATATCTCGTAATAATACATTTATTTTTTTTTCTTTTAATAAATCTTCATTTATATTAACAATCAAGGAACAGTTTTTTTTTAATATTTTTTTTAATTTATTTAGTATTTTAAATCCAATTACAATATTACCAATATGAAATATACAACATAAATTACTATTTTTTAATTTTGTTTCTAATATTCTAAATTTTGATAAAAAAAACTCTGTTTCTTTTTCATATATAAATTTTTTACAAAAATCAGATAATATATATTTATTATTTTGATATGTAACAAAAATATTATTATTAGTATTATCTATTTTAATATTGTCATAATAATAATCTAATTGTTTTTTTGAAAATATTAAACCTTTTTCGTGACCTTCTTTTATATAATATTCATATGAATTTCCATTAATATTATTAGCTTGTTTAAAAAATTCAGAATCAAAATTAAAATAATTTTTTATATTTAACGAAAAGATTAAAATTAATCTTTTATTATTATATGATATTTCAGAACTAGTGTTATCTAATTTTTTTATAAAATTAATTGTACTTTTAGTTTCTTTAATAAAATCATCATTATTATTACATTTTAAATTGTCATATATTCCAATATACACCCAATGAATAAATGCAATATCTTTATTTGGAAATTCATTATTAACAAAATTATTATTTTTAATATAATATTTATAATCGAAATTTTCTTTTAAATATTCCATTTATATGAATAATTTAAAAGTTATTTTTAAGCGAATTTGTATACAAGTATTATATTAATATTCATCATCATAATCATCATCATAATCATAATCATCATCATAATCATCATCATCATCATACTCCTCATCGTCAATAGGGTTAGTAATAGGTTTAGTAATAGGGTTAGTAATAGGTTTAGTAATAGGGTTAGTAATAGGGTTAGTAATAGGTTTAGTAATAGGGTTAGTAATAGGGTTAGTAATAGGGTTAGTAATAGGGTTAGTAATAGGTTTAGTAATAGGGTTAGTAATAGGGTTAGTAATAGGTTTAGTAATAGGGTTAGTAATAGGGTTAGTAATAGGTTTAGTAATAGGTTTAGTAATAGGTTTAGTAATAGGTTTAGTAATAGGTTTAGTAATAGGGTTAGTAATAGGTTTAGTAATAGGGTTAGTAATAGGTTTAGTAATAGGGTTAGTAATAGGTTTATTTATAACTTTTGGTTGTAAAATTCTTGTTAATAATGGTTTTGGTACTTTAATACCTTTATTTATTTTAGGATTTTTTGGTTTTTCTTTTAAAAATCCTAAAATTTCTTTTTTATAATAAAAAATAATAACAATTAAGAAATATAATATAATTAATAAAAGTAAAATATAATTATTTTTTATAAAATTTATAAATTTATTATATGGTTTTAGATTTAACAGTATTCTTAATTCTTTTTCTTTATTTTTAATATCAATTAAATTTATTTTTGCTTTATTATAATTTTCTTCTGCTAGTATTTTATTATTGTATGCTATTCTCTCTTGTTCTTTTATATCTACTAAATATTTATTTGCTTTATCTATTTCTATATTAAGTTTCTCAACCTCCTTTTCTGTTTGTATTAATTCTTTATTTATATCTTCTACAAATTGTGTTTTTTTTTGTAAATTACCATTTGCTTTTTTTGCTATATTTTTTGATTTCTCAACTAATTCTCGTATTTTAATTAATTCATTGCGTTTTTCTTTTTCCGCTTTTATTCGTTCTTTTTCATATAGTCTATGTAATTCGTATGCTTCATTTAATTTATTACCTGCGTCTTGTTTTTGTTTTTTTGCTAATTCGTTAGCTAATTCAATATCTTCGGAATCAAAAAATTCATTTTTAAAATATTTATTTTTATTCATATATATATACATATAAATTAATTATTATTCTAGTTTTACATCTTCTAAAATCTATCTACACCTCCCAGAACCATAATCACCACCAATCATTGAAGAGTCTAAAGAATCCTTATAGTTTAAAATAGCATAGACATTATTTCCTATATCTAAATTATCATTATGTTCAATAATAGAATATTCTTCACTAAATATATAATCACCTAGATCATCATTACTTGAAAATTGTTTAAATTCTTTATATGACGTGTCACCAATAATATCACAGCTCATACCTGTTAAATTACTAGAAAATGTTCTAACATTAATAATGTTAATATTTTTAGAAATAATTGTATCTAACTCTAATATGTTTAGACATACTTTTGGATCGTGTAAAAAATCTATAGTATGAATACTCTCTTCAGTTGTAAACTTTTCATAAAAATATACAATTTTGGTAACAATAGTTGTGTCGAGTTTGACATTATTAGTATTAATATTTTTTATGTATTATTATTATCATCATCTGAATCATTATTAACTGACTCTTCCTCAATAAGATTTATATTAATATCATCAATATAAATACCTTCACTCGTATTCATTGGTTGTCGTCCTTTTAAGATCTCATAATTGATTTTAAATACTATTTTTTTTATTTATATGTTTGTCCATAATTAATAAATTAGTTAAATAGTATATATATATATATATATATTTGTAATGAATAATTATTTAAAAAATAAATTAATAGAAAATGGATTTATAAATTCTAAAAATTTATTAAATGGTAAAAAGGTATTAATATTATCTTGTGGTCCAAATATAGAAAAATTTAAAAATATAATTGAATTAAATAATGAGAAATATATCATTGTTTCAATTAAGACGGCTACTTGTTATTCTGACACAAAAGAAGATTTTTTTTTCTATGATGAAAGATTATACGATGGTTTCCGCGAAGAATATAAGTATAGCATAAATAACAATTCTATAAAAATACTATGTAAAAGTTTATATCAAAATGAATATGAATATTATAATTATAAATTTAATCATAATATAGAATTTTGTGTTGATTCTATTACTGAACCTTTTTTAATAGAACCTGATAATTTTCAATTTAAAAAATCAGTAAAAAAAAATAAAATTTATTATAATGTTAATTTATTTTTTCCAATTTATTTAAAAGTATTAATGTTTTTTATATATCTAGGAGTGAGTGATTTTGATTTATTTGGTATTGATTGGTATAATGAAGATGTAACTCCACAAGTTAAACATTTTATGATAAAACATTTTAAAAATAAAAAACCACGATTTATAGGTTTTGATAATTTATTAGGTTCATTTTATTCTAATATTTTTTTAAAAAATTTAAAAGATAAATATAATTTAAAATTAAAATTATTTACAGAATTCTCACAAGTAGATATTGAAATACCACGTATAGACTTGAATAATAATATATTTTATCAAAAATCAAATTATTATAAATATTGCGAAGATATAATTATAAATGATAATGAATTAAATAATAATTATAATTTATTATTTAAAATATGTAAGTCATCACACTATATAGATACTGTTTGGTATAAAATATTACTATTAATGATATCAAATATTAAAGATTATAGTTTTAAAAAATTAAATAAAAAATGGATATCAAATTTAGATAAACATATTAATGGAATTAAATTTGGTGACCCTCTTTTTTCTATAGGTTGTGCTATAGGAATGTAAATTATTATTTCCAAGGATAATCTGAATATATTGTTTTTATCACTTTGATATTATTATTATACATCCAACAACATATCTATCGAATTGATCATAACAAGCATTTTGAGATTGAAAATTTATATTAATACATATTGTTATAATAATTATTAGAATGAAATTATATTACAATTATCAAACTGTAAATTTTTATATACTCCATATCTAAATACTAAACACCCAAACCCCCATTTATTATAATACTTGTTAATTTGTTTTTCTATTTTTTTATTCATAAATTTAATATTTGTTCCATAAAAATTTTTTATTTCCAACCAATTTACTATTGAACCATTTATATCAATAGGATCTTTTAAGAGAAAATCTGGAGTAGCATAAGGATGGCCTTTTTCTTTAATTTGTTCTTGTACCAAAACCTCTTGAGTCTTATACTTTATATTTTTTTTATCAAGATAGTCTCCTATTTTATCCTCATATTGTTCAGAATATTTTTGTATATTATCTTGATCAAGTGGTGCTACATTATCATTTTTTTCAGCTAATTCTAATTGTTCTTTATCAAAAGATTTTAATTGTAATATTGATTTTTTAATGGATTTTATATTAGGATACTTTTTTTTTAAAATTAATCTCATAAGACTAACAGGAGATAATTTATATTTTTTAGATAGATCTAATATATCCATATTTTGATAATCTTTCATTAACATTTTTAATTCATTTTTTACTTTATAATGATTATTCATATTTATTTCTTTTAATAATTGACTACGATATGATAATATTATTTTTGTATCTATGTCTGTTTTTTTTCTAATATTTTCTAATTCTAAATCTGTAATTCTATTAAAGTTATAATTAGAAAGTAAAATATCTCTCATTTTATTTTGTTGATTTTTACTTATTTTTTTATATTCTACAATATATTTTTTCATTTAAATAATACTAGATATAATTATAGTATATGAATAAAATTTTATCAAATGGTTTTATTAAGTTAAAAGGAAAAAAAAGTTATATTACTATCGTGTGGACCAAGTATAGAAAATTATAAAAAAATAATTAATATAAATGATAAAGAAAAGAATGTTACTATAAAAACGGCAACATATTATTCTCAAGTAGGTATCACGATTACATTTAGATAAAACTGTATTATTTCAAAAATCTAATTTTTAATATGATAATTTTTCCAGTATTATAATGACCATCCATATACATCATTTTGTAATGATTATATTTATGCTATTGGATATGATATTGGAATGTAAATAAAAATTGATTAATCTTATTTAAATATTAATTAAAATTAATATTAATGTACAAACCATTTGGAGAATTAGGAAAAATTATCAAAAGTATCAATAAAATTATTAAAAAGGAATATAAAGATTTTAACGGATGTAAAGAGGAATTAATCTTAATAATAAAAAATATATATACTAGTATTATAGATGAATATCCAAAAGCTACATATGAACTAGTAACAGATATTGTAAATAGATTTTTTGATTGTAGATATACTTTCAAACAATTAAGTTTTGAAAATGGTAATAATGGATTTAGAAATTGGGATTTAACTTTTAAATGTGATGAAGTTCAAAATAAAAAGATTAAAGTTCCAGAAGAATATCAGAATATAGAAGACCAATTTCAACAGTTATATGCTACACCGCAACCAGAACAACGTACACAAGAGTGGTTTGATTATCGTTTTCAACGTGTAACAGCATCTGATACAGCAACTGCTCTTGATATGAATCCTTATGAATCAGTAGAAGGTTTTATATGTAAAAAGTGTGATCCAGATTTTCCATTTTTAGATAATATTTTTGTTTTTCATGGTAAAAAGTACGAACAAATCGCAACTCAGTTATACGAACATATTTATAATATCAAAGTAACCGAATTTGGTTGCGTACCAAGTAATAAATACAAAATTTTAGGAGCATCACCTGATGGCATCTGTTCAAAATCTACTTTAGGTAATCAGTTTAGTCCAATGTTAGGAACAATGTTAGAAATTAAATGTCCTGCTATAAGACAAATTAAAAGAAGTGGTAAAATTATGGGTGAAATTTGTCCATATTATTATTTTTGTCAAGTTCAACAACAACTGGAATGTTGTGATTTAGATCAATGTGATTTTTGGCAATGTAAAATTAAAGAATACGATTCACGAAATGAATACTTAATGGATACAAATTTTAAAACTCTATTTATGGAAGGCACTGAAGGAAAAGAAAGACAAATTGATAATACGTTAGTACGAGGTTGTTTACTACAATTTCTACCAAAAGTATATGTTCCAACACATGATGAAGATGAACATCAATTTAAATCAAAATATATTTATCCACCAAGATTAGATATGTCACAAAGTGAATATGATGATTGGTGTTTAATTACAATTTCTGATTGGTATTTAAAAGATCCTGAAATGGCAAAAGATTATTATTTTGATAAAATTATTTATTGGAAAATTCCTGAAAGTCATAATGTAACAATAAAAAGAGACAAGAAATGGTTTGAAAATTGTTATCCTATTTTACAAGAAACTTGGAAAAAAGTATGTTATTATAGGGAACATTTAGAAGAATTACCACCATTACAAGAAATAGCAGATAAAAGAAAGAAATTTTATCGTTTAAATACAAAATTTAAAATAAATAATTTTGAAGATGGAGTTAAATTTTTGAGTTTAAATGATAAAAGTAAACCAACAAAATTAGTATCGACTAAACCAGTTAAATCAAGTGTAGAGTGTGATTTTATTGACGATTAAAATTAGACTTTTATAATCATTGTAATCTTGTTATTACAACATAATTTTATTTATTGCTATGTTTAATATTTTATTTTTGTATAACAAATGTTTATAATTAACATTTCGTTTTTCTATGTTACTATAACTTGGCCTTTGAAAACCTAAATTAGTATTAAATATATACCAATTATCACAGCGTTGTAATTTTTTCCAATTTATATCTATGGCCCATTTTCTACGATTTATAGGTTTATTTTCATTAAATAACATTTCCATATTTTCGGTAGCTTCGTTAAAATTTTTAATTAATGTGTCATAGTAATGTTTGTTAACTATATACATACCCGTTGTTTGAATACTAATAGCTTTAGATAAGTCATCATTGTACAAGTTCTTCTTTCCGTGTCCAGATAGTATTATTACATCCCAATTACTCATATTATTAATTATATCAAAATATTTATCTATTTCATTTTCTTTTATTTCTATATCATCTTCCATAATTATTACATAATCTAAATTATGTTTTTTTCCCGTTTCTAAAGCTTTTATGTGCGATTTACCACAACCAATAGCACCTTTTATATGTTTTATAGCATCTATTCTTCTATTTATAAAATTATATTTTGTTGAATTATTTAATTTTATAAATTCCTTTTCTAATAATATTTTTCTGTCTGTTCTTTCTTGTAAATTAATATAAAATATATCAATATTTTTTTTTGGTGTTAAATTAATTTGTTTATAAAAGAAAATTACTATTATTATTATAGACAATATTATAACAGAATACATTATATAGAATTAGAAAAACTTAAGTTTTTTTGTATTCTTTTAATATCAATATCTATTTTATTTGTTTTATATATTTGTAATATGTTTTTATTTAAATCTAATGATAATTTATAATCATTTACATAAAATGAACAAATGGCTAATTCATCTATAAATTTATATGTGTGAATATTTTTATTAATAAATAAAATGTCATCTGGATAATTGGTAGCTGAATAATAACCTAAAATACCATATTTATAACCACTGGTGTAATCTTCTTTTATTCTATAATATCTAACAACTTCATATAAAGCTTCTAACCTTGTTGGCCTATAATTAAATGCTTTTAAAAAATTAAATATAATTGTATCTTCAGGATATTTTAAATATTTACTACATAAAGCATATTTATACATACTCAAATATACTTCTTCATCCCAACCATTAAAATCAATTCTTTTTTTATAATATTTCATAGCATTTTCAAAATCACTTATATCAAAATATGAATTAGCTAAATAAAAATGATATCTAAAATTGTCTGGTTCGTCTTTTATTCCTTGAGCCAATAACTTGATATCTCTTTTAAATTTATTACTTCTATTATTACCCAACCCGCTATGATTAATTGTTATATAATCAAATTTTTCCTTAATATTTCTACTATTTGTTGTTATATATTCGTGTGTAACACCTAAATATTTCCATTTAATATTTCCTTTTACAATTTTTATAACTCTATAATCAGTTATTCCATTATATTTTATTAAATACGATGTATTTAATAATTTATTTTTAAAATTTTTATCAATTATATTCATTGTAAAATCCGCATCCATTAATATAATATAATCTGCTTTTTGATAGGCTTTTTGAATAGCAAGTGTTCTATTATGACCAAAATTAACCCACTTATCCTGATGTAATTCACCTTTAATATTTTTTGCTTTAAAATATTTTTTTATCATCTCTTGTGTACCATCAGTAGATCCAGTATCACATATAACCCAATAATCGAGATAATTAACAATTGAATCAAAACACTTTTTTAAAATTTTTGATTCATTTTTAACTATCATATTTAAACATAATGTTGGCATTAAAATGTAATATAAAATATTTTTATTAAAAGATATCGTTTATTATTCAGTAGAATATAAATCCTAGGGATCTTATTGATAATACATCTATTTAATTTATTCGTATTAAACTTATATTTATTTTAATTACAAGTTTAAATGAAAAGATATAATCTATTTTTAGCCAAAATGAGTGGTGATATTCAATATAGCGAAACATTTAATTTAATTAATATTAATGAATTAAATTATGGTTTAATAAAATATGATAACAAATTATCATCAGATGTTGAAAGAATGATAACATTTGATTTAGAAGTACTAAATAATTTAAATATAGACACTATTAAAATTATTAAAAAACAGTTTAAAAATCTTTTGAAATTATGTAGAAAATATTCAACTTGTTATTGGTATATAAATGAAGTAGACAACGATACTGCGGATTATATATCTGAACAAATCATAATATCCGATAAAATCAATGTATCTGAGAAAATTACAAAATCGTCCAATTATATATTTTGGTTTGAATCAAATAATAAAAAAACAAAAATTTCAACATATTCTGAAGCAATGAAATTACATTTAGACTTTTTAGATAATAATAATTATAATATGTCTGCATTATTTTTAAATATTGCTAAAAGAATGAATGATAATCCATCAAACATCAATAGCTAAACTGATAGGGTTATGATATTTACAATTAATTCTATTACATAATTTTCCTTTATTAATACCTGTTTTTAATATTGCCTTACATCCATTACTAAATTCTTTTACATTTTTATGTATCTTACAATTATTTTTATTACACACTTTTCCTTTATTTTTTCCACTTTTTAAAATTATTTTACATATATTCTGTTGTTTAACAATATTTTTTTTCATTGTGACTATATTACAGTAAGGACAAGATATAAATTTATTGTTCATAATTAAACATTTATCATGATAATAATGATTACAATTTAATTTTATAGATGTATTATCTGTAATTGGTAATTGACAAATTAAACACTCTTCGCCTTTTTCTTTTTTTAATTTTTCTAGCATATTAACCAAATCATCAAAATTTAAATTATTCATCTTATTAAATAAGATAGTTATTTTTTTAAGAAGTTTAAGATTTTAAAGTTTCATAATGAAAAAATTGATTTATTATAAACAAATATTTAAACTTATATTATATAATGAAAAATTATGAAGAATACATGAACAAAATTAAACGTTTTTACACTTACATTGGTAATCTTATAGATTTGGAAGAATATAATGAAATGAGAGAATTAGAATTGCTAGTTAAATATATTGATGATTATAATATAGATATAGATGAAATTGACATAAATGAATCAGATGATGATACACCTGATGATCCAGTGTTTAATTTATCAGATAATGATAATAGTCAAGGTTCTTTTGAAGATTTACTAAAAACGAATTCATATGGAATTTATCAAAATAAACCACCCGCTTATGATAGTACTAAAAAATTACAACATTTTATGAATTCTGAAATTGATACAGAAAATATTTTATTGTATAATAAATTTAAAAATGTGAGCGATAGATGTACTGATTATTTAAGTAATATATACAGTTACTAAATTTATATCTATAATTATATAATTATGGAAAAAATAAAAGAAAAAATTAATTTTACTTTTCAACAATTATTTGATATGCCAAAACATCCTTTTTTTATTGATAGTGATAGAGTTAATTTACTAGCTAATAATTATATAAAACATCAAGAATTATTTATAAGTAAAAAAATAAATTTTGTAAAATCAGATATACCTAAAGAATATGTAACTACTGATGAAAATTATAAAATATTAAATTTAGAAGATTTAAAAAAATTAAATGATGAAATAGAAAAAAATACAAATAAAAAAAAAATCTTACAAATAGTTAGTAAATTATCTAACTATTTAATAAAATCAAATATTGATGATTATTCTCGTTTATTTAGTAAATTCAGAAAAGATAAAGATAAGATAAATATATGTATTATAGGTGCTGGTCCAATAGGATTATTTTTGGCGTGTTATTTAGATTACTATTATAATAAAGGAACTCTAAATCAATATCCAAAAGTAAATATAATTATTTTTGATAATAGAATAAATAAATCCAAATTAAGAAAACCGTATTCCAGACATAGACCTTTTTCTACATCGTCTCCATTATTATCTTTAATATTGCCTAAAATTTATACACTAAATTCAGATAAAAATTTATTACATATTAATATCTATATTTTAGAATATTTATTATTGTCTCAAGTTCTTTTGAAATATAATATACCTATTATATTTGAAGATTATGACTGGACTGATTATAAAAATATTTTTGAAATTGCTGATATAGATGTTGTTTTTGATTGTACTGGAGGTAGATTAGAAACAGATATTTTTAACAATATTGATACAAAATGGATAGATAAAATTAAAAAAGTAGATAAAAATATAAATAAACAGTTATTGATAAATAAAAAAACAAATCTAGTACATTTAATAGATCATCCAATTGATAAAAAATTTAAAAAAAATCATTTTTATGGTTCTTTACTTGTGTATGATTCAAATAAAAATTTTATTTCTAAATTTGATATTGATATTAATAATGTAAATGATTTATCCTTATTAAATAAAATTAAAACAAAATATTATACATACGAGAATACTATTAAAATATTACATAATATTAAAGATAATACTGATAGAAATTTTCTATATTCAATATTAATAAATAATAAAAATAAATTTTGTAATTATTTATTTACTTTTGATATTTGGAGTATTTATATAAGACATAGTATTCAACCTGCTGAAATTTTTACTAATAATAATAATAAAATACTATATATTGGGACAGGCGATACTATTTTTCATAGTCATTTTATAACAGGTGCTGGTTTAAATAGAACTTTAAAGTTTACTATTAAATGTGCTAATTTATTATCTAATTATTTATAATGTTCAATATAAAAAATGATTTAAATAATTTTTTTATCTATATGGATAAAAAAGATATTTTTACAACAGCCGTTAGTTTAGTTATAGGTACAACAATTTCACACATAGTCAAAAAATTTGCAGATGAAATTATAACTCCTCTATCAAAAGGTAATATAGACAAGTTAAAAAAATTTCAAACATACAAAGAATATTTTTTATTACTTTGTAATTTTTTAATAACAACTTTTATTTTATATAAATTATTAATGACCATAAAATCAGCGGATAAAATAATATAATAATTAAAATTCTAAGCCAATTATATCTTTCTTATACGATACTTTTAATAATGTATAATTAATTGTATATGCTTGAAATTTAATATTTTTATCATCTGAATTAAACCAATTATTAAAGTATAATAAATTATGTTGATTATTTTTTCCTAATGTTATTTCTAATTCTTGTGATGTTATATAAGTAAAATTAATTGTACCTGAAGGTTGTAAATCAGTTGGATTTAAAGCAAAACTATATGTATTAATACCATCTGCTGGTGTATTTACAAAATAATAAAAAGGATTCAAATAATTAAAATAATTTCCATCCACTTCTTTAAATTTTTTAATTCCATTTAATTTTAATTGTGATTTTATAATTGGATTATCTGTTCTGTTTATAAAATTACCATAATTAAATTTATCAATTATGCTTATTTTATTAATATCTAAAAAGTTTTCTTGTATTTCTTGAGATTCAATACTAGAATCACTACCTCTAATTAAATCTTCAATCGTATTAGACATATCTTCAAATGTAAGAGTACTTTCTAATATAATTACATTATCTATTGTTGCTTTTGCTTGGAAATTATCATTAATATTCTTCTCAGCGAATAAAAATATAGCATTAACTTTACTTGCCAGAGTTTTTAATTTTGGTATACCATTTACAATAGTAGGTATTGATTCTCCGATATTAATAAAATCATTATCTAAATCAATAATAAAATTGTTTCCATCTATCGAATTTAAATTTTTACGTGTTGCTAACCAAATTAATTTAGAAAATATTTGTAGTCCTTTTATCCAATTATCATCTGTAGGGAAGTGTAAATATTCTGTTCTTTCATAATATTTATCTAATAAAATATTCCATATTAATACTTTACAAGGTTTATCAAATATCAAAGATGTTAATTCTCTTTCATTAGATATATTACCTTCTTGTAGTTGTAATTGTTCAATTAAATAAATATGGTCTGTATTTTTAAATTGTTCTTGTTCAAAAAGACTAAGAAATACACAATCTACAAGTAAATAAGATGATTGTATTCTTGGTAGTTGTTCTGGTATGTTTATTCCTTTATAATTTATACAATCTGAAGCATTATTAAATGTAATACTTATTTCAAATTCTGAACTACCTAAACAAATTAAAGGAAACGAGGAAGAACTACTTTTCCCAAACCAAAAATTTAGTGGAATAAATAATTCATATTCGTCGTGGGTTTTAGACATTTTTTTTAATTTATTTACATTTCCTATCATTTTATTATAATTACTTTGATGACTTTTATTACTAAATAATTCATCATAAATATTTAACCACTCACCGTTAAAACTATCAATTGTGTTTCCACCAATACTAATAGTTATATCTTTAATTAAAGCATGACCTAATTTATTAACATAACCCCATTCGCTAGAGTTTTCAATTGTGTCTAGTTTTACTACTAGTATAGCTTTAGAAAGTAAATCACCTACCGAACTTGTAATCTTAATAGTATTAGTTGTTCCAAATTCAGGATTACTATTATCTAAATCAATTTGTGTCGTTTCTAAAGAGAAATGTGAATATCTTTTATACGAACTTTTAAATAATGTGATTTCTGGGTTACCTGTTAAATATACATCTTGAGACCCCAAAGCTGCTAATTGTAATAACGCTCCACTCATAATATTATTAAATAATAGAAAAAAAATGTTTAAATATTAATATTCATATTCCAAGGAAAAAATATTTTTTTTTATTTTAATTATATTATAAGATTTTGAAAATAAATATAAATTTCCTTTTTGGGAATTAATAGAAAATTGAAATTTTTCATTTCTTCTTAAAATTAAAGATCCTGAGGGTAAACTACTTTCTGGATTAATACAAAATGGATAACAATTTATTCCTAAATCAGGAAAACCTGAATGATATTTGTATGGTAAATAATAATTAAAATAAGTATAATTTTTACTATTAGACGAAAAAATTTTTTTTGAATTTATAGTAAATTGAATATCAGAATATAAATTATCTTGTTTTTTTTGATTAATTATTTTAATAGATCTAATTTTATCATTAAATACTCCTAATCCTTTATTATTATTTTTTATTTTTAATACTTGTCCAGTAAAATTATCACCAGTATATAATTCAATATTATTACCGGATGGTTTTACAGCTGATAAACTATTAAAATCGCTTTTTATACTTAGTAAATCAGAATTAGTATAATTACCAGTACTTAATTCTACTTTCCAACCTTTATAATTATATTTTTGATAAAATTCTGTCTTATTAGTATTATCAATATTATTTAAGGCACCATTTGTAAAATCAGTAAATTTATCAGTATCTGGTTCAAGATTATTTTTTCTTATAACCCATACCAGTTCTTTATATGGTAATTTATAAGGTATATCTACATTATTATATCCATTTACATTTAAATGTTGTATTTTTTTTAATACGACTTCAATTAAATATTCTTGATCTTTTTGTACAATCATTAATGCTTCCTCTCTTTCAACAAATATGTGATCTATCCATAATGTTGCATTCACTATATTACCATTTAAACTTCCACTTTGTAAACATTTTGATTTTTCTTCAAAAAAAATTTTAAAAAATATATCTTGGTTTTTAATTGCTATAACTGGTAACGCCGAATTATAATTACAAAAAAAAAAATTTAGAGGAATGATAAGTTTATGTGGTTCATTCGCTGATAATCCATTTGATACATTTCGACTTTCAGATTTTCTTCCAACTAAATCATTTAACATTAGTTTTTTATCATATGTACTTGTTAATTCTGCCCATAAATGTAACCATAATCCATATTGCCTTTCCACAGTTATATTACCAATAATTAATTCTATTTTATTTATAATATTAAAACCTATTCTATTAGTCCATTTAGCAGTAGAATTTGTTTCATATGGTAAATCTATTTCCAAGTACATTTTAGAAATAAGTTCTCCTTGTTTTATTAATTTTACTAAACTTATTCCCCCAAATCTTGCCGGATTATTTATGTTATGAGCAATAGATTCCATTGAAAAATTAGAGTGTCTTTTATAAACTTTTTTAAAATATGAAAATTCTGGATCAATATTTAAATTTATATCTTCTGAACCCTTGAATTTTAATTGCTGAAGTGCACCTTTCATTAATATACTATAAATTATAATTTATTTTTATATAAATTATAATTTATTAATTTATATTAAAATGTATTAATTTAATAATATATGAATTTAATTAGAGTAAGCAAGACCACCCATACCTGAGGCAACTCTTAAAACATTGTAACCATGAGCAAAAACAGATAAAGTACCTGCAGCAGCACAGTCAACAGTTAAATTAGCGTTATCAATTCTTGAAAAGTTGCAAGTTCCTGATGGTTGGTGTTCTTCTGGTTTAAGAGCGAACGAATAGCAGTTAACACCTAAATCTGGAGTACCAGTGTGGTGTTGGTATGGTTGAACTCTGTTAAAGTAAACAGATGAACGTTCACTGAATCTTTCTTGACCATTTAATTTTAAGACAGCCGATTTGCACATAGGGGCTGTTCCAGAGAAGCAGTGAGGTCCATTACCTTCAGCATCAGCAGAAATAGAAGTATTAAGCGCGTGGGCGCCCTCAGGTAGGGTGTCAGTTATTTTTAGTTCAGCGGCGGAATCGCTAGGGGCCTCTCCAATACCGTCTTTTGTAGCATAAGTGTAAACAGTTCTAGCATCAACAGTCCCATCAGTAAAACTATCACCGCTGTAGTAAACACCAGTAAGAGCAGCTGTAGCCTTCCCAGTAGCCGATAAAGTACCTCTTAATAAAGTAAAAGGATTTACGACCACCGCATCAGCATCGTGTTTCTTGAGCGCGTAGGCTTCCTCTCTTGTCATACCAATAGCATTGGTGTCTACTGTGACTAAGTTAGCACTATATTTGATTTGATGGCCTGTATCTCCGGTATTAGTAACTTCATTTCTTTGCGCAAACCAAACTAATTCTTTAACTGGGTGATTAAAGTTTAATCTGTAATTACCTCTACCAGAAGAACAAGTAGTAGTCATATCTTGAACAGTTTCAATTAAGTATTCGTGTGGATTTTGAGCAAAGTTTTTACGTTCTTCAGTATCTAAGAAAACATAGTTTCCCCAGACAGTTAATGTACTACTTAAGGAACCAGCTGAAGTAAGACCGACACCAGTTGGAGCAGTAGCTGGATCGGCGAGGGCTGCCATTAAACCTCTTGGATTTTTAACTTTGTGTGCTAAACAATTATCGAATGTTTCTAATTCTAAAACAAGTTCAACTTCGTGATATTGGAGAGCAATTAATGGTAAAGCAAGACCTGGGTTACGGCAGAAAGAAAATTGTAATGGAACCCATAATTCTAAAGCGGCTTTTGTACCAGTTTGGTTGTCAAATGTGTTATCACCTGTTTGTGAAGCACAAGATGAACCATTGGCTTGAACACCCATATGATTAATAGTAAGACCAGAATCACCTTCGCCACTGTGGGTATTAGATCCTTGACTTGTTCCATTAGGACCAACTAAATCATTTAATCCACCGAAACCTTTTTTCTCAACCGGAGTTGTTAATTCGGTCCATAAGTGCATCCATAATGATGTATGTCTATCAATTTGTTGACCTCCAATTCTGAGTTCAACTGATTTTAATAATCTAAAACCAACTCTATTACAGTAACTTAATTTAGAATCATGAGAGTCTCCATCTGTAGTACCATCTGAAGCGGTTACATTATCTGCTAAAGCTGGCATTGTAACATTTACCCAGCAATCGTGGAGTAAATCACCAGCTCTATTAATTTTACATCTAACAGTATTTCCAAAATCTCCGTTTCCACTTAAAACTTGTTGAATTAGTTCCATTGAAAAGTTAGTGTGTCTTTTATAAACAACTTTAAAAAAAGTAATTTGAGGATTACCGGTAAGGTAAACATCTTGTGCGCCATAAGCGACGAGTTGCATTAAAGCACCAGCCATTGTGTATATAACCTATATTAGAAAATAAATATTAGTAAATATTATAACAAAAATTTATAAGTGAAAATTTAGAAAATTTTTAATATTTTTTTTTCTAAAATATAAATTTTAATAAAAAAAATACGAGTTTTAAAAAAAAAATTAGATATTTATATTATAATTGTAATTTTAATTAAATTAGTTAGAGTAAGCAAGACCACCCATTCCAGAAGCAACTCTGAGAATATTGTACCCGTGAGCCATAACTGTCACTTGATCAATATATGTAGAAGGTTTGACATTTAATGTAGCATTATCAATTCTCGAAAAGTTACAAGTTCCTGATGGTTGATGTTCTTCTGGTTTTAATGCAAATGAATATGTATTAACACCTTTTAATGGAGTTCCAGTATGATATGAATAATTTTGTACATAGTTAAAGTATTTGGATGAATTATCAACATTTGATTTAGTATCCATAGTTGTAAATCTTTCTTGACCATTTAATTTTAAAACTGTATCAGTAAATGACTCACCATTTCCGGCAGGAGCGTTAGTAAAATTAACAAACCTGTCGCCATTAACATCGGCATCTCTACCAACCCAGATTAATTCTTTAACAGGGTGATTAAAATCTAATCTGATACTATTAGAAGAACCACCTGAAACACCGTGAACTTGTTCTTGAACAGTTTCAATTAAGTATTCGTGTGGTTTTTGAGCAAAGTTTTTACGTTCCTCGGTATCAAGGAAAATGTAATCAACCCATAAGGATGTATTTGAAATTGCAGTAGTACCAGTAGCTCCGTTAAATCCACAAGCAGCCGCCGATGCGTAATCAATGACAATTTCTACATCGTGGTATTGAAGTGCGATTAAAGGTAAAGCAAGTCCAGGGTTTCTACAAAATGAAAATTGTAAAGGAACAGTAACAGATGTTACATCAGCATTAGCAGCAGGGTCAGCACCTTTTAAGGTATTTTTTGCTAAGGACATTGAACCACCAACCATTTTATCGAGTAAAAGTGATTGATTAACAGAACTTGATAAGTTAGTCCATACAAGCATCCAGGTGTTACTATGTTTATCAATTTTTTGTCCACCAATTCTTAATTCAACATTTTTAAGCATATTAAAACCAAAACGGTTATTTAATGAATGAGTTGTCTGAGTGACAGTGGATTGAACGTAACAAGATCCAACTAAATCACCGTTTCTTGATAATTTGCAAACCCCTCTTCCACCAAGAGTATTGTTTCCAGTAATTGTTTGTTGCATTGATTCCATAGCAAAGTTAGTGTGTCTTCTGTAAACAACTTTAAAAAAAGTAATTTGAGGATTACCGGTAAGGTAAACATCTTGTGCGCCATAAGCGACGAGTTGCATTAAAGCACCAGCCATTGTGTATATAACCTATATTAGAAAATAAATATTAG